CTTGTGCGCCAAAGAAGGAACATATAGTGTAGTCCAACCGTATGGGTGGGTCAAGGGTATTGGCTTGCGCAAAAAATAGGGAGAGCATGATGCTGTTTCCCCCGCCCGATAGTTGCAAAGCCACAGCCTTATGCGAGCGTGACGCTAACCAGCAAACGCTGTGCTGAAAGCCATTGCTTGTGTGGCTTAGGTTATTGGTGGCGTCATTTATCGAGGGTCACATACACAGGTAAGAGGGTGACACCTTCGGTGTCACGCTCTTTGCGTGATGGTAGTAAGGCTACGCTTACACGTGACTACTGTAAGTCAGCAACTCCTTACTGCTTTTCTATAGAATGTTGCACTGCTAGACAATTGTGCTAACATTTGTGCGGGGCTTAGGCGGAGGCACACAATTGTGCTAACATTTGTGCTCCTTATAGTCACACACAGCGCTGAGAAAAAATTTGACTCAAACGACTTTCCGCACAAAAATTTTCAAAAATTTTATTGCCTCCGTTTGATTCCCCCATACATGAGCAGGCAGCAATCTCACGAGCCTTATCACACTATGCCGTATGATGATTTGCTGTTTTGGATGGACCAATTACCAGAAGGCACCAAAGAACATAATGCTGTTTGGAATGAGATAGAAACAAGGGCAATCGAACAAGAAGGCTCTACAGTTCGTGATATTCTTAACCCAAAAAATGAAGCGGGAGAAAAAGTAGACGAAGAAACTGCTTTGTATTATGAACCACAATTTAGAAATTTACCATATCAATATAGTCAAGGTTTTCGGGATGTTGAGGGTGCAGAAATTCCTATGCAAGATTTATTAGATGACAAAAAACCTCGTTATGAAAATTTCCAAGAAGATGTAGATGTAAGGATGGATGACATTAGAGAGGCTATGCCCGGTCAATACAATGTTTGGTTGAACGATGCACAAAAAGTATATAATCATTTGAAAGAAGTAGCACCACCAGAAGTAGCACAGCAATATTTAAATCGTTATATTAATTTTGCAGAAACACATTTAGCAGATAGAACCCCCGAATATATGTCACAATGGTTTGACCACTATTTTGATGAAGGCCCAGAGCCAACAGCACCTATGTTTGAAAATCCTATACCTACAGACGAAACTATTTTTCAAGAATACCCGGGTAGAGATGGGATAAGTATGAATACTTATGATGTTAGTGGGTTTCCCCATAATTTCCAAAGTAAATTAGCAAGTGAACCAATGAGCATCGCTATGCAGTTGCTCAAAGGTAAGTTTGATTTAATGCCGATGGAGGCTGCTAATGAATTATTGGCTTTTAGTGATGACCCAACAACCATACGCTGGCATAACGATAAATATGGATTAGGTTTGAGTGAAGAAGGTTTGTCTCAAGATGAAATGGATGAATTACATAGTCATATAATAGATAGCGATACTGCTTTTGACCCTTTGGTTCCGGGTGGGATAAGTCACGCAGAAAATGTTGAACAATATGAACAAGAATCAGGAAAACAAGCAAGACCTATGGGGTTAAATATACAATTAGGAGATGTTCCTATTATTGACCCTACTAAACCCGAAACTTGGAAAGACGGACCCGGCACTACTTGGGTTGGGGGAAAACCCACAGTATCTCCGCAGATAACTCAGCAACCATTTCCTTACGACTTTGATTACATTCACCAAGGCGAACCAATGGACATCGCTATGCGGCTGCTCAAACTTGAATCAGATGAATTAGAATTAACACCACCGATGACTCAAGGTGTCGAAGAACAAATGCCTATACAAGAAAATATTCCTATGGTTGATGAAAGCATGGGAGGCGGCTATTTAGATTGTGATTGCGCAGAACGAGTAAGAGAGTATGAAATAAATGAATTAAATAATGAAATACAATATGCTAAGTCGCTAATAGACTATCCAGAAGAAGCCCGTGCACAGTGGATAAGTGATACACTAAACGAAATTGAGTTTTTAGAAAATGCTAGTTGTGAAGATATAGAGAATCATTATCATGACTCGTATAACAGAATGTGTGTTTCAAATGAGTTCAGTGAAGAAGACCAAATGAAATACGCAGGTGAACCAATGGACCTTGCATTTCAATTCCTTAAAGCACCTACTCCCTTTTGGCGAGATGATATAACTCCAGTAAAACCCAAACCGATTACACAAGAAGACAAAACAGCGCCATGTCCATATTGTGTAGTTTCATATGAATCATGTAAAGAATGTGGAGGAACCGGGAGGATAAATGTTAATCAGTAATCCTCCAGAAATAGATGGTCCGAGACTAGCAGATGTTTGTGAACAAGTAAAAGGATGCCTTAATGGGGATATATTCAAATTTGGTCCAGTCGTTGCAGGTATTTTAATAATGGCCGAAGTTTTATTTTGGGCTTCATTGAGTGTTTTCATTGTAAAACGATTTAAGAGAAACAGGCAGGAGTGACATGTACGATTTATTTTTGTGCTCTCTGTTTTTTTGGTCATTTATATTTGGTTTATTCTATAAATCTGAAAAGACAAAAATTTGGGTAAGCATACCACCGAAACAAGCGCCTCCACCAGAAGCATTCAAAAAAGACTAGGTAGTTTACTTTTTACACCTTACATATTTAAGCACTAAAGCACATTGGGCCTATCATGGTCCGAGAAGTTACGATACATGAGGTTGGTCCTCGTGATGGTTTGCAAGGTTTGCCTTATGTGCTTTCTGTGGACCAAAAAAGGCATTTTATTGAGGCTATAGCACATTCTGGAATTAAAAATATAGAGGTTGCTTCTTTTGTTCACCCGAAGTTAGTGCCCACTATGGCAAACGCCGAAGAAGTTTACAATGAAGTGGAATATTTACAATATGAACCATATCAAAATATGAATTTGAGCACTCTTGTTATGAATCAACGTGGTTTTGATAGAGCATTAGAATCTGGAGTCGAAAATTTTAATATTTGCTTTTCTACCTCTGAAGAATTCAATAAAAGGAACTTTGGTAAAGAACAAACGGAAATTTTACAAGAATACGCACAAATGTTACAAAATATACCTAAAAATCAAGTCAAAGTATACATTTCTTGCTTTTTTGGTTGCCCATTCAAAGGATTAATGTCCGATAGCACATTATTGACTGCTTTTCAAGAAGCAGCCAAGTTAGGTAACACAATTGTGCTCTGTGACACCACTGGAAGGGCTTTTCCACTACATATTAAGTATAATTTGGCTTTAGTTGCTACTTTACCCGAATATAAGCAAGTAAGCATTGCCTTACATCTACATGAAGGCGAAAAAGGCAAAGAATTCTTATTTGATAATATAAAAGCGGCTTTTGATTTTGGTATTAGGAATTTTGATACTAGTATCGGAGGAATTGGAGGCTGTCCGTTCATGCCTCACTCTGGCGGCAATGTCCCAACCGAAGATTTAGTCGAATGGTGCGAAAAACAAAATATTGATTGCGGTATTGAGCGCAAAAATTTAGATTCTCTTATTAATTTAGTAAAAAATGAGTTTAGAGAAAAGGAGTGTGAAATAAGATGAATATATGGATAGGGACCATAATATGTTTTGTTCTATCAGTTTTGTTTTATATTTGGTATGCAATTATCACATTGTTGAAAAATATAGACATAACATTGACAGAAGAAGACATAGACGGTTTACAGCAAGATTTTAAGAATGGATTGAGGAATGTAGGGAGAAATAATGATTAGATTGTTAATGTATATCATGGGATATGTATATTGTTTTCTTGAACAGTTTGTATCTTACCCGAATGACGATATAATATTGGGTTTGCCTATTGACGAAGATTTGCAGCAAATGAGTAGAGCAGAATTGTGTGAATACATTGAAAGCAATACGCCTGCCAAAGGTTCATTTTGGCATTTAGATTCTACTAGCAAAATTAGATTTGGTGCTCAAAACCTACGAAACGGTAAAATTAAACCCAAACAATAAAAGTATGGTGTTTGGTATTTGAGTTTGGTCCGAGACCTCCGCTACAGTACCTTTCTTACCCTATTTCTAACTACGGATAATTCCATTGGGAAGTTTCTCGGACCACCCTAACTATTATTATCCCTGTTACTTTACGCTATGACATGGCGAGTCTAGTAAGTCCGTTAGAAGCAGCATGGGCCGTGCTATTAAAACGAGACCCACATGAAGATGAAGACCCTTATTTAACTATGTATATGCAAGGTCAAGAAGAAGCAGATGAAGAAATGTATGGTGATTCATTTGACGAAGAAGGAAATCCTATTGAAGGTTTACCTAGTGCTCCCCGAAAAACACCAATGCCAAAATTTGACACAGGTGCAGATAGCAAATTCAATTTACAAGAGCATGCTTTAGCAAATTTACTTGAACACGCCGAAGAAGCAGGAATGGGAGCAGGGCAATTCAAACAACCAGCCCCAGAAATTCCAGAAGAAGAAGAAACTCCTCCGGAAGAATAAGATGACTCCAACACGTAGACTAGAAGTTCGTTGTCTATGTGGTAAATGGGGAAGATTAATTTGGAAAGGTAAAATCAAAGACAATAAAGATGTTTGTTCTTTTACTTGTTCTTGTGATGTGCCTAATGTAGATTATGATAATCCTTACAAAGGATGGGATTAAACTTATTTTCCATATCCTGCGCAATGTTTATCAGACATTTTTCTATTACACATTACTGCTTTATCTCCTTCTATATAATTACCATATGGGCATTGAGGATTTAGGCATTGCACAAAACCAAAAAAATTAGGAGTTTGTTTAGTTATTTTTTCTTTTTTAGTCATATTACTAACACCTCTGCTTTGAGAGTTCCTCTTTCTTTGAAATGTCTAGCCCGATTTGTGTGAGGGTCTTCTGGAACTAAAGTATGTTCTTGTGTATGACTCATATCTGGACCACCTTGTCCATAAATTCCTCTTTTCCTTCTTTCACGATTTAAATCTTCACGATATTCTACTCTTTTTGGATTAGATTCATATTGCGTATCATATTCTCTTTTATGTCGTAATGCTTCGGGGCTTGTAGCATGTTTAAGTAAATCCCACGCCGCATTAAGAGGTCTCATTAAACTTCCCGATAACTAGGCATATAATCACTCTTTTCCCAAAAACGCTATCAATTGTGTTTATATCCCATGTCACAGGGCCAGACATGTCTATCGATGTTGCGTGGGATTTTTTAAAACAATCTAACCCAGAATGGGCTCAACCTACATTAGAAGATTGGGGCCTAGAACCGCCTAAACAAATTACCCCTAAAAAGAGACTTTTTCAACGAAAAAAAACTTCCCGCACCCCTGTCAAAGAGCGTCCTGTATGGCAGTTTAATCAAGAGCCGCCAATTTTCGATTTCGGACCCCACGCAATTAATCATGTGGATGACGAGGCGTTGAAAAACATACAAGAATACGAAAACGATGAAACAGGAAAGACTTTACATGATGTTTGGAGAAGGGCAGAGAGAGGAGTGCCTAAGCAAGTGTGGTTGCAATTAGATAAACTTTTAGAAGGAAAAAACCAAAACACACGTTTATTAGATTATATATCTCCAAAAGATATGAAATTAACAGAGACTATACGTCACTCTCCATCAGCGAGTTTATCACAAATGATACACAAGAGCATGATATTTAGTTTCTTATTAACAGAAAAAGAAATAAATGATATTACAGGAAATAATGTAACATTTTTACATGACCCACAAAATAAACTTAATAAAATAGCCTCTACAATTAATAGTAAATTTTTAGCCCTATCTCATAATTTAAATGTCCCTCCTTTAATATTAAGTTTATATTTACATGATATGGCTCGTCCTGCCGAGAAATATATGGATGATGATGAACTACCAAAATATATAACTCATGGATATGAGGTAGGTCCTTTAAATTCTGAATTAAAAACATCAGAAATAAACAAATGGTTACAAAATATAGCAAGTGGTATAATAGATGACGATAACTATATCGATTTAACTCATAGTATACGAGAATATATACAAAGCCCTGCGTTTAATGAAGAAGTATCACGCATTTTTGATGATGATATTCATGGTGATAATTCATTGGGACAAAACTTAATAAGAAATCATCAAGATGCTTTAGAGCGCCGAAATTCTAAACAAATGAGAGAAGGAACCACAACAAGGCGACCTTCTGCCGACATTTATAATGAAGCCGTAAAAATAACTAAAACAAAACTAAATGGTCTTGCAGATTTTATAATAAATGCAGATAAATGGTATAGAAACGGGGTAATAAATAATCCTCATATAAATAATCAAAGCGAAGGGGTGAGTTGGAAAGATATAGACGGCCCTATTCATTCGGGCGGAAAGCACGGAGAACCTATTATAACAACTCGGAAAAATGTTACATTACCTCATTCTGAAAATATGATGGATTATTATACGTCATTAAAATGGTTTAAAAAAGAATTCGGTTGGGATAACTTAAATTCGGATATTAAATGGAATAGTGTAGGAGATGGCTATAAATCAATGGAGCCCTCCGAAATTTATCACAAATTAGTAAAAGAAACATTTCCTACTAGTAATTATGTATTATTTGCGCCTTACGATAAAATAATCGATTATTTACAAGATTCCACAGGTTATACGTTTCCAAAATCTGTACAAAAAATGATAAAAGAAGGATGGGGAATAGAAACTGATTGGAACGATTATGCCCCACGGCATGCAAGAAAATTGCAAGATATACAGCAGGCTCATGATACACATGATATGGTTCCTATACAACACACTGATATGGTAGGCCCTTTTATTAATATGACTAATACGAATAAATGGGTCAAAAGAGAAGGAATAGGGCAACTAATGAATAGTGCCATTCTTAATCGCACGGGTCATCTTTTATCAGATATGCGAACACCGTCTGGACAAGCCTTTACTGATTCATTAGAGCAATTAATAAATATGTTTGGTGAATCTGATATATATGATAAATTCGGCTATCCATATCATAAAACTAAAGAAGACCGTCTGTCGGGTATTAAAAATTTCTTAATGCAACCATTTGGGGCAAAAAAGTTACAAAGTATGTTTGGTGTAGTTCCCGAGTGGGTAAAGCATATTTCCCGAGGTGGCGGTGCTAATACATACTCTACTTTTTTGCCATCAGATTTGGGAGAAAAAGAAAAAGAGAAGTTTATGTCTAAAGTGGAATTTAAAGATTTACCTGAAGATTGGCAGTACACTCTCAAAAATGTTGACCCGGAAGACTTTAGAGATGACCCCGAACTAGTGTCGATTTTAACAAAGTTAAAGGAAGAAGAAATGTTTGACTGGGATAATGACTGGGAAAAAATAACACCAGCGTCACGTGTAATACTAACAAATGCTTTACAAGAGGAAGACCTGCACGGTAGGAGAGAAAGATATTTACATTATCAATTGCCTTCTCCTTGGGGAGAATTAAGGCCACAAAGCGATGTTTTACCTCCTTTACAAGTAAAAGATGCCCCCGATGTATTGATAGGTGACCGCCCTACTCCTTATTTTACAGATGACACTAGAATTACACCCGATAGAACACGAAATTTACAAAGGCTACAAAATCTTTTATCAAGTCGCTTAGAAGATTTAGGTGAGAGGGGTTTACGAGGAAGACAGCAAGCAGTAAAAACGTTACAAGGGGCCCCTACTGATGTATTATTAGAAAATTTGAAATGGCCCGGGGATTATGACCGCCTATTTACTGGGAAGCCTAGAATAAGAAGTTTAAAAAATTTAAAAGACAAATTAAATCCTAGTGGCGTACCCGCCGAGTATTACGATAGATTACGAAGTTGGCAAGATGAATGGAAAGGCGAACACAGTACTTCACCATATTCATATTTGACAGGAGAGTTTGATGCCGGGCGCAGTTCTCCAAGACGTGATACGTTCAGACCTTATCGAGGACAAACGACATTATTTCCTAAGTTCGTTTCAGATTCGGAGCGTGTTCTATCGGGTCCCCCACAACGTCAAGGTTTACCTACATGGCAAGAAGTAAAAGAAAGAAATAAAAATATACAACAAATGAAGAATATGTATCAGCAAATGGTTGAGCGATATGAGCCTAACTTCAATCCACAAGAAATGCAAGAGATGTTTCCGCCCCCATTTGAATTGGACTTAACCAGTTACCAAATGCTCCAAGATAGGGCTCCTTACCAACATGTAAACCCAATCAATTGGTCTATTCCTAATAACGAGGTGAATTAAATATGCAACAACCCCCTTTAGAAGAAGAAAATGAAAGAGACGCAGCAGTTGCTCAAGCAAAAACAACTCAAGGCAAAAAGCCGGGAGATGCAAAATTTGGACAAAACGCTTTATTGATGACTAATAAAGCACACACTTTTGCTTTAAATTTAGCCCTTGAGGAACTTAAGAAACATACATAATCTTTATTTTGCCCTCTCGTGTGGCCTCTAATATGGCAAGCAGTAGTGATGAACAACAGGCCGAAATTAGATTAATGGGTTTAATACTCGCCCAATCTATTTTTGTTGGTGTAGCAGTTGGTATTTTTGAAGCGGAATTATGGTTGAAGTTAGATGGGGCATTAATGAATGGTATGACTTATTCAATGGCCGCTTTCGCAATGCAAGGGCTAGGCTATTATGTTTTCAAAATGTTTTTCCAACAAGGATTAGACGATAGAATGCATATACAAGAATCAGAGCGCAGAAGGCAAAGACGTTATAATGATATGCAAAGAGTATTCGATACTCGTAGAGAAGACATGGAATTGCGTATGCAAGAAGCACAGATGGAACAAGAGTTACGTTGGATGGAAAATAATCCCGGTAGAACTCCGTCTTGGGCCGCTTTAGAAAATGAACAAAAGATTTTCAATCCAAATCCTCCTGCTCATTCAGCAAATGTAGATGAATCTATGAATTTAGGAATTACATTTAATGAAAAAGACGAAACAGAGGCTCCTCGTGGAAAAGATGGAAAATTCAAAAAGAAAGAAGAATGAGGTCTGTTTATGGGCCGAATCTTTAAGACACCTAAAGACGATGCTACCGAGGCTACTTTACGGGCTATGCATTTAGCAAATGAATTAGATAATGCATATGAAAGAGTATGGGGATGGGGAAGGACTTTATTATTAGGAACTATTGCTGTTTTCATAGTATCTGCATATGAACATTATACTAATTGGAATTTATGGGAATCTACTGGTAATTGGATAAGTGATTGGGCTATTAGGCAACTGGAGAAATTGATTTGAATGTCTGCAATAGCAGGTTCCGCTCTTGTGGGTGGAATGGTATGGGCTAAAGAATTATGGAATTATTGGAAACCACGTAGAGTTGGTATTTATGGCCCTTCAATGGTAGGTAAAACTACTTTAGATAGATTTATGACAACTCCCGGAGAAATGGAACCTATACCAGAAGAAGAACGCACTAACCATTATCGAATATTAGGTAAACATCTTTTACCAAAGCCTACAAGAAAAAGAATAGGTTGGAAAGGAGATAGGAGAGTAGTATATAGTTCTGATATTGGTGGAGAAGAAAGATTTTGGAGTTTATGGATTGATGATATGGTTCATCGTCAAGTTGAATCTGTTATATTTATGTTCGATGATAGGTCATTAAGAGGAGGAGATGATGCATTACAAGCAGTTGGTGGTTTCAAATATTTAGTTGATTCAATTATTAATAAACAATATCGTTATCGTAAGTTTTCTACATGGTGGAAAGGCAAAAAATATGCACCTAAAAGTATTATGTTAGTAGCCAATAAAGCAGATAAATGGTGGGATGATAATGCTAGTATACTTTGGCAACAACAAAGACTTGGTGAACATAAAGTATTTGATGCTTTTCGACCAGATTTAATCAGATTACAAAAAGCAGGTATTCCTACTAGACGTAGTTTTATGGCTACAAGAATTGGTTGGCAGGTAGAGACCACATTAATTGATTTATTAACTGGTTGATTTCGATAAGACTATATGAATCCCCGTATTCCGATAGGTATGATGAGCCCATTTGATATGGCATGGAGTGTATTAAAATCCGCTTCAACTGATTCTATATTAAAATTAAGAAGGATTCGTGAAGATGGCTCTGAAATTGGTCCTCATGAATTACAAGCGTTATTCCAAAGAGTGCATCAGTTAGATGCAATGTTTGAGCAGACTGGAAATCCTGAATTTAAACAACAAGCAGATGAATTGGCTCAAATGTTAGAAGGCGCTGTAACTAGAGGAGCAGAAAATTTTTACGGTCCTTTTGATATGACAGGAGTAGAAGAAGCCCCAATTATGCCAGCGTTTAGTACCCAAACGGCTGAACCAGTAGACGTAGACACAGGCGCAATGGCTACTATGCCACACCAACAATCTGTGGGTGTTAAACAACCAGAACAAGAGCCAGAATATTGATTGCCCTCATGAGCAACCTTTTTTTGTCTGTTTCACTTGGAAGGTACATGGCGTACCCTACAGACACGACTTTAATTGTCCGCACTTCGACTAAAAGTGAGTCTTTACGAGTTACAATTCCACAATGGGTAGTGAAACAATTAAAGTTGAAGCCGGGTCACCGTGTACAATGGGAATTAAAACCACAAGGCGATGAGTTTCGTTTAATTTTAAACCCAATTAAAAAAGAGGAATAAATATGAATTTTGGTTTACCGACATTTGGAACACAACAACAAGGAGCGCCTTTAGCGGCAGCAAACGAAGCGCATTTGAAAAGTTTGTCACAGCAAGGAAATATGTCTCTTAGTTATGCTGAATTAATGGAACAACAAGTTGCTCAGTCACAAATGCAAAAAGTGGCTATGGAGCATAATATAGAAGTTCCTAAAGTTAACTTTTATCCTAGCCGACACCCAAATCCATTAAAGGCTAGAAAGCAAGATATTAAACAAGCATATCGTTTACTTAAACCTGTTAAAAGGTCTATTTTTTCTCCTAGGCGCTGGTTATTTGGCGGTAAATATAAACATAATAAACAAAGTCATGTATGTGTAATTGATGGTTGTGATGTTAGAACATTAATACAACACGATAATTTATACATGCGAATTACAGATGAAGAAACAGGGCGCAGTTTATGGGAAATGTATTGGCAAAACCCTGTAACAGGAGAGCCTAATGCTTTTGTCGCTCGTGAAGGAGTGACAAGTGGAAGAAAAATGGCAGGCACTTATTGCCCAGAACACTTACATTTGTATCATTTATTGTGTAAATGGGAAGCAGAAGAAGAAAAAGAGAAACTCAACAATCCTAGAACAATTAAAGAAAGAATCAAAAAAGGTGTATCAACTGTTGCTGTGCCTGTATCTGTAGTTAAAAAGAAAGATAATACCCCTCCGATGCTTCAAAAATATGAGGGATTTTTTACAGAATTAAATAAAGATTCCAAAAAGACTGCTGGTATTGATGTTTTACATTATCAAAATCCAATAACAGGGTTAAATGATGTTACTATGATTGTTTTTGACTTAAGAATTTTTCAACATGAATTAGAACAAATGGAATTACAAGCACAGGAAGCATTCCAAAATGTATTATTACAACAACAACAAGTCCAAGCCCAACAAACATCGATGGTTGCCCCACAAGCAGAATTAAATCAGCAACAAACTAATGAAGCAGGTATTACTGCGGGAGTATGATACGTATGGGATTATTTGGTAATAACGCACCCGCTAATGCTGGTCCTTCATTGAATTTAAGTGCATCAGGAGCACCAGCAGTTAGCCCATTTCAAAATGTCGGAGTAGGTTTACCTGCTGCTCAACATGTGCCTCAACAACAAACTTTTATGGGCGGAATGATGGGAGGAATGGGAATGAACCAACAACAACAACAAATGATGCAAAATGGACAAATTACCCCCCCTTCAGAAACAGAAATAATGTTGGCTATGCTAAATTCTGGCTATCCTATAGAAAAATGGATTACAAGCACAGGTTTTCAAAACTTTGTCCAAATGATGTCAAATATGATGGAGTTAGCCATTGTAGGATTTTTTCGTGACGCTAAATTCATACTAGATGAAGAAACAGGTATGATGTCACTTGACCCGACATCGTTACCGTCTAATTTACAAACTATTTCTAGCGAAAATGTAGTTAATGAGTTTTCAAGTGTTGTGAGTAACGCAGACCAAGTTAAAAATATGCAAATGGCTCAACAACAACAAATTTTGACTTTTGCTCAACAAAGCATGATGGGAGGCGCTTTAAATGCTGCTCTGACTAATCCCGGCATGATGGAAAAAATGGGCAGTGGAATAGGTTCACTAGGCCGTGGATTAATAGGAATGAAATAAGGTGATAAAATGAGAAAGCAACAACCAATACTTCCAATAGGATTTAGCGAAACAACAATGAGTATATTGAACCCAAAGAAAAGAGTTATCATAGATATGATAATGGTACAATTACTAAGTTTAATGGCTACATTTACATTAATTTTAGTATTTGCAAGTGGTAGATTAGATTCTACTGAAATGACTTATGCTTTAGTAGGATTATTTGTTAGCATTTTAATGTTAGGAAGTGTTTACTCTCGCATAGCAAAGTGAGCGTCCCATTTTCCTAATGGACAACTGCTACTCGCTAATGCAGTTTTAACTCTCATTTGACAACCACATTGAGTGCAACGATTAAGTGACTTTTGCCAATGAGGACATGATGCACAAATAGACCTTCTTTTTTCTTTAATTTCTGGTGAAACATATCTTCTATAGAATACATCGCTTGCTGCTTTTTTAAGGTCTTTTAATGTAGACCTTGGGGCTCGTGGTAATCTCCGCATTCATACTATCCTATTCCTTTTTAACATAAAGGCTTATCCACTTGCTTAGTTTCACGTAGTCAATGGCGGGGCGTGAGCGTGTGATGAAAAGGTCTTGCGCCTTTTGTCAATGCGAAGATAGAGATGCTTTAGAAGAAGAATTACAACAAGGCTTAATCTCTACAAAAGAGTTGGATAAAAAGATGGGTTGGAGGGCTAATACAGCAGACCGTCATTTTCGTAATCACATGGGAGATTATGTAAAAGCCGCTAACCCTTCTTGTCCTATTTGTTCACACCCAGATAGGGCCGATATTGAGCGTTCATATTACGAAGGCATCGTTAGTAGCGAAGAAATTGCTAATGAAACTAATGTTCCCGAATCTACTATTTATCATCATATGAAAATGCACTTCCAACCATTAGTGCAACGCAGTGCTGCTTTAGAAGTAGCCTTACAAGCAGGCACAGAAATCCAAACATTACGCCAAAACGTAGAAGGATTAAATCATAAATTACAACAATTATTAGGAGAAGGTAGTGTGCACGAAGATGGATTTGTTCGTGATGCAGTATCTTTACATAAAGAAGTAAGAGAAAGCGTCAAAGATTTATTGAAGTTTGAAGAAAAATGGGCAGAACCAGAAGCACAAACTGTCAATCAAACAATTAATGTGTTAAAGGTAGAGTTAGCACAAGAAAGTCCAGAAGTGTGGAGGAGAGTTAAAAAGCGTTTGTTAGAACAAGACGCCGAAGTTGAGGTGGTAGAATGAAAGCCATCCATGTTCCAATGAATGTTTTGTTGGCATACGGCACACCTTATACTCCATTTTTACATGGTAAGGATAAATTAAAACCAGAAGAAATTGAAATATTTTTTGATGGTGTGCATGAGTGTGTAGAACGTTGGTTGTATTATCTAAATCAACAATTTATTGCTGAACCAATTCATTTACCATACCATGCCCCTGTTGAAAATCTAAGAGAATCTTTGTTAAGTTTAATGGAAGTTGATGATGAATCTGTATTCCAAGTTAGAAAACAAGCACATCATGCAATTATTGAGTTTGAACATCTTTGCACTGATATGGCTCGTTCATTTACTCATCCTCCTCGTATTAAAGATTTTTATCATAATTTAGCAAGTAGGTCTAGGTCTACTTTAGAAAGTTTGACGGATGGTGATGTTAAATGACTGCTCCAATGGGAAGGGGTTCTGATACCCGTTTATTCAACCCACGTTCTGAATCTACACGTATGTTTGGGTATGAAGAAGATGATTTAGGACATGCTCATGGTGAAGGAGACCCAGAAATTACAGCACAGAAACGTGAAAAGAAGCGTGACGAAAAAGAAGATAAGAAAAAACGTCAACATTTACAGCATCTTAAAATTCAACATAAAGATGTTTTAGATATGTTACCAGAAGATGGTAAAGAAGCATCTCAAGAAGGAGACTTAGAATTAGGCAATAACGATGAAGCAGAAAATGAATTATCTGCATTAACTGGTGCTAGTGGTTCTCGTGGTGCTATGCTCGACCAAGCAGTTGGGGCAAAAACAGGAACTGGTTCTGCAATGGGTGGCACACCTCCTTTGCTTGGGCCGATGGGTGTTTACCGAAGTGACGATGCTATGGAATTGGCTTGGGATGAATTAACAATCCGTAAAGATGAAGAAAATGTCGAAAAATGGTTACAAGCCATTCCCGCTCTTGTACAAGGAGCAGCAAGGGTTGCTGCAAAAGTAGCCCCTAAAATAAAGGAAGCGGGTAAAGCGTTTCTTGGATTTAAAGGAGCACAATCAGTATTAGGTGGTGGTGGACAAGCAGCAGCAACAGGGACACAAGCAGCAGCAACAGGGACACAAGCAGCAGCAACAGGGGCAACAGGAGCAGGGACAAGAGCAGTTGGAGTAGCAGATGACGTAGCGCCTCCTAAATCAGCAGGTCAAGAAGTACAAGAAAACGCTCAACAACAGCAGCAGCAACAACAGCAAGCAGGTCAACCACAAGCAGATTTAACTGCACAAGCGACACAATTTAGAGACCAAACCCATGCAGATAAAGCAGCAGCCGAACAAGCAAGAGACGCAAGAGCATCAGGCCAAATAGCCGCTAGTGAGCCAATGGATTATGCTTGGTCTCTTTTAACTAAATCAAAAAAAGATAAAGACGAAGGACCAATGGCTTCTGGTGATATAGGAACTGCTGGTACATCTATCGGTAGACGTAAAGAACAAGCCGCTAAATGGGCTCACCCTCGTTTCAAAGGGCCTCCCGGAGGAAGAAGACCATGGACTGCAACTAGCCGTAGGGCTAAAGCAAGAAGCAGAACATTATCTCCTCGACATCGTGTTCATGACATTAAAGGTGGATTGATGAGTGCGCCTTTGGCTGTTCACATGTCTCACCTTGGTGTGCAAACTAAACAACCTATGCGGCAATTCCCAGAAAAATATCGTCAATATTATGGTCAACAATTACGTAGAAGACTGCAAGGTAATGTGCCTTTACCATATTCGCCCCACGGTATTATGGGAGAAAGAACGCAAACTCCCGGACCAACAGGTGGAGGTATTCTTCCGGGTCAATTGCCGGGGCAAGCAGCAGCAGCCCGTATACCTTCAATGCGCAGATTAGCAAGACCACGAGTTCCAAGACTACGTAGACCTACAGGTTTTGCCCCAATGACTCCGCCTAGTATACCTCAAGCGCCTTCTTTACCTCAACCTGCACAAGTAGGTTTGCCTTCTTCTTCAATTCAAATGTCTGATAAAGTAGGAGTAGGTAGTAGTTTACAAAAGAATTTAGATATTTTAAGGCCCGGCACATTTTCTTATTTACATAGTCGAGAAATCGCAAAACTTCTTAGAGAATTAAAAGAGGCTATGAAACACCAAAAGATGCAAAAATCAGGCGTTAAAGATGTATCTGGTGCAGGTGAAACTAAACCTAAACATCCTGCTAATAGTCCAAGTAAAACAACTAGATTAGAAGGAGCAACTGAAACAGACCCAGATGATGACCCTCGATATTGGGGCATGGAACCATCTGCTATGATAGGAGCACATTGATATGCCACAAATAATCGTACTCAATCCTGCTGAAATGCTACTTAAGTCATTTTTCAGAGAAGTAGTTGAGCCTGCTATTATCATGAAAGGAGACGGTGTCCTCTATATGGGCCCGGGCGGAAATAAACTGATGGGTTTTCCTCCAGAACATGCGTTCAATATGGACCCTAATGTGCCAGACCACCCTATGTGGTCACATGACCCTCATACAGGAGATTTGCTTGAAGGAGGAATGCATCCTATAGATGGCGCTTTATATCATTTACAAGAATTTTTGAGCAAACATGGGATTAAAGGCGTACAGGCAGAACAAATAATTCAACAAGCAATTGATGATTACAATAGAAGCCATACCTCTGATAACCATCATTTACCACCTTTTAATTCTCCAGAATGGAGGAAATTAGTAATAGGCCCTCATCCTACTAATGTAGCCAGTAGTGAAATTGCTTCTCGTGGAAAAGATGGTAAATTATTTACTCATTATGGTAATAGAGGAGGGGCTATTGGTTTATTCCCTGAATCTGGGGCTATACCTTTCTATAAAGAATTAGAAAAAATTCTAACCGATATGGGTTTAGGACACGCTAGAGATGAATTAGAGTTTGTAAAATATCCAAATATTAGTGCCCAACATTTAGCCTCTAATGTATATCGTACTAAAAAAGGAGAATTATCTGCACACGGTATTGTTCCTTCTCATGTTTTAGAACAACATGGACCAGAAGGAGCATTATATGATGCAGCACATGGTGCTCGACATACATGGGAAACTGTGCATCATTTACCTCCTGCTATGTTTGCTCCGGGTTATGCTTTACGTTCTAATAGTGCAACCTTACGAGAAATGAATGCACAGATAACTCAAGCATTAGCAACTGTGCCCCCTCAAAAATTACCAAATATACCAATTCAATTACACGATGGCACTAGAATGGGATTTAGAGAGGCTATGTCAAATCCTAAAGCCAGAGAAATGCTGATTAATGATATGGCTACTTCTGCTGCATCTCAATATATGTTTGCAGGAGCAGGTAGTCCTGCTACACGCACTAAAACAAGAGAAATTTTAGGACCTTTGATGGGAGAAGAAAATATTGAAGGTTTTGATATACACAGTTCTCATTCATACACAGGCACTCGTAGAAAAGGGAGAAGCCCACATTCTTTTGCTGCCAAAGTAGCGGCGGCGGCGGCAGCACATGGTCCTTGGGAAAAAGACTCATCACGTTCTGCTTTAGCAGATAATCCACATGGATTAAAACCAAATGCCGATTTTAATGAAATTGAAAGGCGTAGAATTGCTATTGAAGGACTTGCTGATTTATTATCTGCTGCTAATGGGCATGATAGATGGACTCCAGATTGGGATAATTTACCAACAGAAGCATTGGCTTCTCGTGATATTGGTAACATGGGTCAAATATTACATGAACAAGTCCCAGACCATTTTTCAAATCGATTTTACACAGATTTGAATATTGCACCAATGGCTATGGCGGGTATACCTACAGGTATGGGACAAGGTCCTTCTGTTGTAGAACCTAAACCTGCACCTCCTCCAGCCCCTGCTCCACCTCCTGCACCTGTTCCACAGGCTGCAATTCCTAGTTCACCTGCGGCGACAATTATGAGACCACAAACCCCCGCTTTAGTTGCTGCTCGTCAACATATAGGTGCGCAACCTAGTATGGGAGAAAGACAAAGAGTAGCAGAAGATTATGGATTAAAAGTGCCAGAATTTGAAAGAAGAAGATACCTAGAAACAATGGGAGACCCTGCTCAGACATTTTTATCTCAATGGGGAATGAAATCTGAAACTCAACCAGTTGAAATGATTGACCGTATTGAAAAAGCAATGGAAGAATTACAACTTAAAGATGCTATTAGGGATGATTCAGTTATCAAGTATCTTCCAAATAAAAAGAATCTTAATTTTAATATAGAGGCTGATGTATTATTTATGGCTCAACATGTAGGTTTGACTAAACATGATATTCGTTCTATTATAGTTTCAAAAGGCGATTGGCATCGTGTCGCTGATATATATCAAGTATCTCCTTCTATTGTAGGAGCAGTTAAGGTGGTGTTTTCATGAGTAATATTTTGGTGAGAAAAGGACCAAACATAGCAGAATCAGTAGAACCTGCTGTTACTGGTGGCTCATCTACCGCTATAATGCCCGGCGGTCAAATATTTTTTAGTGGACCAGCAGGTTATCAAATACCTATTGGAGGAGGTAGAAGTAAAGGAAATATTACTCCTTCGCAGCGAGATTTGACTCGTCTTAGTAGAGATAGACCTGCTATTGGAAATATTAAAGTAATGAAACCAGAACAAAGAGCGGTTTTGAATCGACCAACAGCACCAGTAGATTCAGTGGGCGTTATACGTGATATGGGACGTAGAAATGAATTAGCCAGAGGAGCAAAGCGAGATAAATTAGCGAGACTATTAGGTCGAGGGCTTGCTGGATATGCTGCTTTGGCCTCATCAGATAGTGATGATTTAATGGATGCAGGTGGCCGTATGTATGGTACTTATGCAGCAACCCGTGCTGCAACTGGAGAGGGTGCTCTTGAAGGTAGTTATGACCAAGACGAAGAAGGTAATATTACTAGAACTCCAAGTGCTTTTGAAAGAGGATTTGGAGATTTAAGAGAAGGTGCCCAAGAAACTGGGGGCGCTATTGGTAGAGGACTAGTTGGAGTCAAAGATTGGGCTAAAGAAAAATGGAGTCAATTAAAAAATAAATGGCCTACTAGAGAATCTGTAGCAGTAGAGCCGTCTATGTATGAAAGAATTGACGCAATGCCTCACCCTGCTCAAACATTGAGTGGGGGATATTTTGACCCACGAATGCGAGCATTAGTGAGTGATGATTCACAATTAGCAGTAGACGCAGTGGCAAGAAGGCAAGCAAAACAACAAAGACAAAATCAAATAAATACTCAAAAGATAGGAGAAGTTCTTGTTAATCCAACAATGACTGGACAAGCCCCTCCACCACCAGTAGGTATGGCAACTGTAGGTATGAATATGCCTCCACCAACTCAAGCCACAGGTTTCAACCCACAAGCAGTAGGCCAAGGAGAGGTGGGAACAGAACCTGTTATGAATACAACACCTACTGACCCCAAGCAAGGGACTCTTGACCCATGGTTGAATAATCCAAATCAACAACCAAATGCTGTTGGTGGAGGTCCAGAAGACCCATTTAAGGACTTAAAAGGAGAACCAATGGATATGGCTTGGTCATTATTGAAAGAAAATCAACCATGTAAAGATTGTGGGCAACCTGCCCCTACTAATTTTCGTATGCCGATTTGGGAATTAAATGGTTTATGTTTTGATTGTATTGACAGAAGAATGAAAGAGATGGGGGCAACACAAGAAGCGAATGAAGAAACAGGGCAACCTGCAACAACAATGCGTGACTTACTTAATGCTAAAATAAGTGAAGCAGGAATAGCAGGAGACCGACAAAGAGAGGATTTAGCATGAGTGACGTTAATCAACTCATTCGTGAAATGGACTGGGAAATGTCCTCTAAGTCTTTTGAATATTTTTTCACCGATGTATTAGGATATGATTACAATGCTCATCATGAGCAGTGGGTAGACCGTTTGAATAACAATAGATACTATGTTGTTAAAGCGGCTCGTGACCATGGTAAGTCTACATTGTTTATGTCATATGCACTATGGATTGCCGCATTTAATCCTAATACACATATCATGATATTTTCACACTCATTAGAACAGACACTTGAGCACATGCGTATGATTCGTAGTCATATTGAAGGTAATGATTTGCTTGTTCATTTGAAACCAACAGGACAGCCTTGGGCTAAATCGTATTTTGAATTTTCAAATGGTAGTCGTCTTATGGCTAAATCGGTAGGTGGTGCTACTCGTGGTTTCCACCCCGATGTTGTAGTTTGTGATGATATTCTCTGGGGTTCGACTGCTGGAGAGTTAGCCAGAACTGCTGATTGGTTCTATTCCGTTCTATTACCAGTTCTGCACCACACTGGTCGTTTGATGATTGTTGGAACGCCGTTTTCGTATAATGACTTGTATACGGAATTAGAATCTAAAGATGCGTTTATTGTAGAAACATTTCCCGCTATGGATAGTGAAGGAGTAGCGTTATGGCCTAATCGTTGGGATGAAGAATCTTTAATGCAAAGGCGTATGTCTATGCCTGCTATACAATTCGCTCGTGAATATCTCTGTGAGCCTATTCATGATGTTGCGAGTATGTTCCCAATGGATATTTTAGAAACTGCTAGAGACCCCGATTTAGTTTTAATGAGTCGTGCCGAATCTGAATATAATGAAGCAGGTGAAGTAGCAGGCGTATTTGGTAATCATTTCATAGGTTGGGACCCTGCGATTGCGTCTGATAAAAACGCAGATTATACAGCAATGATAACTATGCGTACTATAGATAATGTAAAACAAATTGTAAATCATGTTCATCAAAAAGGATTAAATTCTGAAGCACAAAAAAGGCATATTATTTTATTGAATAATAGATTTCAACCAGACCTTATTGAACTAGAAGGTAATAATTTCCAAAGAATGTTTGAAACTGAATTAAGAGGAATGGATATACCGATAAGAACTTTCATGACTACACGTGCACGTAAAGAGAGTTTATTTATGAGTTTACTTATGGCTTTTGAACAAGGAGATATACGCACCCCTTATGGTAATGAAGAAAGCAAAAAGTTTACACACGAGTTAGAAACCGAGTTGAATAGATTTGGTATGACTAAGCAAGGTAAATTAGAAAGTGTAGGTGTGCACGATGACCTTGCTATGGCTTTAGCATTGGCTAATTGGGGTTCTAAAGAATTCAAAGGTAGTGTAGTTATGTTAGATGATTTCTTGCCCGGCTTTGGTGATTGGGTTGAAGGTAATTTAAGACCTGCGGGTCATGATTGGTTTGTGGAGTGATATATATGTGGGGTTCATCATTAGTCGGAGATGAGTATGATTTACCTATAGATATTAGTAATATTGATAGCCCTCTTACGAGGGCAATAATTAAAGAGTTAGGTAAACACCCACACTTTGACAAAAAGCCCGGAGGGTTGGTAAGTATTGTAATTAGCCTACAAGGAAAGAAACCAAAAGAAGATACTATCGAAGAAAAAAAGGATGAGAATATGACTAATAAATCTGCTTTACAATTTTCATCTGATGGCACTGGTTGGTTTGAAGACCAATTAGGTAAAAGTGCAGATGCTATAGTCAAAGACTTGCGTAGAGCAAGAAGACACTATAAAGATTTCAAAGATGATATTGATACTATAATTCGTAGTGTCCAAGATTTAAAAAGTTTAGAAGTAGAAACTACTTTAAAAATGTATAATTGGATGGACGGCAGAGAATCCACTATACGAGATTTAGGATTATCTGATAGAGATTTAAAGTCTTTAAGAAAATTCGGAGGCGCTCGTGCTCATTCTTTAATTAAAGCATGTCAACAATGGGATAATGCAACTAGTGTAATTAAAACTTTAGAATCTGTAGAAGATGCTTGGGATAATAGTCAAAAACAAGATTGGGCTAATGCTATGCAATTAAGAAAAGATGCACGTAAGTCGTGGAGACACGCTTTACATCAAACAGACTCTCTTACTAAACATGAACAAGTATGGTTAGAAATCGCTCGTGAAGATTTATCACATCGAGGACCTATGAAAGCAGCAGATATAGTGAATAATATTTTAACGAAAGGAGTAGACCAAAATCAATTTAAGAGTTTAACACCTAAAGGTTTGGCTAGTCTTTTGAATATTTATGGAGAAGAAGTAGATATTATGAAAGGAGGACGTAGAGGACAATATGTATTAATTAAAAATGACGCACTAGTTATTAAATCTGAACAAATTTGGCCATATGCTGCTGGCTTTTTAGATGCTGATGGTTATATTTCTATTACTAAAAGAGGCGAACCTCGTGCTGGATTTATTGCTACTGGTTCACGTGGTAGAATTCATTGTGAACAATTACATAAAACATTAGGATGTGGTGTTTTACAATTAGACCAAAAAATATACAAAGATGGACAAAGAAGCCAACATAGATTACAATTTTATTCAAAAGATGATATGAGAAAACTACTAAATGGAGTATTACCTCATTTACATATGAAAGATATTCAAGCCAAAGCAGTGTTAGAATTTTTAGATGCAGACGCAGAAAGAAAGCAACAATTACAGAAAGTAGTGCAATACGAAAATTGGAAAGACACACAAAAGGCTCAAGAACTGCTTACTGAGTGGGGTGTACAGGCCGAAGTCATCGGTAAGTGGACAGAGGGATTAATATGAGACCAATAGATATAGCATGGGACTTGTTGAAAGCAGCAGGTAGAGGCTCTCCAATAGGAGGAGGAGCGACTAAAGATTCGTTTAGTCATGGGCCGGGGCCAAGAGGATTTCCCGGAAGCCCACGAGCATCAGAAAGAGTAGACAGACCGAGAGAAGGACCACCTATGGCTACCACTGGTCCTGTTAAACCTACTGGAACAGCAGATACTGGTTTTATGAATATAAACGAAGGACAAGATGTAAGTGGTAGAGCAGCAGAAGAAGAAGCAATGTGGAGTGCTCTTAAAGATAGAACTCAAGCCGCAGCACAAAGACACTCGTCATCTGCTATTAATAATGAACAAATGATAAATGATGCTCTTAGCGCTGATGATTTTACATATGATTTACATCACGATGATGAATTTGAAGGTGCAATGCCAGACGAAGAAAAAGAATATTTAACTCATCAAATGGAAAATTATCCAGCAGATTACGGAATTCAACCAAGAATAGGATGGCGCCAAACCCCTGTACATCCCCCTGTACATCGTGGATAAAAGTGATTTGAATGGCAGAAGGCGAAAGTAGAATTGGTAGATTTCTGTCTACATTAGCGAAACCTTTCAAACGTAGAGAAACCCCTGCTCCACAAATGCCACTTTGGACAAGTGGTATTCAAGAGCCTGTTTTAAGTCAAGGTATTACTTTACCTGCATTATATGCTGTATCTAATGAAAATCTTATTCTTAGAACTGTATTAAGCACAATTCGTCAAGAAATGTTTAGGAGAGGGTGGTTTTGGGAAAAGAAATTTCGACACAAATGTGATACTTGTGATATGGAATTCCAACATGATGTAGAAACTTGTGAAGATTGTGGAGGACCAGTGCGTACCCCCGACCATGATGATTTAATATATGCTAAATGGTTATTTGAAAAAGACAATAGTATGGAACAAAACTTTTTACAAGTATTATCTGAAATTGAAAATGATTTAAATATCGTAGACGATGCTTTTTTAATTTTAGTAAAAGAGTATTTTGTAGATAAAGAAACTAATACTCCTGCTTTCTTTAGAATTAAAGAAATAATTAGAGGAGACCCTGTGTTTATGCGTATTGTTTCTGATAAAAGAGGAGTTAGGGGAGGGCGGTATAAAGTTTGCTTATTGCACCGTGACCAAGTTTCATATCCGGGCCAAGAAGATGAATGTCAAGTGTGTGGTAGTGAATTACATGATGTTCACCACATTAATACAGCAGGTTCTGGAAAAACTCAATATTATGTAGAAGGAGAAGTTATCCATGTTTCTAAATATAATCCTTCTAAATTATATGGACGTCCTCCTGTAAACACACTTTGGAGACAAGCCATGACATTAACAGCCATGGATAATTATATTTATACCGCTTATCAAAAGAGAAGGACCCCTAAAGGTATTATTTCTGTAACAACAGACAATTTAGAATCAATGAAATCATTTTGGAAATCTGTAGATGAAAAAATGGAGCGTGACCCTCACTACGTGCCTCGTGTAGGTATTGAATCGAGTAGTGGTAGAGGTGGAGTAAATTGGGTTAAATTTATGGACACTTTAGAAGAAATGCAATATATCGCTGTTCGTGATGAGATTAGAATGCGAATTGCTTCATTTTATGGAGTATCAAATGTATTTATGATGGACACTGGTAAATCTGGTGGTCTCAATAATGAAGGTATGCAAATGGTTGTAACTAATAGGTCTGTAGAATTTGGACAGAAAGTATACAGCGATTTATTATTTCCAAAATTATTAGCCGCTATGGGTATTAAAGATTGGAAATTAACTTTACGACCATCCGAAGAAGAAGATGAAGTCACTCGATTGCGTAGAGATGAGATGGAAGTTAATATTGCGCAAAGAATGATGATGCTTGGGTTTAAACCTCAATTAATAGACGAACATGAAAAAGATATTCGGTTCTCTTATGCTGCTCCTTCACCAGAACAAATGGGTGCTATGCCACCCGGTGGTGGTGGAATGATGCCACCCGGCGGGATGATGCCTCCGGGAGGTGGAATGATGCCTCCGGGAGGTGGAATGATGCCACCCGGTGGAATGCCACCTAATATGATGAGAGGAATGCCTATGGCTGGTGCAGGAATGCCTCCAATGCCTCCTTCTCAACCCGGCGGTGAAGGTGTAGGAATTAGAACTCCTAGTGGTCCTGCGGCACCAACAAGAGGGACTATGACTTCTGGTGCACCAGTTCAAACTACTCAACAAAGAGGAGTTCAACCCGGCCCTGCTGGACAAGCATCACAGGCTTTAATGAATGCTAGAAGACCGAGAGGACTATAAGAAGGTTCAAGGAGTGCTTACATATCGGACATACAGGTGAGACAATGACAGACCTAAGTAAAATGGACCCTATGGCTAGAAAATTGCAGGTCGAAATCGAAGCATTTCACAAAGCAATAGAAGGAGGAGACGCATCCAGTGCACGCTCTCATATCATGGAAATTCAAAAGTTTGCTGATTATTTAGCAGATGATATTGATATGGCTGTGAAGAAAGCAGAAAAATTACAAGGACCAAACGATGTATATGCAGGAGGAGTTCCTGTAATGAAGTTTAATGAAACACAAAATGTATTTGATGTTTCACAACGTAATGATGTGTTGCCCGGAACAATTTTACCTGCTAGAACAGGTAATATTATGAAACCATGGAGAAAGGTGTAAAACTATGACAGAAAGTAATCAAGATGCAGCCAGCACTTTAATGACTGCACTTATTACTAAAATGGAAAGTATGGATAGTGACATACATTTACTTAAAGCAGAAAATCAAAGACTAAGACGAATGATTTCTAATCCTAATTCTTTAATGAAAAAAATGGGCCTTGTATCAATGTCCACTCCTTTTGCAGAAGATGTTCAACCAGACGGTTTTAGAGAAGATTTAGGAGAACAAGCAGTGTTAAAAGGGATTGATTCGCCTAGTAATAATTTAGAATTCCACAATACATCTTGGGATGATATTCACGAAATGGCCGACCAAGCAAAAGCAGCAGGTCACGTGGATGAGCCCTTTAAAGTGATTAGTGGGAGGGATGAATCATGAAACCACGTTGGACAGACACTTCACCTCGTGTAGGTAAATTAATGGAAAAAGCAAAAGAATTAGACACTCGTATAGAAAAAGCACAAATGTGCCCTTGTGGTAGTGGGAAACCAAAAGCAGAATGTTGCCCTAATGTTAAGAAAGCAGGTTGGGAAAGCGCTCCTACAGAAGGTTCTAAAATCGGTGGCGCTAATTTAGAAATAGAAACTGGTGGCCGTATTGCACAAAGACCACAATATTGGACTAATCAAAGTCTTATAGAAGTAGAAGATGTAACCAATAAGGGCGCTTCTCCTGTAGCAAAAGACCCTGTTAAAATGATGGATGCACCGCCTCATCAATATGGACCAAATGGTTCTACAAAACATTTACATGAAAGCGGTTCTGATACTACAACTGATGCTTTAACAAAATCTGAAGACACAGTTCTAGGTTCATTACATAATGGTGATAACTTCCGTTTACGTAAAATTGCAGAAAACACAGAGGGCCTTGCTCGGAGACTTTGATACCGGGTGAGTGATGTGAATGAAGCAAGAAGGACCAATTGAGATTTATGAACGAGCACGTACTACGCTAGTTAAATCTTTAATGGATGGGCTTGATGTCCGTAACTCTGCTGCTGATTTTTACTTTTCTTTATTAAATTTACAAAGACACGAAGTTATATATCCTTGGAAAGAAGAAGATTCTTCTCTCCAAAAGATGGCTGATATAATTTTGAAAGATAGGTGGGAAGGAGACGATACTAGAATGGATTGGATGTTTCCTGCTGTATTAGGAGAAGGCGGAGGGTATGATGCTATAAGAGAAACAGAAGGCTCTTTAGTAAATCATAATTGGAAAGGCAGAATTAAACCATTCCATCCTCCTGTTATATGGGAAGGTGGCAAACAAGTATTTGGTAATAAAATCAAAAGTGGATTAATGCATGGTACATGGCCGGGATTAAGACACCCTAAGCCCGGAGAAGATATACACTTTGCAAATGACCATGGGTTTAGTTCAGATAATCATCCATTATTACAAGGGTTAAATTTTGGTATGCCTCAATTTGTAGAAACATTAGCATCTTTTTATTTACGTCCAGACCCTAACACTCCTTCTCTTGCAGAACAAATTGCTGAAAAAGAACGTAAATATGAAACACATCATGCTAACCACGCAATTACTAATTCTTTATCTCGTAGTGAACCACGTTCAGAAATAGAGGAAACTCCATCTAAAAAAGAAATACCAACAGAAGGAGAAGACCCATTGAAAGAAGTACAAGATTTATATGATAGTTTAGATATTCCAGAAAGAGGTTGGTGGGAAAATAGTTCTAAACAAACACATAAAGACAGGAAAGACGAAACTCGTTATCCGTTTTTAGGACCATTATTAGGACAAGGCGAAGGAGTGCATGGTGTGCATTCAAATGATATGTATAATAATCATTATCAAAATTGGATTGCAAATAACCCAGATGTATTAAAAAATGCAAAAGGAAAAACTGAACAAGAAAAAGAATGGAATGCAAGAAAAGAACATATGAATCATATGGCTAATCAATGGGTAAATGGAGAAAATCATATTGATGATACAGGGGAGGAACATTCTGCTAAGTTAGGATGGCTTAGTTATATGTTAGGTTTAGAATTTTTAGAACCAAAAGAACGCACTGATATTATTAATCATATGATGGAACACGGAACTGATTATAATCAAAATTCCCCACATATATCAATGGGTAGAATAAAACGTAATTTCATGCAAAGGTCATTACCAGAGTATTTATGGTGGTATAGGCATTCTCATATGAATGGTCCTAATTTAAATCAAGTATTAGAAAGACCCTTTAATTATGATGGAGATATAGGACATCAAGAATTAGCAGAAATGACTCAAATGCTAGGAGCAGGAGAAGAAGGAGACAATATGCATGATATTTTAATAGACCACTTTAATGAATTAATGGGTAAAGAAGGTCCATCTGCTCATACTCTTTTACCAATAATAAATCCAGAAACTGGTAAAATCAAAAAACAAAAACATCATGCTCAACGTAGCCCATTTTTAAGCCCTCATACTCTAAGTATGTTAGCAGGTTATGATGAAGATGGAAATGAATTTGATGAACACCCATTATTTGGTGAAGCGTGGGATGGGGCTAGATTGAGCCCTAAAGAATATCAAATGCTATTAAATGAAGCCAGAAAAAAAACTGGTAACAATCTAAATTCTATGAATATACGCAATGCGGCTATAACTCATCGTGCGGCATATGGTCCTTCTAAAGCAGATATAGAAAATCATAATTTAGATGATTTTTATTTAACAGATACAAATGGACCACATACAGAAACTTTTGCCAGCCATTTCCATAAACCGTTTAATAAAGGAGGTATGAATAGGTCTGTAATGTCTTATTTAGAAACATTGCATGATTTTTTGACAACAGGATTAACAGATGATATAGATTCTCAAAACAGAGGGCGTGATATTTTTAGTCATTCATTATTTGGTACTGGCTCACATGCACCGGATGGAGAAAAACAAAGTTTAACTTTTAGAGAAGATATGTTAGGTTTACTTGGTTCTATTTTAGGGCCTGTAACAAGACCTCCTGTTACTAAAGATATGGAGACTGGAGAAAAATGGGCACCAGAAGGAGATAGATTAGCAGGTATTATGAATTTATGGGAGACTTCCTCTCCTACACCTATGGATGAAAACCTAAATCCTATTACTCCTCCTCGTTTACCAAAAACTAATATTACATTAACTAGTTCTAGCAATCATCCTAATTTTTCAGAAAAAGCAATGAGAATGGCAGATAATCAAAGAAAAAGTGAATTGGGCACTACAATGGATTGGCACATGGATGGCCGTAATTTACATACATATGCACCATTTACAAGATTTGAATCACCTTATCAAATGCATATCAATCCTCGCACAGGAGGAGTTGCGTCTAATCGTTTAACTACTTTGCTAGGCCGTTTACACCCTCCAACTAAACCCATGCGCACAAAAACATTAAATTTCAAAGATGTAATGGGAGGTAAAGTTAATCCAGAACATTTGCCTACAGGGAATCTTGATATGTGGTTAGAACAACAAGGTTTAGTCCAAAAACCTATGATGGGCGAAGGTATAATGTCTGGTGGCGCAGATATGAATATAGTAAGAGCAATGAGAGAATTAGGACCGCATGCTTCTCCAGAAAGTATTGCTCATCATCTTGGTTTAATACCACCAGAACCTAGCCCACAAGATGCTTCTATCAATGAAGAAGGCCAGACCCCTCATCAAGTATGGCAAAATAAGAGAGAAGAACTATTCCAAAAAATAAGCCAAACTATGAATCATTTACCAGAAAAACCAACAACTCCAGAAGAAGATGCAATGTTAGATAGAGCCGACACTATCCTAAATGAATTACATCATTTAGAAATAGGTATACAAGAAGCAGAAAAACAAGGAGATGTTAATAAAGTCAAAGAATTAACTGATGAATTTAGTTTTATGCAAGAAGATTTACGTCAATTAGAACAATCATTAAGCGTAATGCCTATTAGAGATACAGAAAAAATGCATGGTAAAGCCTTGTGGCCTGTTACTCAACATAATGAAATGTTAAATAGTCACTATGATGCTATTACTAATGTTGCTAAACAATTAAAAGAAAAAATGGAAGAAGAACATCCAGATTTATTTTCATTAGATGACCCACAAACTGCTTTATCTAATATGATGCAATTGTTTAGATTTGCTAATCGTTATTTAATGGATATGCCTCATGAATTTCATGGCCAACATGCTTTTGGTTATGGCGAAAATGAAACTAGAACAAAAAGTGCTGCTGATTTATTAGGCACATCACAAAGTCCTTTTGCTTCAATAGCACAAGGAATGCAAGGATTAGAGGCTAGAACAATTAACCCTAACCACAGTGTTGAAGAAGTAATGCAATTATTAGATATGGATTCAGATAATCCAATACATCAACAAAATGCCCAAAAGATATTACAAAGTTTAAATGGTGAGGCAAAAATACCATTAAAAATATCAGAACTCCATTCTTCTGGTTTAATTCCTAGAGTAAACCCAATTGATGGAGATTTACATGAATTAGCCCATGGAGGCGATGAACAATTACAACATGGTTTAAGACAGGCTCATCAATTATTTAATCTCAAAAATAAAGAAGCAACAGCACATGGGTTAGAATGGATTCAATCTGAACCAATAGAAGAAAGAAGGGTTATGCCTCGTTCTGGTGGTAGTGGTCGCTCTAAAGTTAAACAATATAATAATAGATTAGACGGTATTGATAGATTAAATTCTTTTATTCTAATGAACCCTAATGTGGAAATGCCGGGACAAATGCCCGATATAGTAGAAAAAAGAGCACAATGGGGTCATTTCCCAATTGGTGCTGTAAGTCCCAATAATAATACAATTTTAGATTTATTAGAAGCAGACCGTATGAATTGGGGTTGGGGAATGAGCCCAGACTTTATGCCTCGGTTTGGGGCAGATGGTAGTGTCCATGTAATGCGTTCTGATGTGCCAGTCCCTACTCGTTTACATAGTGTGCCAGAACCATATTTATTACAAGTATTCCCAGAAGCAAGCGAATTATTAAATGGTCCAGATTTGCATTTACAAGAACCTAATATGATGACAATGTCATCTATGGGCTCTTTACCCACAGATAACTCTGATACTTTATTGGCATCAGAAGACACTCTTAGTTTGTTAAATTTAACAGACCCAGATAGTATGTTAATCAAAGCAGGCCCAGAAGGATGGGCCCCACCTATTCGGCCAATGCATCGTATTTTTAAACAAAAAGATTTAGACGCCCTAAAAGGATTTAGTGGAGACTGGGTTGTTAATTCTATTATTGAAGGAGATAGATTAATTGTTAAAAAGAAAGGAGGGCGGATTACTGCTTATGATGAAAATGGCTCTCGTAAATCTTTAGATACAGGAATGCCGGGCTCATTTAAATCTATATCAGATGACGATTATGTTATAGATGGTATTCTTTCTAAAGACGAAGATTATTTCCAAGTTCTTGATATTATCAAACATATGGGAGACGATGTGGCTGATTTATTGACACATGAAAGAGTTAAACTATTGAGAGCACATTATTCTAGTAATGATAAAGTAGAAATCCCTGCTCCACATAATACTAGAACAACAGATGAAGAAGGACTTAAGAAGGCTTTAGAAAATCTCAAAGGAGATAAAAAGATGTATCTATTGAGAGATTCTCAATCTACTTATATGAAAGGAGAAAGAAGACATCCTAAATGGGTATTATTGCGTTCACCAAAAGAATTGAATTTTATTGTATTAGACCGTAAAGGGAAAGGGCCTTACTCTTATAGATTAGGAGCAGGGCCATTATTAGATAATGAAGGATTAGGAAATAGAGCCAAATCTATAGATGAGAAACCATATATGGATATTGGCACAATTGTCCGTAGTGATGAAACATATAATGTGGGAGACATTGTTAGTGTAGGAGTAGACAGCGTTACTCAAAATAGTAGAAGCGGTAGAGATGTTTATACTATTCAAGCCCAAGATATTACAGGAGATGGATATGGAGAAGGTCCTGCAAGTTTAGAGACATTATCTCTACTAACTAAATCTCATTCCCCTATACTATGGCCTCATGCTGTTACTTTAGCAAATAATAATATTCATGTAAGTTTGCCTTGTTTAGAAGATAATGTTGTCTATAAAGCAAGTGAATGGCCAGAAGGTTGGCAATTACATTCACCTAGTGCATTGATGGGTGATATGTCTGATAATTCATATGCTATCCGATTATCTGAAAGTTTGAAACCTTATTGGACTCCAATAGCAGGTGCGTTATTGAAAGGTATGGATAACATAGAAGAAGAAAAGAAAGAAGAAGTGCATGAGTCTGAAGATGATGCTGAACCATTAATTGAGCCTAAGAAAATTAAAGACACATTCCATAAGCCCGAAGATGAAATGGTTAAACGAGCATTAGAAACTGCACTACGTGCACTTGATATGCTTCACAAAGAACGTACTACTTCAACAGGTGCACAAGGCTTAGGTTTAGATTATGGCACACCTACAGAGTCTCCACAAGGCCCAACTAAGTTAGTTAATGAGTCTGCTCTCCCAGATTGGGATATGAAGAAAAGACCTGCTATCGACCCAGAAAGGCCATGGAAGAAGAAAAACAGCAACTCAACTGATGAAATACATGAAAAAATTAAAACAGAAGATGGAGACGTGGCAGATTTAGACGTGACTACAGATGAGGCGACACTATCTATTTGAAACTGAGGGTATTATATACATGAACAAATTTGGAGGTAGATTGTGTGTTATCTGAACCAAGACTCCGGACACTCCCTAGAGAGGGTATTACTATCCTTAAAGGGAATGACCTTGTTGTCGCAGGATATGCAAGCGTAGAATTGGTAGATAAACAAGGTGACTTAATAACAAAGGAGGCATTAAAGAACGCATTTCATAAATTCATGGAAAACCCGGGATATAGAAATGTACAATTAGCGCACTCAAATATACAAGTAGGAGAAGTAGTCGGAGAACATACAGATACAAGTGGGAGGTTATGGAAAAGCGAAGTTGACGATGTCGGAATGTTTGTAGTAGTAAAACTGAGAAATGACATCGAAAAAGCCAGAGAAGTCGCAGCCGAAATCCGAAAAGGCAATCTTAAAGGATTTAGTATAGGTGGACAAGCATTCAAAAGGATGAATAAAAGTGACAAAGAACATGGCTCTTATACAGAAATATCGAAACTAGAACTTCATGAAGTAACAATCTGCGAAAAAGGAATAAACCCAGAAGCACAATTTAGAATATTAAAACAAGATAAAGGTGAAAAAATGACAATAGAAAAAAATGAGCAAACAGATACTCTTGACCAATTATCAAGTGTATTAAATCGTTTGGAAGGTAGAATTGATTCTATGGAAAAAGGCGAAATGCCTCCATTCATGGAAGATAAGAAAGAATCCAAAGACGATAAGAAAGAAGAAAAAGAAAACGGCGACAATGGTGACAATGGTGACGATATGGAAAAATCACAATACAGTGATGTTATTTCCAGTGAATATTTGTCATGGTTAGAAGACACAGTAAAAAGCGGTGGTGTAGATACTGCTGCTGCTCGTGCTCACTTTGACCAAACCAACAAAGCACAACTTGGAGGCTATGATACAGGTAGCCCGGGTAGTGACCATGGACAAGCAGCCGGTAGAACTCAAACAGAAGGTAAACCAGAAGTACCAAAGGCTAACTTTGGGACTGGAGGAAAAGGTAAGGCTTCTAGTATGAACAAAGGACAATTCTTGAATCCTTCCAATGTAAGTTCAACAGACATGGAAGCAGCATACCAAGTGTATAAAGCAGCAAGAATTGAACAAGAAATGAAACAAAACCTTGGAGACATTTACAATGAGAGATTCGCAAAAGAAGCACAAGTAGAAAAATCAGAAGCAGCAAAACGTTCTTTTGATGCTCGTGGACCTCTTGGTGAAATCCAAAAATCACTTAGTGCGCTATCAGAAAGAATTGATAACCTATCAAGTGATAATACAGGAGTTACATTACAAAAATCACAAAATGTAAGTAACGTTGAAATTCCATCTACAGAACAATTAGCAACAATGGAGTGGAATGATGTCCACAACCTAGCAAACAGTGTATGGAGAGGAGAGTGAATAAAATGGCAAGAAATTATATACGAACAGTCACAGACTTAGAAAGATATTATTATGGTGCAGGAAACGCTATGGGATATTCCTACAGTGGTTCTGAACTATTAAAAAGCGATAGCCCAATGATGAGTACCACAGCAGGTACATACCAAGCAATCTATGGAAGAAAAGTATGGAGTCAATTGAACCAAGAATTCAATGCTTTCTCTATACTACCTAAGAAACCATGGGACAGAAGTGGATGGCGAATTATCACTGGCAGAGCATCCTTCACAAAAGGTGGCGGTGTAGCAGAGAATGCAACTCTACCAGACACAACAAAACCAACATTCCTACATGTTGCAGCAAAACCAAAGACAGTTGCTCACACATTCGATATGAGTGAAGTAGCAATCTTCCTTGCTGACAAAGATGATGGTATGGGTGACATCAGACAAGTTCTAAAAGAAGAAATGGGTAAACACCATGCAGAACATGTCAACAGAATGTTACTACAAGACATGGACACAGTAGCAGGTAACGACTTTGAATCATTAGACCGTATCACAAGTGATGCAGGTTCATCAATGGGCGGTACATATGGTGCAGCAACAGACCACGACTTGTATTCAATTACTAGAGATGCATCTTCTGCCTTCCACAGTGCAGAAGTAAGTGTAAGTGGTACAAAAGGGACTAACAGAACTCTATCACTAGACCACTTGGATGCAATATTCCAACAAATCTGGACTCGTGGTGGAAATCCAAAAGTATTAATGACAGGATATGACACATTAATGAGAATCCAACAATTGTTGCAAACACAACAAAGATTCATGGAAGAAAAGAGAGTTACTCCAACATTCAATGGTGTTAAAGGTGTACCCGGTATCGAAGCAGGATTTGTAGTAGCAACTTACAATGGTGTGCCACTAATCCCATCCAAAGATGTAACAGCAGATGGAATTAGTCGTATATATGCACTCGACACAGATTACACATGGTTCAGTACTGCAATACCAACGCAATACTTTGAATCTGGAATTGAAACTGGTGACCCATTCGGTATCAACCGTCTAGGTCAAGAAGGACTATACAGAACAATGGGCGAAGTATGGTGCTCATTCTTCGGAGGACAAGGTTCAATACGTGACCTAAGTTGAGGATTAATGGAGAAAAAAATTAAAGGAGATGAAAAATTATGGTAGCAACAACAGGAGCAAGCGGAATAATATACACATATGGCGGCGCAGGAACCGTTAGAATAGCAGAAGAATTTGTCCTAGAACTATATGCAGGAAGTCCAGTAGACGACACAGCATGGTTAGACGGTGGAGCAGCAGCAGGTAACTATCCCGGTAATATTGATGTATTCCAAGCAAAGAATAGTGAAACAACAAAAGCAGCAGGAGGAATGAAATTAGTTGGGCTTAGGGTCAGTACGGCACAAGCAAATACAGATACAATTACTCTAAGTGGTAATGCAACTAAAGTACAATCAGTAATGTTTGGTAGCACAGACCGTGATGGAACAACAACAGTAACGTTCCCAAATGGTGTGTTGACTTTTGCAGTAGCAGGAACAGCAGTAGTCGGTGCTAAAATCTGGATGATTGTCTCTTAAGGTGATTTAATTGCCTAAAGTGACCTTCCTTGGTCCGTTCTATAGACGGAGAGCCCCCGATAAGAGTGAAGATTGGGAGCGAGGTATAACCAGAACTGTAACACAAGCATGGTTAGATGAATGGAAACATTGTTTAACTTCAACTCATTTTAGAATTGAAGGGGATAACCCTGTTAAAACTATGGACGATGATGGTATACCAGACAAAGATTGGACCAACAAAGATATTAAAGCATGGCTAGATAAATATGATGCAAAACCTACTGGCTATGCAACTAAGACACAACTACTTAATATAGTAGATACATTAATGAATCCAGAGAAAATTGACGAAGTAGAAGACGTAGTAGATACGGCTCCTATGGAAGACGATGAGGACAACCTTCAAGAGGTGTCTCCATCTGGAGAGGATATAACGGAGTGATTTAAATGGCCGCAGGAAATACAAAAGACACAAGAGTTCATGTATTGGGAGACCTTTACATGTTGACAGGAACTTTCACAGATGGTGGGTTAGACGTTTATTACGGAGACCACATAAGCACAGTATTAGCAGCAGGTGCTAATTCTACTGAACTATACGCTACAAATGTTACAAAAGATGGTGCGCTTTCAGCAGGAGCAACAGGTACATTCACAGTTGCAACAGTAGATATGAGACTTCACTTCAATGTTGGTGATACAATTTATGATTCAGCAGGAGACAGAGTCGGAGTAGTTAGTGCTATGGCAGCAGATGCTACAGGCATGGAAGTTACAAAAGTTCTCAAAGATATTGGTAATACTGATGTATTATACAAAAAAGGTGTAGCAAAACCCGCAGTAACTCTGATGAATACTGGATTAGACGTTGGTATTGATACTAAAAACAAGTACATCGTAATTGATGGTGGTAATTTAGGGGCTGCGAGTAGGGCACACACCATTGATGGTACATGGTGGATTTTAGGACAACGCTGATGGGGGTAAAGACCCATGGCGCACGCAGCAATCAATATACAGGAATATAGATTTCCTGCTAATGGTCCATATTATACAGGACTAAGTGTTAAAACAGAAGTTACTATTAATGCAACTGGTACTTCAAGTGTAGTAACTAACGATGCTGCTGATGCAGATACAGATTTTACTACTGCTAACGCATTAGCATGTTTAAAAGACAACGCAAAGGCCAATAGTGCTACTAGACTATATGTTAAAAATTCTGATATTACTGGTCTTACTGGTCTAGGTTATACATATATTGGTTTTGTTAGTGGTACAAATGTAGGAACCGATGCAGAAACTTTTACATTAACAGAAGCGGCTTCATTAACTATTCCTGCTGATACTAAATTATATTCTGCTACTTTTGCACCAATGCTTAATGGTCGTATTGTAGATACTATAGCAGGAGCATCGAGCAAAGTTACTGGTGTTGATATAAATACAGTAAGAGGAGAAATCTGTGTTGTTGTTAATTATTCATGATGTGATACAATGAAACAAGAGACAATGGAATTGCAAGATATTATGCGTCTACAAAAACAAGGTTATTCATCTGTAGAATCATATGGCGACTCTAGTGTAATAAATAAAGAAAAACCATTACAAGGTGTCACACATAAACAAAGACAACGTAATACTGACGTAAGAGATGTATTAAATATTGGAGCAGGTACACGCTGCACAGGTTGTGGATTACTATACTTTTGTTGGACAGAAATATGCAGCGCATGCGGAAAGGTTATGGATTTCAACCTCGGAGACCGTGATGAGGTGAATCGACTATGAGCAACATTTTAGTTAAAATGCCTGTGAAACCAAACAGACAAAAAGTATTTTGGAATAAAGGAGGAGAAGAAGCAGCCGCTCCTATGAAACTACAATCATGGGCTAATAAGGTAGCCTTTTCAGAAGGACTACAAGGAGAAGAAGCAGTCGCACGTAGAGATGAATTAATGAGGCAGGCTGTACAAGACCCAAAACAATTCAAAGAATTACAATTTATGAGTGACCCAATTCCTTTTGATGACGTAGCAACTGATGCAGAAGCGGATTTCGCATTAAGAGAAGAAGAATTAGGGCAAGCAACCGAAGAAGGTACAATACCAAATGAAACTCAAGAAGATATTGATGCTGATAAGAAAAGATTTGCAGAAGGTGCACCAGAAGAAGGAGCATCTGCAAGTGCTCCAGTTCCTACAGGACAAAGAAGCCTAGATGAATGGATGAGCGATGAAAAGAAAACTTCCTTTGACCCACACCCCGGAGACGTAATGCTAAAAGCCATCCGTGCACGTCTTGGATGGTGAGGGGGATGAAGGATGCCAATAGTTTACTCACCCGGTGAAGCAGAAGTAAGACCTCTTGACCCTACTGCTGTTGTATATACTACTGCACAAAGAGTAGCAGATTTACTTGAAATTGATAAACCAGAGCCAGTCTTAGTTTCTGCTAATTCTGACACTGGGGCTATGTATATTCTTGGCTCTGATTTAAGAGAACATGGTTTTGAAGCAGGAGATACTGTATTTGTATACAGCGATGCAGACCCTGTTGGTGAAACATTAACAATTAACACAGTAGCAAGTAGTGCAGGAGGAGATAGTGCAGGTGTAGGATATGTTAAAATTACATTTACTACTAGCCCTTTAACTGCTGCTGATTATCAAGTAGCAGATAATGCATATATTCAAAATCAAGCAAGTTTCACAAATCGTAAAGGCAGAGGAGTTACTAAATCTAAAGTAGAAAATCTTATTCTTCGTGCCCAAGATATTATCGATAATAAAACACATAATTCTTGGAGACCATATTTGGTTGCTGGAGAATACCTTAATTTTGATACATATAAGCCATATAGAAGGCGATATTATACAGATTATGTAGGTACAGCCCCTCTTTTATTCCGTAATGTTCAACAAATCCTTCGTCTTGAATTATGGCAAGGTGACGATTATAGGGAAATAGGAGCAGCAGAAGCACGAATTCATTTACCCGAAGATGTAAGAGCCATTTCTGGTTCTATTGTGATGTCTCCCGGTAATGGTAGTGCGGCTACACTTACTGCTGGAACTAGTAGTGCACAATGGAGAGCAGACTTTGATTCAACAACTACTGCTCAAAATCTTGCTGACTTAATTAACAAAGAAGATAGAGTAAGTAAAGGCCAAGTTGCATTTTCTCCTACTTTTACATTAGAAGGTAGTTCTAATCCTGTAGCAATTCATAATGAGTTTTTGGCAAGTGCTAATTCTGATTATGGAACTGGTAAAGTTAAAGTCACTAGTATGAGACCAGTAAAAGCAGGAGAGAGTTGCTCTATTGTTACTACAGATAGTAGTATTACATTTAAAGAAACTTCAACCCATACTGCTACTGTTACTAGTGTTGTCTCTACTACAATTAACGTAGACTCTACTGCGGATTTTGCAACTGCTGGAGTTTGTGTAAAAGGAGATACTGTCTTTAGGTATACAGGAAAAACAGCAACAAGTTTTACTGGTTGTGTATCAGTTACAGGTAGCCCTATTGCTGATATTACTGCAACTATTACTCAAGATACATTTGTGGTAGACCTCCAAGGAGGCAGCAGTAGTGGAGATAGTGGCCGTCTTAGAGATTGGTGGTATGATGCAGAAATGGGTATTATTTATTTTAACAACTCATATCCTTTCTTTGAATGGAATGCTATTAAAGTAGCATATATTTATGGAGAAAGATATATAGAAAAAGCCATTGAAGATGTATGCACTAAGATGGTCGCAATTGAATTGTTAATGAGTGATGACCGTAGTGTGCTTATTCCAGAGGGTACACAGAATGTTGATTTAACATCTAAAATACAACTCTGGCAAAAAGACATTGAAACTATATTACCCCGATACCGAGAAGTGGTGGTGTTTGAGTAATGCCCGATAATAGCGTGCAAGTGGGTTCTAAGTTTTTCCCTGCTGACCCTAAATTTGAACCAGATAAATGGGAAAAAGAAACAATTGGTAGAGACCCTACATCTCGTGCTTATGCTAAAGACTTAAGAAAAGAGTTTGATATAACTACTAATGCTCAAATGATGCAAGAGACATTAGACCAAATGAGGAATAGTGACCCTGCTAAAAAACAACGATTAATGAATATAGAAGCACAAAATGAAGATTATTTCATAAGTGAAACAGGAGGATATATACATGCAGATAGTAAGAGGCCAGCGACAGAAGGAGCAATTAAAAAATGGGAAACAAGAGTTAATCGCACCTTAGTTCTAAATCACCCTTCAATGAGAGACTTTCCACCATATGCCCGTGATGCAATAAGGAGGGCTGCATAATGGTAGCAACATGGACAGAAACAATCCCTTTAGTAAAAGGGCTATTAGATGATGGATGGAATAGAGGTAACACAAATAACATTAAACCTATTATTCAAGATATTGCAGAAATAGCACCAGAGAGAGGAAAGCGTTTAGACCTCAATAAACACGATTATGTGTTGATTTATGAGACAGCACATAACGAAGAAGCACCAGAACTATTCTATGATTTTGTAACAACTCGTGTAAATCTAACTGTAGATATGAGAACAATAAGAAGCAGAGAACATTTATACAAGATGGAAAATGAAGTGCGGAGAGTTATACACGCAAACAGAAAGGGAGATGCGACCAATTATGACCGTTTACTATTTAAAGTAAGGACAGATTTGAGTGACAGAACTAAGCGCTTATGGCGGTTTACATTTCAAATCGAGGTCATTACATTTGCAGAATTGATTCCATAAGGTTTAGAGGCTAATTAGTTATCGGAGGGACGAAGCGCATGCCATCAACAGTATACAAGGGAGATTTAGCAGAAGTAACAATGGGTCACGAAAGTGGTCTATATATCGAAGATGACCATTGGGGAGCATTAGTTTTTACAACATCAGCAGGGACTGGAGATTCTTCAATTATTACTTTTTCTGGCACAAGTAGTCACGCTACTGGCTATCTTTTTGATAGTAGCCATAGATTACTTTATCCAACTAATATGCTTGTAGGAGCACGTTTAATTGTAAAAGGTGGTGGAAATTTTGGGGATGATGATTGGGAGGCTACTGGTAGAGAATATACAATTATCGCTAATAGTCTTACTACAATCACAGTATCTCCTGCTATGAAGTATACTGGTGGTTCTGATACTGGTGATGTTCTTATTATACCTGCATTTAGTGTGCCTTCGCCAGATGTAACTAATACATCTTATGCTGTTGGAACATCAGCAAAAGAAGCCAAAGAATCATTACTTACAGACCAATTTATTGGAATTGCTGGAACAGTAGGATTACCAGAAACTAAAGTAGATTTGAAACGTTATCATGTAGTTGGTGTCGGTAGAGATGTTGTAGTACAAGCGCCGGGTAAATTCACTAATGAAGGAGGTTCATTGGAAGTTATGGTAAATAATGCTAGATGGTTTTATTATTGTTTAGGTAAAATGTCATCTGTCCCAAGCCATAAAGCACTTATCGAAGCGTCTAATTGGTACACAACTGCACCAATTGCTTCTGCACTTGATGCAGGACAGATATATATTGATACACCAGATAGAACCCTAAAAACAACTGCTGGTTCTACTCTTGCTCCCGGCCACTATGTGTATATTAGAGACGGTAATGCAGGTTCAGATGCTAACGATGTTGTCGGTTCTAATTTGCTACCTATACATCAACATAAAGAAGTGAATTTGGCTACCGCAGGTGATGTGACAAGTAGCCCTTCTTATTTTGGTTCATTACATTCTGCTAATGTACCTAGCCACGATGCGCCCCATTTTGATGCAACTGGTAGGTCTGAAATTAGAAGAATCGCAGCGATAGATACTGATAACGATAGAATTTATTTAGATGAACCGCTTTGTTTTTCACATAAAGTATCAGCAACAACTACTACAATCAACGATGTTAGTGGATATGCAATAGGAGAAACTGGTGCGATGACTGTAGATGAAGGGGGCAGTGCTGGTGTAGCATTACAACACTTTGCAGTAGGAGATACTATTTTTACGGCTAATGGTGCTGAAATTGGAGTTTTAACTGCTGTTACAGATACCCAACTTACTTGCGGTGGGGGCACTAGAACAGCAGTTGCGAATAATGATATTATACATTTATCTGCTATTTCGTTCCTTGAATTTAGAGCGGCTGTAGCAAATACTACTATAAAAATAAATAATGGTGGAGGATATGCAGTAGGAGAAACTGGTGCTATGACTGTAGACACTACTAACCCTAATACAATATTGGCTGTTGGGACAACTCTTTACAATGCTAGTGGTGGAATACTAGGTAAAGTTACAGTAATGGCTTCTAATTCAATTACAATAGGCGGTGGATTAGAAATAGCAGTAATTGATAACCAAGATTTGTATTGGATGAGAAGCCCTAATATTACTTCTGATGGAGAATTAGGAGATTCTGTAGACCATCTTATATTTAGTAAAGATACTATTCCGTCTTTTTCAATTGAGACATCTCTGCGTAGCCGTGATGTAGGGGCGTATAACCAAGAAGATGCTTCTAATGCGCCGGGTAGTTCTACTGATGCTAAAATATTGACTAGAGTATTCCGTGGTTGTAAAGTAAAAGATTGGTCTTTAACTGCTGATACAGATGCCGCAGTAAAAATGAGTGTGAATTTTGATTCGGCTTATTGTTATACTGATACTGGTAGACTAGAAGCAACAGCCTCTAATCGTGGTGACCGATTACAAGCACATAGAATGTTTGAAAATACAGCCAATACATTAGAAGCACGTAAAGAATCTGGTATTGCTCAATATGGACAAAAACCATATTTCTTTTACAATGGCACACTTACTGTTGGTGGAGTAGCAATAGCACAAGTAACTAACTTTACCCTAAGTGGAAGCACTGGTGTAACTTATCATCACACAATTCGTGGCACACCAGCCGCTAGTAGCACAGGTATGACTGGAGCAGCAGGTCATGTTTTATCTACAGAACAAGTGCCATTTGGTGGTAGCCGTAATGCCTCTTTAGCAGTTGAAGGAAAAGAAACCTTTGATTTGAATATGGAAGTTATCGTAGATGACCCAATTTTCTGGCATCATATGAGAACTACAACTGAATTTAATAATGCTATTGGTTCTAATGCAGATGGTATAGTTTTGAAATTACACAAACAAGGAGCAGGTACAAGTAGAGAACGTATGACAATAATTATAGATGATTTCTTTATTACAGAAGCACCTTTACCGATTCCAGAAGATAAAGGTGTAATCCGCAGCAGTCTAAAAATTGCACCAAAGCATGTGCGTATTTTGGCTACTGATACATTGTATCATTATTGAGGTGACAGAATGGCTAGAATTTACATGAATCCATCTACTGCTCAAAACATGATGAAATCTATAGATGACCCGTCATGGGTTAAATCTGCTAAAGAAGTATTAGCATCAGCCGATACATTTGACCCAGAAGCAGGTAAAGCAACCGATGTTCCTTTTGTAGAAGAAGTTACAGACGAATATGATAACCTTACTGTTGCTGAATTAAAAGAATTATTAAAAGCAAGAGGGTTATCTATTGCTGGCGTTAAAGCCGACCTTATCCAACGTTTGCGTCTCGATGATGCAAATACATCAAATTCCACCGAAGCCCCCGTTGAAGAAGCGGCTGTTGAGGAGGAAACGGAAGCACCATCCACGCAAGAGGATGCTGTTACCAATGAAGCCAATGAAGGTGAAGTAAGTGAGTCAAAGGAGAATAGCGGATAAAAATACACTAATAAGAAATGAACAAACAGTGCAAAAGCATGAAATTGAAACAGACCCAGAAGACCCCGATGTCTTTATGGAGGTCTGGATTAAAGAATTAACATTTCTGGACATACAAAAAGCAGCACAGAATATGCTAAAATTAAATGATTCCGGAGGAGTTGATTTTTCTTTTGAAGGTTATTGGTCACATGCTTTTGAAAATTTCATAGTGAAAACAAACCCTCCTATGACAACACAAGAATTATTAAATCTCAAAGGATTTGTCGGTGACAAACTCTCTAAAGTGCTTCCTCAACCTAATGAATTAGTGGAGGAAATGCAAGGGGGGTTTCACAACGCTACCGAGACAGAGTAAAGAGATTCTTATCTCAAAAACAGGTAGCGAGCCCAGAAGACCACGCTTTACATTTAGAATATTGGGCGGTAATAATTGCTCAACATTTTCATATTTCTCCAATGGAGGTTTATTCAATGCCTCCTTTAATGGTACAGAAATTATTAGGATGGGTATTAGCACTAACTGATGAGAGGGAGAGGATGATGCAAGAAACTAAAGGAAAAAGCAGCACTACAAGCAAAGATGTTGTAAGCCTTGACTATTCTGCTTGGTTCAACGAGGAGGGCATCTAATGGTAGCAGTATCGGCGGCAGTTACTTTGGCTAATGCTTTTTCGGCAGCAAGTGCTGGTGCTGCTAAAGTTCAACAAAAAATAACTGAAATAAGTAATACTTTGAGCACTAAATGGAATGAATTCAAAAACAAAGTTAAAGAAAATTGGCCAGATGTTTTAACTAAATCATATTGGACTAATGAAGAAGGGACAGGAGTATTTGATTTTAATATTGATTGGGGAGCGTTATTTGCGTGGATTCCAGAAGGAATATTCACTAAGGCATATTGGACTAATGACGAGGGGTCGGGTGTTTTAGACTTCGATATAGATTGGGGCGCATTATTTTCATGGGTCCCAGAAGGAATTTTTACAAAAGCATATTGGAGTAATGATGAAGGTACTGGTGTTTTAGATTTTGATATAGATTGGGGTGCTTTATTTTCATGGGACCCTTCTCCCAATAGTGTTTTTCATGAAGATTATTGGTTTAATGACGAAGGTACAGGAGCATTAGATTTTGATATAGATTGGGGTGCTTTGTTTAGTTGGGTGCCCGATGGCATTTTTACTAAAGATTATTGGACAAATAATGAAGGGACAGGTGTATTAAATTTTGATATAGATTGGGGAGGAATATTCTCATGGGTGCCTACTGGTGTCTTTTCAAAAACATATTGGACAAACAACGAAGGCACAGGTGTATTAGATTTTGATATAGATTGGGATGGTATTTTTTCTTTTTCTCTACCCGCAATATTAACTAAAGATTATTGGACAAATAATGAAGGCACAGGTGTATTAGATTTTAATATCGATTGGAGTGAAATATGGAGTGGTTTTATTCCAGATTGGTTAGAAGATTTTAGTATAGGAGATAGTATGAATGCTATAGGAGATACTCTTTGGAGCGCTGTAAAAGGCCCTTTAAACGATATGATTGGCGGACTTAATTCATTGGTGGCTTATGATTTACCAGTGATTGGTCCTATACAAGATTTAGAATTATTAAGCGGTATGTTTCCTATCCCTGCATTGGCGGCAGGTGGTGTAGTAACAGGTCCTACTCTTGCTATGATTGGTGAAGCAGGACCAGAAGCCGTAATACCATTAGATAGGTCTGGTTTACAAACTGGTAGTCAAACTTTCAATATGTCATTCAACTTAAGTGGTATGACAGACCGTTCAGATAAAAGACAAATGGCTCGTGAAATCAGTGATTTAATTCAACAAGAATTGAGAAGAACTGTGGGAGCAAATACAACAAGAGGTAGGTTCTAATGGCTTCGACAGGTGTACCCATTCGTTTAGTTAGAAATGATGGTGAACTTATTCCTTTAATGGCTGAAAATATAACTTTTACAGTCGATAGAAGTGTGCCTACTATGTCTATGCCTTTGACTGGAAATACTAGAGTAGGTATGGATTTGAATCGGTCTAAAGCAATGATTGTCGTAACTGGAATATTAACAGACGATGAATCAAATCTTATTCAAACAGGTTCATATTCCAAAGCCACTGTTGATTTTTCTTTTACACAAACAAATGGTCAAACTTGGTATCATAGTGATTTTGCTTCTGATTCTAATTTTACCAGAACGTTAGGCATATATTCCGATGAAGGTAGTAAAAACTTTGTTTTTTATTTAGATAGCAGTGTGTCTATTGGTACGGGAGTAAGTAGCATGGGAGTTGGTAATACAATAGTAAAAGTGCCTGTGGGAGGTGCGTCAAGTGCCAGTGCTATTACTGCTAAATTAGTAACTGCGATTACTCAAACTAGTCATCCTACTGGCTATAGCGCAGGGCAAAGACCGGGTGATTTTTTTACAGCCACACAAGCAAATAGTTCAAGAAATAGTTCTAGTGTAGGAACTAATGCTGTTCTTGAAATTACACATAAAAAAATTGGACCAACAAAGAGTAGTACACCTAACTGGGGAGGAGGATGGGGTGTTGGTAATGAGACTTATTGGAAACATCCTTACATTACTACATTTGCTGGAGGCAGTGAAAATGTAGGAAAATCGGCAGGAGATAAAGCCATGGATTTGTATGGCACATTAAACAATATGAATAACGGTGGTGCTGTTGGGGGTAGTCTTACTTGGATAGCAGGATTATTCGGTGTTGATGATGAAGAAGGTTGGGGTGGGCCGCAAGCCGCTTTAGATAATAAATATGGAGATTATATTATAGGTATTCAAATCCCTTATGATTCTAAAGTTCAAGCGACTACAGGAACAGTCCAACGTAATTTTTTCATGCCCACAGGAGGCTCTCATACAAGACATAGTAAAGGCTCTACAGCAAATGAAAATGAAGTCAGTGTGGATTTTAACCCATATTGGAAAGAAGGAGACTATACTGGAATAAAAGGCACTGTTAAACAATTCCAAATGAGTTATGATGCTGGTGAAACAGTTTATAATTACCAACTATCATTTTTACCAGTTGATTGGATTTTATGAGGTTTTAATATGGTAGTAGTATCAAAGGCAGGGCACGCTCTTGTATTAAATGGTATCAGTGATGGTATTATTATCCCAGATTCTCATTTTTCTCATACAGGTATTCAAAGTGAAAGAGGGGATTTTTCTGGCCCTAGTATAGATAATGTTGCTTTAAACACACAATCAGATACAACTGGTATAGGTAGATTACATACTTTAACTATTGAAGCATGGGTAAAACCAGATTGCGGTGGAGTGGTTCTTAGTAAAGATGGTTTGTTTGAATTAAAAGTAGGACAAGTAGGAGAACCCGGGCCTGCTGTTTTAACTGCTCATATGAATAATCCACATCAAAATAAAACAATTATCGTTGCTAGTGCTATTAAAAATACAGGCACCCCTAGATGGGAAGGTACAGTTTTTCCTCGGCATGGAGTTGATGTACACGGCTCTTACAATAGTGATGCTTCTGCTACAATTGCTACTGGATTAAATATAGGACATAGGGAATTATTACATGTAGTCGGTCTTATCAGTAGCAATAAAGTTGCTTTATTTATTAATGGGACTTTAATGGCTCAAGAATTATTACCGACAGGAGATTTCATGCTTGATTTTTCTAGCAGTGATATATTTATCGGGGGTAAAGGAGGAGAATTTCGTGGAGCAATTGAATCTGTTCATTTATCAAGAGGGTTTGATGCTCAAATTCTTAAACCAGACCCCCCTATAATAAATAATAATACAATTGCTATTTGGAGATTTGAAGAACCTGCTGAAGTCCATAATACTGTTTATCAAAGTGGAGGGGAAACAGCAGCAGCCGATGGTAGCACGAAAACTGTTTCATTGTCAACTGCTGATGCTCAATCTTTAATTGCTACAATTACAGGTAATGCATATGATTCTACTTCTCCTTCCCTTGATTTAACTGCTTCTCCTTACTCTAGTGGTAATTATAAAGTAATGGATTTAGTTAGCGCCCCTGCTAGTCCTACTACAATTTTAGTGCCTCATACTCCTTATAATATTCTATTTAACCCAGATGGTTTAAATTTGAGCACTAAAAAGCCTAATCAAAAACCCCCAGAACGTTTGCGTTTATTAGGAATAAATGGCTCTACTGGTGTAATTAGTGTTGAAAGTATTCATTTAGATTTTTCAATAGCAGGGGCACGTAGAGGGTTATTGCATAGTAAAACAGCAAATGTAGATGACCATTTTGTATTAATTTCTGGAGATTTATTAATTGATGGTGGAACTGGTCAACCTTATCAGCCCCCTCATTATGGTTCACAAGTTATTGATAGAACAGGACAAATGGTAATTGACGAAGGTAACTTTCAATACCATGGTTTAATTTATTCTTCCAGAATGGCTACTACTACAACAGATAGTGATAATCCATATGCTGTCGTCTGGCCTTCTATAGATACAAAATTCCAAATGGGACATACTGGTAGACACACATTATCTATTCAAGAAGGACATCATTATTTACGACAATTACCAACACCGAATAATGAAATTATACACCAAAGCACAGACGCATCTGCTGATATTGCAGAAATTTATTTTGACGCATCCCACAAAGGATTAGAATCTGTTATACCTATTAATAGTAGATTAGATATTTATCGTGAAAGTCTAATATCGCCTGTTAGTAATATTATTAATTCTAGTTGGGCCTTTGGATTAGTCGATAATGGTAAAGCAGAAGGAAGTGGTCGAGAATTATTAGCCATAGGTGGAGTAGGTGCTAAAACTGGAATAGGGCAGACGATATTTGACTATACTCCATTTTTATTGAAAGGTCCTATTGAAGCGCCATCGATGTCGCACGATTTTACTAATTATCGTAAACATCATTTGCGACCAATTACTAAAAGTAGAATTGCTATTTTATCTGTACCTTCTTTAAATGATGCCTCTTTTGTAGGTGCAGGAAATCAAATAGCGCCTTTTGTTCAAATTCATTATAATGCTGTAGATATAACTGGACAAAGCGTAGGCTGTAAAGATAGTGGAGTAGAAATTGATAATGGTGGTGGATATACCGCAGGTACTGCAACTTCTATGCAAGTATCTACTGTGGATATTAGAACAAAATTTGTAGTAGGCGATGCCGTATTTACTTCAAACGGAGATTTACTTGGTGTGATTACTGCTATACCAGATGGTACACATTTTACTATAGGAGCAGGGACTAATGTAGCAGTAGCAGATAATGATAATTTATTTTCAATTAATCCTTTTTTACTAATAGAAAAAACTGTGCCTTCTGCTGATACTGTTTTAAATTCTACTGGGCCTGTAACAGTATACGATGCTATTCTTAATGACTTAGCAGATGCTGCAAAAGATACACAATTATATGCGCCGGGTGGTTTAATTACTTTAGATACTTCAAATTCAGATGGGCAGTTACCCGATGTTGAATTAGAAAGTTTATTTCAATCAGACCCAGAAGAAGGAATCCATAATGAAGACGAATTAAATGAATCTTTAACTCCTCAAAATTATAGTTTGGTTCATCCTAGTGATGTGGCGAAAGCAAATCCTCAACTCATCAATGCAGAACATACTACTATTGCTCATGATGCTGTATTCCATAGACTAGTGATTAATCAACAAAATATAGATTTAATAAATCAGTTAACAGAAAGTGCAAATTATTTTAGAAGAAATTCAAGTATTACAGGTAGTGGCGCAGGCGGTTACGATATAGGCAACACTAGTGCTGCTAGTCATTTAAATGAATCTTTTGATATTATATCTGCTAGAAAAATAGATGGGATGGAAAGTCAGTCTAAGCAGTTTTTGATACACCCTAGCGATAGGGCTCGTTTTTCTCAATTAACTAAATTAAATACTACAAATAGTCGCCCCGAAGAACCAAATATAGTTTCTATTCAATATTTAATGACAAAAACAAGAGCGACTTCTATATCTTCTCAAGAGGGGTCTTCTGATAGACAAGTAGAAATGATATGCACTGGATTAATAGGAGATGCTGGAGCAATAGGTATTGATGTATTAGGTAGTGGGGCACCAGATTCTCATGCTATTAAAGAAGTAATGCCGGGCGCACCTGTTGTAACTGTTACATTAGGAGGACCCGGGCAAGGTGCTGTGAATACTAAACCTACGTATGACCCATCACCATTCACGAGACTGGGTTGGAATACTCGTAAAGATTGCGGGGCTATTATTACTAATATAGCAGCCACTGGAGGCACAGTAGCATGGACTGTCGCTCCTTTAAATAACGCTTCTACAGATTTGGCCAGTTGGGGAACATATTGTTTCCCTAGGGTAGGAAGAATTTATTTAGAAAATGGAGCGCACGCTGCATATAATGCTAAATCGGGTGCTTCTTTCACTATGGATGGCACTGCTTCTGGCCTAGCCTCATCTGGTAAATATATCAAACCAGATGGCACCCCTGCTGATGGATATGCTGAATGGTTAGTTGCTTGTGGTTTAACTGCTAATTCTAAATGTAATTTCAAAGTATTTGTTGATGGTAGTTTTGGAGAAGATACTGTTTGTAATGACGGCTCTACTATTAATGATAGAATGTTTCAAACTATGGACAGTGTCACCCATGATTATCAATTAGGGACACAATATGCTTCTACTCGTTCATTAGTAGAAATACCAATATTCCCAGATTTATTATTTACTAATACAGAAAGATGTATTAATCCGGGACCAGATAACTCATTAAAACTCCATATAGATGCTACATATACAGCACACAATTGGGCACCAAGCCCTGTAGGAAGAAGATGTCCTTCTTATTCGCCTAGAGATAGAACTGCTTTTGGTGTTTCTGGGCATAAAATATCATTACAAAGTTCACTCAAAGGCGCTCATATTACAGGCGACCCTTATCTAAATGGTGGTGATTTACGTTTACCAGTTTCTAATTACTCATTATTTCAAAATAGCACAACAACCCCTACTACATTAGGGGGTAAAAATCTCAGCACTCGTTACTTTAAAGCATTTTTAGCAAATGGAGAATGGGCTACTTATACGACATCTCATTCTGGTGGCTATTTAATTTTAACAAATGGACCAAGCACCGATGTAGGTAAAGATATGTCGGATAATTTCTTAGAAACTGTTGAGCCCGGTATGAGTATTTTTCCGGGACCTTCTTTAATTAATGATAATCTTATGCCTATTAGAGACCACCCAACAGTAGCATCTGCTGCTTATGAAGGCAGGTCTTCGTATTATTATAATAGGTCTAACGTGCAAACCCAAGGCGGAAATATAGATTATGGTTTAAGGCAATATGTATCAGCAATCGAATTGAAAGCAGGCCCTCGTGAGAATCCTCATTTACCTAAAACCAAAAATAAAAGAGCACGCAGCACAGTAGTTTCGTGGACTGCGGGCAGTCATCTTTTGATATTAGATGATGCGTCTGATTTCCCGTTAGGTGGAACTACTCTATTATATTTGAATGGGGCTACTCATCAATTTCAATATAGAGTAGCATATATTGACACCAGTGGAAATGAGCAAACTGCTCATTATAAAGCCGAAGCCGTTACTGGAAATAATATTATTTTATCTTCTGGATTATATAGTGGAAGTTGGAATCCTCCTGTAGGCACAGAAATTTATGTTAAAGATTTCCATAATATTACAGCAAATAAATACCCCGAAGTAATAGAAGAAATACCATTGAGTAATGCTTGGCTTAATCCATATGCTGCTGGTGGTTTGAGAGAAGGAGATACTGTTTGGATGAATATGCATTATACAAATCCGCACGCAGTTGAAGGATTGTTTTGTAAAAGCCATGGAGTATTCGATGAATCAAAAGTGCATACTATGTTTAATGGGGGCGAAGGTCTATTTACTACAACCCCAAGAAGCAGTATTCCTATGGAAAATTTCCTTATTGGTAATACATGTTTAGAAACAGCCAAAAATTTAGTGCAACATATTAACCAAACTGTAACTAAAAACTTTGAAACATTAGGAAGAAAGAAGACTTTTACTGATAATACTTGTGATACTAACCACACTTCTGGTTTATCTGATGGCACAACTACAAGCGTTAGGCATATCACACACACTGCTAATTCTAATATTGTAGCAGGTTTGTTGGTAAGCGGCACAGGCATCCCAGATGGGGCATATATTACTGCAATTAACACTGCTACTTGTTTTACTATAAGTGCAGATACTAGTGCCACAAATACAAATACAACTCTTACTTTTACCACTCCTACACATGCTCCTGTTGCCTTTTTAGACCCATATCAAGCAACAGAAACATTTGCTCGTGTATTACTTTATGATGTATCGCAAGATAGAGAATTTATCGCTATGCAAGATTTACATATGCAAGTGCAAACATCTCCTCAAACACCTAAACTTGGCAGCCCTGCTAGTTACTTAGTATCAGGGCCTGCTGCCTTTGATGGGACTCCAGTTAGTGCTAATTATAGCACAGAAATAGATGTTGCTAATGGTTTCCCGTCACAAGTTAAATCTCATTCTCCTACTGCTGCTTCTGAATATATAGAATCTGCATACACACATAGTGCTCATTGGAACCAATATGCCCCTGTAGGTTTAAGCGCAGGATTTGAACATACAATCAATTCTTTTAGTTGTTTAGGAGATTTTGGTCATGCAAGAGTGAAAGAGTCTGCTTGTTGCCCCGATACTGCTTATTTGACACATGCGTATAGACAAAGCGGTGCTGCTGAGACTTCAGAAACAATTTATTCTACTACTTTTGATACCCCAATGGGAACAAGAGTAATTCCTTCTTTTTTATGTTTGAAAGGAATTCGTAATGAAGCATTAGATTTATCTCAATATGCTGACACTAAGTTGCAATATTTACCTCAATGGACTCAAATGGATTTCGTAAGACGATTGACTGTCGACCTTGGTGAAATTGGGCTAAGAGAAGGAGTAACAGATATAGAAGCAGCCATAAATGAAGTAGTGCGCTTAATTAATCAAGCAGGAGCATTAAAAGGCAGAACACACGCTAGAAGACCTGCTAGTCAATATCCCGGTGAAACAGATAGATTAGATATTGATAACGTTGGTCCTAACCCAGATGTATCTCATTCTGATTCTGATGCATCTGCTCCTCATTTATCTGCTGATTTCTCTGCAACAGGCTCTACTCATGACCCTGCTCCGTTTTGGGAAAATAGTATTAGTTTTGCAAGTCATGATAGAGGTTCTCATATGGGTTATGTAAGAGCCCATGTAGGTAGAGTTGTAGAAGATTCAGATGGAAATGAAGGCTATACTATAGTCATACACAGCACTATACCGGGAGCAAGTGGGCGTAATTTCTGTATATGGTTGGATAATTCTAAAGGACAATCCGCATATAAGCCTCAATTTTTAATTGGCCATGGTGGAAGATTCCGTAATTTCTGGTGTAGACCAGATGAAATGACTTTAGAAAACATGCACCCTGCTCCTATGCCTATCAATAAAGACGGGAGGCCCTTTGCTCCTATTACAACTCTTAAAGAAATATTACCACCAGAAGAATCGACTGATGAATATGTGAATAATTTGTATTTAGGTAAAGGAGTATTAAGCACAGCAGGGGCTTCTAGTGATGGTACAGAAAATGCCAATACTGTAGGTGTAACTGGTAATCACCAAAATACTGTATATGACGAATCTTATGAAACTCAAGGGACAGAATCTGTATTAGTAGAAGGACTGCGTGCAGGTACTCCTGCTTTGGCTCGTATCAATTTTGGAGGTATGGTCATGGCAGGTATTCCCGGTTGGTCACCTAAAGCGGGCCAGTGGGGTTGTGGCCGAACTGGTAATACCCGCTACCTAGCAGCATATGGTCAAACTACTGTTGGGGGTTTTAATTATGTTAAGTATAATTCAAGCACTAATGGACATGTTCCTAGCGATGATTATAAAGATGAAAATATCGGTAATGGTAATTTATATGGAATTAAATTAACTGACCATTTAGGTAGAACTCATATTATTCGTTTTATTTATTCCCAATTTGAAGAATCTTTCACAAACGATTTAACAGAATTACCCCCAACAATCGACCAAGAAATTTGTATTTGGTTTGACGATAGGGATGTAGGACAAGGCGGTTTTACAATTGGCCGACATATGTTAGGCGAAGGTGATGTATGTGCTAAATCTGCTTTAAGTGTAAACGATGAGTTTGTAGGAAATAAATGGGGCCCTTACCCTTCTCCATTCGTAGGATTAGGAGTTACTGCTAGTACAGCATGGGATGCTGCCAATACCAAATTAACTGTAGTATTAGCGGCACCTTATGATACATCTAGTGCTTTAGGTGCTCACCCAGATATATTAGGATATATGGGATTCCCAGATTCTGGTGTCTTACAATATAACGGTAATAGTAAATCTGGTGTTACTTTATCTTATACATCTCGTACCCATAATAATGAAAACGGACCACATGTATTTTATGGAGTGACAGGTAATGGTGCTTTGGCTCATAATCAAGCAGGTAATATTACTTCTCGTATAAATTGGAATACGTTATTAACAGACGAAATTATTGCTGCTGCTGTCGAATTTGCTATTAATATGGATGACCCTAATAGTATTAGTGTTACTAAAACTAGATTTGATTGCACAGAAATGTATGCTGCTGATGGTAAAAAATTAAAAGATTGGGGTTTAACTAAAAATTCTATACGAATAAGAGCGCATAGTAAAACAAGTAGAGTTACTCCTTTAAATTGTTTATTTGAAGCAACTACTGCAAAAGATTGGGGAATCCACGCTAGTACTATTTTAGCAGAACACGGCACTGCTGAAACTAGTGAAACACGTATACCGACAGGGTATTTACCTGCCACTGTATTAAATTTAAAAACAAGATATTATGGAACTAATGCAAATACTGCTACACCTGTTGTAGTAGATAGTGCAAATAATGTTATCGATACTACAGTATGGAAAGATAATTTACGTGGCACTCGTTTTATAGATACGCCCGGAGATTTAATCATACCTAGGATTGACAGCCCTTCTGTCGAAATTGATGGCAGTACACATAGCGCAGGCGAAGTGCAGACTACGAATGGGGATTCATTCTGGCATGTATTAAGACCTACATCAACTGGTGGATTTGGAGAAAGAAAACGTATTTGGTGGAATGAAAAAGAATGGGCATTAGTTACTGGTTCTGTCCAGAGTGGGCCTCGTCATCAGTTCGATTGGCCTACTACAGCAGAACAAGCAATATCTGCTAACTGGGAAACCGAATTAACAGATTTAGGCACTAATGCCGCTTTGGTTTATACTCATACAAATATAGAACATGCTAACGAATTTGATGGACTAAGGTTAACAGGTAATACAGGTGGGGAGCCATTAGTATATTTCCGTGGAGCACGAGATAGTGTTGACCATGAGGTTCCACTATACTTTGGTGGTGGATTTAGTGGTGTAACATTAGATATTAATGATGGCACACAAAATGACTATAGTGATTTCTATACTCACCCATATGCTAATGGTCCAACAGGTAGCACAGGTTTACAAAACATAGGTGAAAAATCTACTTCTTATTGTTTGCTAGATGCACATGCTATGTTGGCTATGTTCCCCGGAACTCCTTATTTAGATGACCATAAAGGACAAAACAATCCTCCATATTTTAATCAAAATTCTATTTTGAGTCATGATATGGCAGGAGGGGCTATGACTCATCCTGACGGAAATACTCGATATGGTGCTGTCGCAAGAGGTAGTAGAAGTGTTAGTAAATACGTCCCAGTTACAGTCCCTAGCCCTATAGTATTGCGGTTTTCACATCCACACGCTCGTTATCATCCTGCTTTATTTTCAGAAGGAGGCTATCAAGATTCAGATACTTATAGTATGTATGTGGTATTTGGTCCCGGACAATCTTTTCCTATGAATAATGCGGTTTCTACTGAACCCCAAGTAGGTATATTCCATGCTCTATCAGGTAATATGTGGTCTTCTACACCACCATATAGTGATTGGACAGGCGGCGGCACTCCTGAATCTACCTATTTACCTAATTTATTAGTTTGTGGAGGAGGAGACCATATAAGTATGGCAGGTTCTTTAGATGTATATTTACCTCCTAGTAATAATCAACAAAGAGGAAATTTAGCAGGGTGGAATTATGAAATGAATTGGGAGCCTGCTCAAGGCATGCCTAATCTTATTACAGAAATTAATTCTGCTACTTCTTCTATCCGCTATGGGTTTGACCAAGGGGCTAACGAAGGAAGATATTATGGTAATCATTTTAAAGCACCTACTACTAATTCAACTTCTCCACCATTTTCGCATCCATTCGATTCTCCTGCTCTTAATTCAGTTCCTGCGAGCACTTCTGTTATACGGACTAGTGGATTTAAATGGCATATGGATGGGGGTTATCATCCCGGTGGACATTGGCTTGATAATTGTGTATTGAAAAATACATATCAACCTATAGCCAATGCCCCTATTCCTAATAAATTCACTTCTGGAAGCAGTCCCGGTGACAAAGGCACCCCTTATCCTGCTGCTTTTAGAGTAGGCTCACTTTTAACAGCAGCATATATGAATAGTGATTCTGCACAAGCGGCAAGTGGAGATACTACTGGTAACGATGTAATTTTAATTGATGCTACCCGTTGCCAAAACGCAGAAGAATTAGCCACAGTTATATCTTGCGCTATTAATGAATTTCCCGGAAAGGCAGGATTAAAATCATTAGGAGGTACATTTTTACCTTCATTCCAAAATAGTCATAAACAAGATAAATATGGGTGGGTTCCACTTCTTGGAGAAAATGCTAGTTACACCGAAGGGACTTCTATACCTAATGGTCATGTAACTATAACTAACCCTAATGGAGGAGGTTCGACTGTTATGCCTCCTATACCACGTTATGGTTGGATTAGAACTGTTAGAGGAGGAAACCATGGTCCTATAGTCGGAGATTATAGTGCAGGGGCAACAGGAACTTTTGCTCCATATGTTGCTGTAGATTCTACTACTACAGCAGGAGACCTCAAATTTATTCTTGGAGCAAATGGTGGAGGGCATATGAAATTTTGTGACCCTATTAGCACAACAGCCACTCCTCCATATGTTACTGCCGCTACATTAAACGCTGAATTAGACCATGGTGTATATGTTTGGTCTAAAACTGGTAATTGGATTTACAACAATGGTAGACCTACTGGTAGAATGTCTAAGAATGCAGATACTAGTAGTGCTATCAACGCTAATAGCCAAGACCATATGTGTCATGTTCATTTTAATGGTCTCACTGATGCAATAGACCGCACTAGACCTATTGGGGCAATAGGCTGGCATGGAGAAAGATATTCTTATTTAAATAGTTTAATTTTAGATAACGGAGCGCCTGTAGCAGGCACTGCTGTATATTCAGCAGGATTAGGAGCATGGTATAGTGAGTTAGGTTTTTCTCCTTATGGTTCTATGACAACTTGTAATTCTATAGCAAGTAAAGTATCAAGAAATGATAATCAACAACTTTTCCCTGCACAATGTCCTAGTGGTTTAAGTTCTCGACATTTAATAGCCGTAACATATGAATCAGAAATGGCTATAGTAGCCAAGGCTATGCAAGATGGTCAAGTGTGTGGTGGAGATTGGTTGTATAAAGCACAAGCAGTTGGAACAGGTACAACTTCTGCTGTTACCCCTCCTAACACAACCGCAGGCACACGTAAATGGAGTCCTAATATTCAAAATCTTTCTCGATATACTGCTCCTGCTACAGGAGGACCTAATGTTGAGGCTCAATTCATTAAAGACCAAATCCAACCTTATCAAGCAGGAGTAATAACTGGTCTTACTATCACTAGTGGAGGAAGTGGGTATAGTGCTGGCACTGCTGATTTAACTGGTGGTTCTGGAAGTGGAGCATCTATTACTTATACAGTAAATTCTGGTGCTGTTAACGCTATCACGGCTATCGCATCCGCAGGGACAGGTTATCAGATAGGTGATGTGTTAACAGTCGGTGGCGGTGGAGGTAATGCTACAGTTACTGTAAGCGCTGGTACAGGTTATTGGTCTTCTGAAGTTACCACTACTGCTCATTTATTGCATCCTGTAATTAGTGCAGATGGTGGAGCATCTGAAGGAGTGTTATCTACTCCTTGCGCTTCTCCTACAGGCGATTTATTTTGGGAAGAATCTACTGTTGTAGGTAATAGGTTTCATGTAGATGACAATAATTATCGAGTAAAATGCACTGAAAATACTGATGCTAATTTTAATGCTGTCGAAGATGATACAGACCCTTGGGGATATTGGAAAGATAAATCAGCAGGGCGTAATTTCAATGTTGAACATATTGTTTGGAAAAGAATGGATGGCGGAAATCTTACTATGCCTGCTTCTAATGCTCGTGGTTTAGGAGCAGTGCCTTGGTTATGGAGAGGAACTCCCGGATATGCAGGTAGTTACAAAACAGGAGAGACCATTTATGGTAATTGTAGATTTAGTTTTGAAACTACTAATTCGGCAATGTTCCCAATTATACAAGCACAAGAGTTAAGCCATCCTCAATTGGCTGAACAACATCCTTTTGAATTAAGAAATATTTTGATGATACCTAATGAAGATTTACAATTTGAATCTATGGAAGTAATAGATGATACAGGCCAAACCCACACAATAGAAGGTGGGTCTCCATTAGGTACAATTATTCGTGACTTTGAAAAAATTAGCGATAGAGGCTCAGAAGGTTTGTCTCCGTCTTTAGCAAATAGTGGATTAGCACCTAATATGAAAATTCAACTACCTCATCCAGATGCTATTCCGGGCAACATAGTAGTTCGTTCTGGATTCGATAGAATACAATCATACCAAAATGAAACAATTGGTAGTGGAGGTATGATGCATCCTGCTCAACCAGAACAAGGGGTCAAAGACATGTTTGCAGAACCAGATAGTGCACTTGGTCCAAGGACGTGGCCTACATGGGAAAATAAAGGATGGGAACATATTTCTCAAGATGCAGATGATGTTAGTATAGAAGCAGGTAAAACTAGATTATCTTTCCCAGACACCCATAGTCAAGGCTGGCCGAATCATACTAATGATAATCCTTTAGAAACAGCATATGAACAACACGATAGAACTCTATATTTCCATATTACTAAAATGGGTCACACTAGTACAAGCAGAGAGCCTACTTGTATTAGCACCAGCACTGGTATGGTAGAAAGTCAAACTATTACTTATTCAAGTCATAATGCTTCTGCGGGCACATTAACTGCTAGTGCTACTATTAATGCTAATATATTCAAAGCAGAGACAGGAACTTCTGATAGTAGATATTTTGCTCGTGTAGAAGATAGCACAGGGCAAGGTGCTGTATTTTCTTTTACTAATACGAGCAGTGCTAATTTTACAGGTGTTAAATTTGAGCCAAACTTTGAAACATTTATAGCAGGTAAAACAGGATTAACTATCAAGCCTTCTTATTATGTACCTGCTGGTTCTACTAGATTTTTTGCTGCTAGAAGATTAAGAGACCACTGTGAAATTTCTGGTAATAGTCCAGATATGAGAAAATTACCATGGCATACAATCATTAATGACGCTGCTGATGCGTTTTCTGCTATAATTGTACCAGAAACCATGATGACTCCTATGCCTATTCCAAGAATGGGCCACCATTATGTGACACCTACTATGTCTTTTATGCCGGGGCATTTTACTCATCCGTTTTATGAAAATGCTTTTTCATTACAATTTGGTTGTAGCAATGCTAATGTTTCTCCTGAAGAAGACAAATATACACAAAGCGCTTTAGACCCAGACACAGGAGTACATCCTGTCATTAATAATATATCTACACATAATCCTTTAGTTTGGTTTTCAACTCCTTCTAGTCCTTATCGTCCTAGTGATATACATGGAGGAGCATTTACATTACTTACGGAAACTAAAGTAGCCTACGATGGATATGGAATTGCTGCTTCTAAAGGAGATGCAGGAACAGAAAATGCTACAGGCCGACATATATTATATTTAGAAGCGGCTTCGTCTTATAGTTTAAAATCACATTTCCCCGACCCTATGGAAGTAGGTGCATATCAAATCATAATTCAACCTAATGTGCACAAACAACAATTACAAGGGTTTCATAATAATCATGGCACAGCCACTAAAGGTCCTGATGAAGGAGGGACTAAAGTAGTAGAGTTAACTGGTCAACAAGTCAATTTGGTAGTAGGTATTTCCCATGACCCGGGAGGCACTGTGAACCCAGATGGTAGTATAGCCTTATTGTTAGCAGAAGCAACCATGGCTGATACTCGTGGGTGTGAAATTTTTATCAACGAAGTCATGTTAGATTTCAGTCCAGATTCTGGAGAACAATTTACTAATATTCCTCCGTTGGGATTATACAATCCATTAGGTGTAAATGAAAATACATCACCGCCTTTCTCAAGAAAGAGCCTTCCATATAGACCGGGAACTTTTGATAGGGCTACTCCGGGATATACTATTACCGTTCCTTGGTGGGCTATTTTACATAGAGAAAGACCACCAGCGCCCGGCGCTTCTGCTAATACAACTGCTGGATTTAGGCATTTAGAATGGCATAAGCCAGATGATTATTATCAATTTTGTAGAGCGACATATGGGGCAATAGGAGCGCAGATTACTTTAGCGGGTTACCCTTCTTTATATGCAGATACATATGCCCCACATCAAAATTTACGTAGTTTAAATCCTCATTGTAAAGTATTGAGTGCTACATTAGATAGTGGTAGTGGTATTGGAGGAGTAGGCACAATCGTTGTCGACAATAATGAAACATTCCCAGTTTATCCATATTATGGAGAAATATTAGAATACATAGATTACCTTGGAGTTAGACAACGTGCTACATATGCGACTAGAGATGGTCATTTAGGTTCTAATATAACTAATGGTCCTGCTATATTCAAAAATGTAACTGCTCTTACTTTGGATTTTTGGCCTAATATAGTATCAGTCCCTAAAATGAAAGATGGTATTATTAAATTATCAAGACCTTATGATAATTTTGTTACAGGAGATATTTTCACAAAATCTACTAGCAGTGCTATTACTCGTGTATTACCTCAAACATTACATGGTACAAGAGATACTAATAGTCTGCATATGGGAGATGCATATCTATGTTTATGGCACCCTAATTTAGGTAGACCATATACTTTTTATAGTGATAACACAAGTAGAAGTTTCCAAGTATATGCTGCGGTAGATGCTTCTGTAAATAAAAATCCATACAACGCTCCTCCAGAACATTTTGAAACTATACACTATCATGATTTCTTATACAGTATTAGTAAAGGTCCTTTCGGCTTCCATATGGGAGCAACTGACCCCGAAGGAGACGGTACATATGCTGAAATGAAAGGGCTGTTAACAGGTACTATTACGGCAGGTGGTAGTGGACATGCAGCCACAGATGTACTTACTTTAACCGCAGGGACTGGATTCTTAGGCACTTCTGCGACTGTTACAGTTTCTACCGTAAGCACAGGAGCAGTAACTGCGTTTGCTATAACTACAGCAGGGGCAGGATATTCAGTAGGTGACGTTTTATCACAAACAGCCACTACTGGTAGTGGTTCTAGTTTCCAATTAACGATAACTGCTATAGGTTCATTTGATTCAACAAAAGTCCCTCAAGGAGATGCTACTAGACATTACACAGGTTTCTGGCCCGGAGGTAGTCGTGGTGGTCCGGGAGCAAGTAGATTAGATGGTTATGGATATATCAAAGCGGGGTGGGGAGACAATGATTTCGGTATGGATTGTAAACCTTATGCTTTAGATGGGGGTGTTGCTGGTGGTATTGCAAGAAGTACCCACGCTACTTTATTAGCAGCAGGCGATAATATACACGGTAGACAATTTTGTTTTGGATATAGATTTGCTGTAAGACCTCCGTTCAATAGGCCACGTTGGGCATTAAGTGTAAGAGGAATAGATGAAGCAGGCGGTAGCGCCACTAGTCCACATTTATTAGCAGGTTATGGGCATGGTCCTTTTGTTGCTCAAGATAATTTAACAAGCGGGTGGAAAGAAAATGCCCATGCTAATTTAGGCACAACAGATGTAAATTGGAGTGCTACTACTACAGGTATTCTGGAGAGACAGACACAAGCCAGCGCTATGTTACAGAACGACCAATTAGGTAAACAAGTAAGATATAGTGAAGGTAGGCGTATTACTCGACCATTTGGTTGTCCTGTAAGAACAATACGTAATGCTTCTACTATGAGGAAGAAATTCCCGGGCGACAATAGAGGAAAAGATATTGATGAATTAGCCGATGCTCATCGTTTCTATATGATAGATTGGTGGGGTAATACTCGTGGTGAAGATGTGCGTAGATTCCCTGCACGTGGATTTGGTATACGCCCTGCTTGGGACCCACAAGATGTATACACACACGCAGGTAATACTACTAATCCTCAACTCCATGAGACTACTGTTATGTTATATCCTGCTGGTCTTAGTGATTGGTCTAGTGTGGGTGGAGTTGTTGCGGCGACCATCAGTGCAGGTGGTAGTGGATATAGTGCAGCCACAGCAGCAACAACTGGAGGAAGTGGAACAGGCTGCACTGTTACTTATACAATAAGTGGCTCTGCTGTTAATGGTATTACTGCTTTTGCTACAAGAGGAACTGGATATGTAGTAGGCGATGTATTAACTATTTCTGGTGGTGGTGGTAATGCAACAATTACAATAACTACTTTAGATGATTATCCAAGTGAACAACAAGGTAATGCTAATTCTGGTAACCAAGTAGGGCTGTCTCCTTCTGATATGAAAGTAGATTGGTTTAATCCTTTATCTGCACATAGAGTAGGAGATAGAGGGGATGGTAGAGGAGTTAGATGGTCTACTGCATTTAATGAAAATTTATTACAAGAAATTGATGTGCCTGTATTAACTACTGGTCTAGTAGTTTCACATAGCACAGCAGAGCCCCCATTTGGTACAGGATATTTACGGCCTTCAAATGATATATTAGGGGCTAAAGAGTTGCCTCGTGGTATTAGTAGTAGATTAGGTATTGCTGAACATGGTTTATTAAAACCAGAGGCTAATGTTAGTGAAAATGTAGAAACATTAACTGGCACATTTACTAGTGGTGGTGAAACTTTAGCAGACCCATTCTCTCGTGGTGCACCTCGTATTGGTCTTGATGCTGATACAGTCTCTGAATTAAGTGGAGGTCAAGAAATAGACCACATAGGTATATCTACACAAGCCTATAGTTTACACACTGATACAGAAGTAGGACAGAGATTATCTATTAGAGGTGCTATTGATAGTGGAGATGAAAGTGTAACTTTAGATAACTTTGATTTAACATCTTTGTCTTTTGCTACAAATCCTACTAATAGTGTTGTAAGAGTTTCTAATGCGCACGCAATATGGGCTTTAGGTGGAACATATATTTTAGAAGCCAAGAGTTATGCTGGTACATTTAATGATGCTGAATGGGGAGAAGGAAGTGCATCTAGTTCTTCTAACCCATATCAAGATTCTAACCATGACCCTACTACTGGCACAGGAGTTCAAACAAATCGTGCAGATAAAACAATTAGATTCTTAATGAGACCATTCCGTAGATTAGATAATAGGCATATAGAACTATTTAGACCAAAAGGAATGAACACAGGTCCACAAGTAAATAATGATGGTTATCGTGCTACAGCAGGTGGTAAATATGGATTGTTTAATTATGATATGCCTAATGCTCGTAGTGGCACAATCAATCCGACTAACCCTCCTTATCAACCATCTTATACATTCAATACTAGTGGTGTAATTACTTCAACAGGACCAAAAATACCCGGTGCTGATGTATCAACTATGGGCTTAAGCACTACAGTAGGTCGTATTATCATAAGTGAAAATACATTAGAACACTTTAGGTCTGATGCTCCTCGTAGAACAGCCGTTAAAGACGATGGTTCAAGTGCCACTAGAACAGACTATACAGTTCAACCACGACATAGTCAAACATTACATCCGAAAGGTGAATCGGGCACAGATAGTTTTAACACAGGAGACCACAGTGCGGAGTGATAATATGGCTTTAGTAAAAAATACCAATACAGGCAGGTCTGATGCAGACCAACCTAGTGCTATGAAACATATTCGTTCTCCAGTATTTGTTGATAACTGTATACATTATGCTATTTATTCCACAGATTCTACTAGTAAGAAAATGAAAGTTACACCATCCACGGGCGGGGAATTTCAACTAACTCATGACCGTTCTTATCTAACTGTTGAAGAAGAAAGCGCTATCAGATTGGTCCATAATCCTATATCGGGTCACAATTATACAGGAAGTGTGTTTTTCAATGATGGAAAATTGACTAGCACAGCCACTATTCCTTCTATTCTATATGGAGCAGAAGATGACTCTTTACGTCTAGTAGGTAAAGAGTTAGAAAACGCTACTATAGGTTCTCGTTTAATACTAAATAACATGAAAGGTAGGAATTTGTTTGGTATAGGTTTCGATGAGACCCATGTTAGATTAGGACAAGAAATAGATATAGGGTTAAGAACCACAGACCTTGCTTTAAAATTAGCAGAACCTACTATGGCTAAAATATTACCTTCTGTTAACATTTCAGATAAAAATAAAATCTCTACAACTAACGAAGAACGCATAAAACACAGTCGTAAATTTTTATCCCAAGATTTCTATGGTGTTAATTTAGTAACAGCCTTAAGATATGTAGGTAGACATGATGGGCGCATTTTATACAATGACCGTTGGGGTAATTTGTTATATTTACCGTTCCGTTCTGGTGGTAAGGGTAGAACAATGCAAGGTTGGTATTCGTTTGGTAACCAAACTAAAACTTCTGTAGAAAATAGCCCAAATCGAATCACTGTATTAGGTAAACAAAGAGCATTAAACCATCTTGCCCATGTTACTATGGATGACCGCTCTAATCAAACTGTAAAAGATGGAAGTAATATAATAAAAGAAGGTCCTCCGATAAATGACCCTAGTGTTAAAAATTTATCTTCTGCTAGAAGGGTAGCAAGACAAATTTTACGCTCTCATGATGCTATGAAAAATAAAAAAGCACAAACAGGGGTTCCACATTCTTGGGATATTAAAGCAGGGGATGTAGTTAGGTTTGAAGGGACAGCAAGTGGTGCTGAAATAGTTACAATTTCTCGTGCTACCCATCGTTTACAGGAAAAGAAAAGTGATTTTGAATTTTTATCTTTATCTACAGGCGTAGAGGGCGTGTTACAAGGCGTGACTGAAAGCGCTTTGTCTATGGGTGATTTAATGGAAGATAATATAGTGCAATCACAAGAAGAAAATTTCAGTTTCTTTATGGGTATAGAAATTAAGATTAATTTATACATGAGACAAAGAGTTGTCTCTGTTAAAGGGAAAAGGCTTGGTTCTCATAATGGAAGTATTATTGGGCGTAAACGTCAAACTAATTATGCAGCAGAAACTGATAATAATGGAGAAACAATGGGCAGTAGTAAGTCAAAAACAAAAAGAATAAGGGTTGATAAATAATGGCAACAGCAAATAGAATAAAACGATTAATGATAGAAACATTGGCTAATAACATCAATGAAATCACATTAGGATTTGATGGAACTTATGCCACAGGAGATGATGGTGCGGCAGGCAGACCTGCGGTTACAGTCACCCCTACAGTGAGCGTTGTAGATGACAACACTTTGCTTGTAGAGGCTACCTTGGGAGTACAGTATAGTTATGCAGAAGAATTAAAGGAAGTAGCAGTGCAATTTAGAGCAACAGATGGGACCTTCACCCCTGTTGGTAGATACACCATCCGTCCATTGACTAAGACTAATAGCAATGAAGTCCATATACAATTACTTGTAGAGGTGGTCTAATGGCGAATCCGTTATCTGGTCATACAAATCACAACATCACTGGTGGTGTTGATGGATTAGGAGATGGCGACCATATTTTAAGCCCCTCTTTAACTAACTTATACGAAGGAATACATGGTAATGGTATTATTTTACAAAACGATGGTGCTGCTGCTGATGCTAATAGAGGGACCCCTATTGATTTGCCGGGAGCAGTTATCCAATATACTGCTGGTGGAGGTGCTCCATACGAAGGTGTGACCATCAAAGGTGGCTTCTGTGTTCTCGATGGTGTGGTGTATAAATTTGCTAACGGTCCGGGAGGAACATTGAATATTGTATTTGATTCTATAGCAGGACCAATCGCCAATGACCGCACAGGTAATACAAGCACTGGTGGAGGAGGCGCTGCTTTAACTGCTGGTAAAGAATGCCTTTACACCATCTATGTAACTGCGGATAATGGAGGAGGAAGCGCTACAGCACATGTTTGTTATATGCAAAGTAGTGTTATCACAGTTGCTAGTGATTCTTATGCTGATGGTGCTACTGATTACTTAAGTGACCCCCACGGAGATGGAGCATTAAATAATCAACAAAGTGTTGTCTTAGCAGTAGTAAGAGCAGAATATCATTCTGGTAGTGCGGGAACAGATAAGGCGAATGTCATAGAAGTTAATGATAAAAGACACTTTTTAAATGGTGGTCCATATTATTTCCACCCCTTAAAATTAGAATCGGGCTCTGGGCCTGTAGATAGTGCTACTGACCTTGATGCTTTACATGGGGGAGGAGATGAAGCGGGCGCTTTTACAGCCAGTGATTCTGATTTAGGTGCTTTGTGGCTCACCCAAAATGCTAACAATGTGCAGTCAATATATTTTAGTGGGCTAAGAGCAGCCAATGACCGTTTTGCTAGACCAATAGACACGCTAGGAGATGTAGAAGTTATTAGCACTAGTGGTCCTCAAACATTCAAGTTTAATGGTAAAAGGATATGGATAATTACTGCGGGGGCTGGTCTTAATTTAAACCCAAGTGGTAATTTTGAAGAAGGTTATACTGTGGAGGTGCAGGCTATTGGTAATACTGTGACTTTTGATAGTGCTGGAACGTGTAACCAAGCAGTGGCCGCAGGTAGATATGCTAGATTCGTATATACTGGTTCTGCTTGGGTCAAAGTGTTCATGGTGGCTACTCTTTGAGTGATAATAATGGGTAGATTATTAGACAAGTTAAAACATACATGCCCTAAATGTAGGGTTATTGGATTTCCTACTCGTATTATGGGAACTTATGCTAACCATAGTAGAAGTAAAGTATACTTATGGGAATGCGATTCTTGTGACCATATCTGGAAGGACACACAAAAACACCCTAAACCTGTAGAAAACAAAAAGGAACATGCTGTGCTTAGATTAGAGCACTGGAAAACAGTAGCAGAAAAAGAACTAGACTTGTAAATCTAATTTTAGTGATTTATTGATTTGTTTATACCTATTTCTAATTGTAACTTCTGTTACCCCAGAAACTTCTGATATTTCTTTTTGGGTCCTACGTTGATTATTGAGCACGCCTGCGATATACAGCGTTGCTGCACCTACGCTTGGTGGGCTAACTCCAATATCCATTTCTTTCTCCTCTAGTTCTTCACATAACCTAAGAGCAATTAATTCTGTAGATGCACTAACACCTAAATCACTAGCAAATCTACCTAAGTAATCTACCCCACGTAAATGGGGCAATCTGATGCCTAATTTACGTTTGATAACACGCTCTACTCTACCTATTTCTTTTCTGCCACATCTACTAACAGAAGTAATTTCATCTAATGTCCTAGGAACACCACATTGACGACAGGCGATATACAGAGCACTCGCTATTACTAAATCAATAGACCTTCCCCTAGTGATTCTTTCCTCTACTGATTTTTTATAAATGACAGCGCCTGCTTCTCTTACTATTTTAGGTAAAGACATCCTACTTGCCATTCGGTCTAGTTCTGCTAAGGCTACTGCTAGGTTACGTTCTAATGAATTACTCACACGTGCTCGTTTTTGCCATTTACGCATACGATACATTTGTGAACGAGAATGACTAGGTAGGTTTTTGCCACTATAGTCTTTATTCTGCCAACCAATATCTGTAGACAGCCCTTTGTCATGTAATAAAACCGACATAGGTGCACCTGTGCGCTTCTTCTTTTCTGCATCTTCCATGCTGTAAATGCTCCATTCCCCTCTAGGGTCTATCATAGCATCTTGTAATACTAAACCGCAGTCTTGGCATACTATTTCTCCTCTGTCTATATCCTTATCCAGATTGCGACTATCACATTCTGGACACTTTACAGTGTCGGAGGTTTCTACCATTTTACCTACTCCATTCTTTTACTGATGATGTCATCAATACGTAAGATGGAGATGGCTACTTCAGATGAACTACGAATTGCTTGTGTAATAACAGATAGTGGTTCAATGACACCTATTTCGGTCATACTCACAGTGCCACCATTTGTTACATCTACTCCTCTATCTGACATGCCTTGTGCATGGTCATTTCTTAGAGCCAGAATGGTGTCTAATGGGTCATGTCCTGCGTTTTCTGCAATAGTAGCAGGAATAATTTCTAAGGCTTCTGCAAATGCTTCTACAGCCATTTGTTCTCTCCCACCCATGTCTGCTGCTCTTTGTCTCAAATGGTTAGCCATACTGATATACACTGAACCTCCACCAGTTACGACTTTACCGTTCTTATATGCTAAACTGACTACACCTACAGAATCTGCGAATGCTCTTTCAAATTCATCTAGGGTTTGCATAGTCGCTCCCCTTAGAATTAATGTAGACACAGGGCATTGTTCACCTTCGTGCTCTATTATGACATATTTCATGTCTCCAATTTTGTCTTCTCTGATAGATAAGCACTCGCCTACATGCTGTTCACCTAGAGATTCAATGTCATGTGCTACTCCTATGGTAAGAAGGCGAGACAGAGAACCAAGGCTGCTTTCTGCTACTCTCCTAACCACTGCAATATTGGCTTCTGCTAGGAATTTAACTACACGTTCATCTACTCCATCACGAGAAAAGACTACACCACCTTTTGGTAGTATGTTTATCACTTTTTCAGCATTAGCGAATAAAGTCATTTTGCCTGCATCATTATATTCTTTGGCTTCTCTTGCCGATGAAAAATGCACGTTAGTTTTTTCTTCTTTTTTGGGTGTGTTTAAACCTGTGTTAATCAAAATAGCACTAGGTGTAGCGCCATCTTTCAAAGCCACTTGAAACTCTTTGTTTAATACAATACCCGGGAATAATTTAGATTCATCCATGCTTCCTCCAGATTGACAAATTACTCTCACTTTAGAAGCGTCTCCTTCTGCATCTAATACTGCATTGACACATAGTTCAGATGCTTTATCTAAACAGTGTTCTACACTTTTACCTGTCATTGCTGTTTTTGCTACTAAGTTTAAATCTGCACTACCCGAATCTAAATCATTACAATACTCAATTGCCCATTTAGACGCTTGATGATACCCACGACAGATAACATTAGGGTGCAATCCTTTTTGGAATAGTTGTTCACTATTCGCTAATAGTTGTCCACCTAAAACCACTGTGCTAGTTGTGCCATCATAGCATACATTTTCTTGTGTCTTAGCCATTTCAATAATCATTTTTGCTCCGGGATGGGCTACATCTAATTCACGTAGGATGGTCGCACCGTCATTTGTTACAATGACATTACCGTGACCATCTACCATCATCTTGTCCATACCCGCAGGCCCAAGTGTGCTACGCACTGTATCTGCTACAGCCTTAGCCGCACGTATATTGTGCATTTGGGCTTGATTTCTGCCTGTTTGTTGTTGTTCGTCTCTTACTACTACTACTCTTTGTTCTTCACTCATATCCAATCTACCTCTATTTCTACTATTTCCCCTGTTTCTCTGGAGCGTGATTTAATGATGCCTTCTGTATGGCCATGTGTCCATAAGCGATGGACCAATTGGCTGTCTTTTAAACAATATGCCGCCACTTCATTGTAACGGCCTTGTTTCCACATGATGGGCGCATCTACCCCTGCGGCTGTTTTTGTATCTTCTAATGTATGACGAGATAATGTATTCAAGTCATGATAATCTGCACCTGCTTTTCGGCATAGTAATGATGTGTCTACAAGAGACTCCATTTTACCTAGTAAATCCCCTGCTGTCCAACAATCTAATGCATCCCTTAAAACAGGTAAATCAAAGTTGACAATATTATGTCCTATAACTCGGCCACCTTCTTCTATATGCTTTATTAAGTCATCCCCTAATGTTTTGGGGTGTAACTCTTTCAATATTGTGCCTTTAGGCAAAGCCGCAGGGTCAAGTGATTTGTTACAATATATTGTGCCTACTTCTCCATCCCACGTTGTTACCACAGTCGGTTCAAACATGGCTGTTTTATCCCAACCCCCAATTTCATGGGAGTAGTTTGCTGTTTCTATGTCTAATGCTAGTAATTTATTCATTTCTGGTAGTCCTCCTTTAATCTACAGTATATCGATGCTCCTTCCCGAGTGGCATGGAACATATATTCGGAACGGTTGAAATGAGTGAAACAAGAAGTTTGAGATAAATTCCTCTCCTTCCCGTAGAACTCTATTAATTTGCTTTTGCGCACCCAACCTGCTCCTCTCCTGTCATCGAGGTCGAAAGTCTCACACTTTTTGAATGCGTCCTTCCAAGCGGCTTCTTTCTTGCGCCTCTCACTTGCCTTCGACCCAACTTCAACTTCCTCCTCTAACCACACGATTAGGTTTTGGTATAAATCAAATAAAATTTGTTCAGCCATCATGACATGGTCTCCTGTCACGGTCCATACACCTTCTACCATAGCAAGATGTGTTGATAATATGATAGTGTAGTTCATTAACCCGGGTATGAATGACGCAATTACTTCTGCTAACTTAGGGTCCATGTTTCCTACGAGTGTATAATAATCATCTACAGCACCTAACATAGCGCCATCATATGTGTCGTCTTTATTGAATAAAACCCTAGCCACAGATTGCACTATAGTTTCTTTTTCGGGCCTACTCATTTCATTCCATTCAGTGGCTGTAATTTTTGCCAATGAAAAGATACGAGCCAATAGTGCTGTTTCTAAATCACGGAAGTGCTGAACAATGTCATCATATTCTATTGTGACATCGCTTATATCACCCCAAGGTAAGACAGCACGTTCTTCACTAATGGATTGTCTCATATCCATAGTCCAATTACGCCAATATAATAACACACGCTGGAATATACCCTTGTGTAATACATATTCTTTAACTCCGTCTGGGGGATATGTCGTAATCCATAGTGACACTAAAGATTCCAATTCAATTGGGCCATCTTTTGTGTGTTTCTTGAGCACATTCTCCTCACTCCCAATAGGGTTACATGCTGTCTGTAAATATAGAACTGTATTTTGGCTAAACTTGCCGGGCTTTAATAGGATTGAACCTTCATCAAAGTTCAAGGCTTTATGCCCTGCTAATAATCCTTCTTTTTGGATTAAATGTGTTTCAGTCCTGCCCCCTTCTCCTTCTATTTCTTCTCTATCCCAACCACCAATTAAACCTGCATCTGTTCCTTCTGTGTAGGCTTCTGGTTGTAAGCCTAATTCACGAAGTAATTTTGCTATCACTCCCCATGAAATAGATTTCCCAGAACGAGAACCTTGAATCCAAAAGATGTGCACTCTGGGGTCAAGGAAAATTTTGTCCATGGGTATTCTTACGTAGGGGGCAGTTAGTTGTCCTTGTATAAAGAAGAAAGATAAGAAGCCGGGAATGTCGTTATTCTTAGAGACTCGTCTATAGTGGTCTAAATACCCACGAACAATGGGGTATTTTTGCACGGCCTCATATTCCATGTAATGCTTTACCATATCTTTTCACCACTATTTTTATTGTTGTCGGTTCTTAAAGGAAAGTCGATAATTGCCTCTACCAGAGGGCACACCTTAAGACTTGCGTGAACGTTTCTCAACTCGCACAGGTTGTTCACTAGTTAATACCTCAATCAACCGTGCTCTAAGCACGGGCCCTAATCCTCTCACTTCTTTCAATGATTTTTCATGTAACATTTCTTCTATACACCCACATTTTTCTAATAACTTTTCACACATTTCTTGCCCGAACCCGGGTATAGATAATAATAAATCTAAACGGACATCATTTGTAGTAACTCTCCTCAATGCTTTCGCCCCATGTCTGGAAGCAGGCTTTTCCATTTTGTGATATAATTTCGCAATAAACTGGGCCGCTTCACTATGTGTAGGAGCGTAAAATACTTGACATTCAAAGTCAGACATGATGCGAGCAAGTGTTCCTGTGAGTTCGTTTTGAATTTTAGAATAAGTAGCACGAGTGTTTCCATTTTTTTTAATCTGTGCTAAGTGTTTAGCCACAGTCCCATGCACTACTAAGAAAAACCTCTCATAATTGGCATCCATATTATCTAACTGTCTCCATAAATGTCCACTATGGCTCGACTGGAATAAATCTGCAATGCTTTTTGCTTCTACACAGGCGTTACCTAATAGGTAATCTCCTACAGGTAAATTTTGTCTACTAATAGAAATACCTAAACGGTCAGCATTCCTTTCTACAGCGTTGCATAATGGGCCACGTTCATTAGTATCAATAACGATACTCAAAGGCTTCATATATTCACCCCTTGTCCAACAAGTCCATTAATTTCTGTAGTGGCCATAGTAATATTATCAGCATTCCTGCTATCCCTATTGTTAGCAGTGCTGCCGTCAATGATATTACCCATAGAAACACCGTTTGCCATGAATTCACTGTCTCTGGTGGCTCTATCATGTATGACCCCAGTGCCATCATGGAATTGACATTTTCCCATACAGTAGCCCTTCCCATACAAAGTAGCACAAGAAGGATGGTCGTCATATTTATCTGCAATGTATCTTACATGCTTGCGTGTGACATCTGGGTCCCAATCTGCCCACCCTAACGTAGACATGAAACTTATAACTTGGTCTACTGCCTTTTCTTTTTCTTCATCGGACTGTGAATTGCGCCCATTAAACCAACGTAATCTATGTAATAAAAATTGAGCCAAATACACTCTAGGATAGTGGTCTGGGTTCCCCTCTTGACAAGCCACTGCATTTAAGCAGGGTAAGATTTTTACCCCATCCATTTTAGCAGTAGGGATATTCATTTTAGGGGTGTTTCTTTTGAATGGAGTAGCAGTTTGTTCTTTAACTTCTAAGTGAACCCCTAATTCTCCATAAGAAAAGTAACCACGTCTAGGATTGATAGCCAACTCCATAATAGATTCTGGGGTGCCTGTCAATATTTCATTGCTAGTCAAAGGTATGCTCCACAATCCCTTTTTATCATTAAAAGAGTTAGGTATACGAATCATACCTGCGGTGTCGAATGGAACAGCAGGGTCAGAACATGATAAATCTAAATCTGCTTCCCATATATTGAGTAGTCTCCTGCCTGCCTCTTTTATACGTGACACTTCTCTACCATTAGTAGGCATATAGTCTTCTTTTAATTTAATCCAAACATGAAAACCTCCACCACTAAACCATACCCCATGATGGATGTCATGGTCTAATAGATACGTATGTAATGTTTGTATTTGTGATAATGGCACTGCCATATCTACATCTTTTCTTTTTCTAAAATCTTTACAATCAAAATCCATAACAAAATGACGGATTACTGGTGTATTATAATCACACCTATGATGCTTAGGGGGAGTGGTGGCTCTATATCCATACACTGTCATGTATGCATTTGCTAAACCATTTTTACCTGCCCAATATCTTTCTAATTGTGTTCCAGTAGAAACTAATCTTCTGAAACCTTTTGCTCCAGACGCTTGAATATCCAAGACTTCTCTTGGGAAATCCAAACGCAACAAATTCACGCACACATCTCCTGTTCATTTAACAATGCGGCAAATTCTAATATTTCTTGGAGGACTTTTCTAAGTTCTTGTGGTTCTTTTATCAATACTACATTGATATGTATTGTAATGTCAGGCGGACCACCTTGTGTTTTATCGGGGAAAACATTTTCTCCGAAAAATTCATCCAAGGTAGTTTGACGAGACACAAACTTATCCCACGTTCCTTCTTTACCCATAGGTAAAAATTTCACATCTACCACACCACAATTTAGAACACTTTGTAACAAAGTTTCAATCGCTACGCTTAATGCTTCTTTCACAGTATCACCTCGTTATCGCTAGTCCATGCAGGACAATAAGCCATTTGGTCACAGAAGGAACATTTGAACGCATCGCCTACTGTTGGGAAATCTTCCCGTAGGTGTGCTCTTATCAATTTCTCCAGACGTTTTTTCATGGCTTTCATACTTGAAGTCTTACATTCTTCATAGTTCCAATGTGCTCCTTCTCCTCCATTGATGCCACCCATAGGAAAACGCCATCCAAAATGAGTGACTGGAGCATCTAGCCCACGTTCAGCAAGCCATGCCTTCCCTTCTTCTGTTTTTCTTTTTTCATCTAACAAAAATTTGTATACTGATAATTCAATTCTCATACTTGATACTTTATTGCCTTTCCATTTCCCACTCTTTAATTCTAATAAAGCCAGACCTCCGTTTTCATCTTTGAATATACGGTCAACTATACCACATAAATGAACGGGCACTATCACGCCATCTATTTCTATATCTGTGACTACTTCTATCCATAACTCATTTCCTACAGGTAGGAAGTCTTCTCCTCCAGTGGCTATTAATCGTTCCAATTCCCATTCAGCCAATTGACGTATACCATCTAACTCCCCATGCTTATACACAGACGTTCCTGTTGCATCGTCTTCTGGGTGTCTATCTAATTCTTCGGGAGAAGGAAATGCTTTCAAAGTAAGATTCAATGCCTTTTGCATTAAGTCTTCATCTGCTGCTTTTAATATGCCATCTATATGATTAGGCATACGTTCATAAAATCCTTCTAAAGCATTATGTAAATTAACTCCACGTATGTGATAGTCTTGAGTAATCGAAGGCAATCTCTGCATCTTCTCAAATTCGTATTGTTTAGCACACCAATCAAAAGTGCCTAAAGAAGACTTAGTGACTCTGAGAATTTTACCATTGTCTTGTTTAGGTGACCAAGCATAAGTAGAAATATCAGTCGGCTTCAATGGACTCACCTTCCCCTAAGTGCACTAACACTAAAGAGCAATAACCCATTAAGTCATACCAAATATCTATATCTCTTTCCATGCTATCATTGCCACGTTTAAGACGGCTTAGTTTGTCATCAATTCTCACGAACAACTGTTCGATAGGGCTAGAGTTACTAAATATTCTTAATGGGTCTACTACACTATCTCCATATTGTTTGTTTTTCTTACGGACCATGTTTACACATTTCCCGAATACTCTCACTATGCGTTGTTCTGTTGTTTGTTCCTTTTTCTTTTTTCTAAATCCCATTTACTCACCATCCAATAAAACTTGTAACTTTCTTTTAATAGGCTCTACTCCTACTATCAATGTGCCATCTTCTAACTCTAAAGTAGGCACGCTACTTATTGTCATAGGGGCACCATCGTCTGTTAATTTAACCTTAACAATATCTTGTAGGTTGTTATCTTGAATCCATTGTTTTAATTGTTTACAAGGTCCGCACCATTCTGTTGTCCAGATAATCATTACAGTGACCCCCTGTATTTACGGGGGTTACTGCCCATCCCTACACTTTCTGTTGTTCCCATATCTAACCAATCTGTAATTTTTCTTTGTCCGTCATGTAACAATAGGTCTGGGTAAAATTCTAACAGTGTCGTCTGTCTTGTTATTTTACCACCACATTGGCACAGGTATGGTTTATTTTCTTGCTCTTTGTTTCTTAATCTTTTTAGCCATTTCATTTTATCACCTTTCTTTTTGTTTTATATTCTATCATAGAAAGAAATTTATGAGCGTTAATTAAACACTTACCATTATCAAATTCTAAAGTAGGTACTCCCCAATGGTATACACCACTAAGAACTCCTTCATATGAGTAGGTAGAGCCGTTATGATGACTCCATTCAATTATGTATTTTCTACCTGTAAGGTTTTGGAATTTATCCATACCTGCTATTTTTTTAATAGGTTCATTTGTTTTTTGTTTCATTTTATCACCTCTATCTTGAAGTATATTTCATCTGGAAAGTCTTCAAAGTAAAAGAGTGTAGCACCACAAAGCCAACCTATATCATCATCGGCATCACGATACCAGCACCCGCCCATATCTTTGTTTACTTTCTCGACTTTAATTGAATTGGGAAACTCTACATCTGAAAACAATAATCGTATATTCTTTTCAGATTTGCTACCCATTACATTCAATGCTTTATCTATGATAGCAGGCACACCTTCTACAAAAGGTTCAGCCACTAAGTCATTCTTCTCATCATCGAAAACCCAAGTTCCCGCATGTCTGTATAATTCTAGTATTTGTATTTTATTTTTATTCATCATTTTCATTCACCTCTGGTGGTTCTATTGGTATCTCAAATCCACATCTAGGGCATCGTAATAACTTCGGGTCGTCTGTTAGTAAAGACTCTGGTTCGTTATCAATTAGCACTTCTAAACATAGAGCACGCTCCCAAGGTTCACAAATAAATTTCTTTTTCTGTTGTATAGATGTATCTAAAGACCCTCCCCATTGGGTATAGTCGCCTACTACATCTGGTTGTCCGTCTGGATATTTCATTTCATCACCAATTGTTTTTTTGTTGTCGGTTCTTAAAGGGTTAAAAGTATCTCCTTGGAGAGGGTTTTCCGACAGCCCTCTTACTGTCCCATCCCATCGCTTCTTCTAACACAGTTATTTTTGATAGGATTAATTTATTCACAATAGTAGGCCAATCAATAGTAAAACCTGTGAGGTCTTTTTTTGTTTGGAAACTTACCACATTAGTATCGGGTAAATTGTTAGGAGTGCTAGACACAAATACCCAAGGCACACTGTCTCCTTTAGTGAATTTCTCACGGCCTGCTAAATGTTTGTTATAGAAGTGTGCCGCTTTAGCACCGTTAGGCATATGGGATGGGTTGTATGTCTCGGGCTTCTTTCCTAAGCGAGTCCATGAACATACTTCTTCTATGTCTACATCTCCTTTGAGCACCTTAGCCGCTATAGGTCTAACCGCACCAATTACGTCACTCTCATTCTTACCTTCACTGATTAGATTAAACACTACACCTTGCACATGTTTAGAAATAGGAGCAGCATGGCTCGCTTTGTATTCATACCCTGCTACTTTCATTTGGCCTGCTTCTTCTAGTGGCCATGATTTAATACCAAAGTATCTATTCTTTTTAGCCACTGTCCAGTAAGGGAAATAGCATTCTAATTCTACAAACAATTCTGGGGCATTCAGTTCACTCTGCACTTTTTCTGTAAGATGATTAGCAAGTTCAGTCGCTTTATCAAAAGGAACTTGTATCATACTAGAATCAGTGTGACCATATAGCGCTTTGAATCCTTGTTGTTCTGCTTCATTAAGAAGGAAATGAATACTCTCCCTACCTACTGCTGTGATACTACTGGCTATTTCATACGAACTCCATCCGTAACCTGCGCTCGCTGTCGCACCATATAGTGAGGCCATCACACGCTTCACTGCTTTCTGAAAAATATCCCATCCATCTCTTTCTTCATCTGTTTCTGCATTTCTCATATTAGATTTTAATTCATCACGTAATTCAAATAATTCTTCTACAATTTGAGGAAGTAAACCTTTCTCTCTCTGATTCCAGACAGTGCCATTAGGTAAAATGTGCACAGCCTTAGATTGAATTTCTTCCTGTGTGGGTTTGTAATCTAATAGTAATGTCTCCCATGAGAGGTTATGTGATTTTACAATCGAAGGGTATAGTCCTTTGTAATCTACTACTGCTACTCCTTCATACCTACCCGGAGAAGGTGGAGGAATGTATGCTCCTTTTAATGCAGGGTGTTCTCTCTTGTCACGGGTAGGCGCTTTCCATTTTGTTCTTCTGCCTAATAAGCCCCTAAAGAATTTAGTAACTCTATGTGTTGAAGAAAAGGTTACCCCACAGAATTTTTGTAAAGCCAAAAAGAAATCTGTCGCATGTAAACGTTTGTCTATATCACGTAACAATAACACATCTTGCACACAGTAGTCAACATAATCTTTGAATGAAACACTTTCATGTGTGCCTTCCCATATAGTCCAGTCCGATGCGTCTACATCATGCTTGCTCCCTAGACCCAATTCGGTAGCGATAGTATTCAACTTACGATTAGGTAACTGCCCTTTACCACTATCCATCCATACACGCTCAAAGCCACCGCCTAAACTACCACGAGTAGAACTATCAAATACGATACGTCCTAGTATTGGTTGGTCGGTATCGTCATAATACCCTTTAGTTTTAGGGGGTCTACGAACTTGACCAATAGGGGATAGCCTAGTGAAATCAGATTCTAATCTACGGACTAGATGAGGGACATCAAAAAAGTTAGCACCATGTGCTACTAATATGTCTGGGTCACACTCCTCTAAAAATTGTAAGAAGGCTTCTAACAAAGCACCTTCACTACCATACAATCTCATCTCATACCCACCAACATCTTCACACCAATAGGTATCTGTGCAAGGCTTACCTTGTTCTTTAAGCGCTTGCTGTTCTTTATTCCAAGCAAATGTTACAGGGTATTTTAAGATAGAATCGTGCACACAAATAACAGTGGTCATTTCATTCTTAGTCCCTACATACACTGCTTCAATATCGAAGTGCCAAACACGAGGTGCCCAATCTGGAATTTTATTATATGTATCTATAAGATAACGGTCTGCATGATGCACGTCTGCTTCATAGGTGCGATAGAATTCATCACGCATTGACCCTATTTCAGAGGGCTTATGCGCTACAACTTTAACTAAATCTATTGACCCTTCTTTAGGGTCTGGTAATGACTTAGCCTTACAGTCCCATTCCACTCTTGAACCCGGGTATCTATTCAATACATTCTGTATCAAAGGTTTAGATGTAGAAGCAGGAATCCAAAAGTAAGGTTCATATTCTCTAGGGGATATATTATTCTCAACCAATCTACCATCCTTATCACGATACCTTGTATAGAGCCACGCTCTACCATCGTAGTCTGGATAGTATTGGTCGATTATCATTCTTTACACCTACACAATGCTTTCTTTGTTTCGGTAGTATAAATCAAAGTATGAGTCCAATGCCAATAGCCCTTATCTGATATTATGCAATAGATACATTTTGGTCCGTAGGTTTTTTTATCAAAATCTATCATTCCCACCCCTCCTCATAGTCACAGTCGAATACAATCAAACATGCATCACTACCTTCGTGGGTAATTATCATGGGTGCGTCATCTCCCATATACACAGCAAGTTTGCCACTAGGTAATGACTTTAAGTTAATAGGAAAGTTAGCCCCGTATGTAGATGAGGTTTTCTTTTCTACTCCTTTGACATTCTCTAATGGCACAACAGCAAACATCCTACCTTTACTTTTCTTACCTGCTTTAACAATCATTTCTGAATTGTTTGTATAGAAATCAGTAGTATACAATGGGTTTTCACCTAACACTGTGTGTATAGCACTCACTTCTTCTAGGGATGATTTGTCTATCACTGCTGAACAAGTCAAAGGTCTGTCTGCCCATTTGGTCCATAGGTTTTTCTTGGTTTTTTCTAATAGTTTTTCAATAGAACCAACCAATGAATTGGAACTTATGTTACCTGCGCCGGGTAAATGTATTTTGGCTTTACCGCATGTTACATATAACATCTTAGACATACCATCTTGGAGAAGGGTGACTGTATCTTCTTTACCTGTTCTCAAGAATGAGGTCATAGTATTGACATCACTAATAGAGAACGCTCCTTTACTGTCTGTTGTGCAAGGTGTTGTCAATCTAAGATAGTGTGTATAATACCCAATAGATGCCGAGAGTGTAGGTGTTTCCTTATCGCCTGTAATCCTTAAACATAAGTCACCTATATTAGAACCCATAGAGTTGATTAACTTCAATAGGTTCTTTCTATTTACTGTGCACTGAACCATATAACCACCCCCTCATCAAAGGAGGTTGTCTCTTAGTTCTGGCAGACCATACCATATCGGTTCTTTACCCTTAGTCGTGCTAAATATTATACGCTCTTGCCCTTCTAAGGCAGCATTGGTTTTACACTTAAAGAACTCAACAGCATACTGTGTCTCTCCTGTGAGTGAACCATCTGCATCTCTTACCTTTTTCTTACGGAACCATAAGATTTGATGTAAGTAATTACTCGCATGCTTTTCCCAGTCTGGTTTCCATCCACCTGTTTCTTGGTCACGGAATACCTCTGGTTTGATATGAGTCTCCCAAAATACAGAGACTCCATTGGCTACAAGTCTGCGACACAAAGCAGTTAGTTGATGGAAACGGGTAGTTCTAATACCCCAGTTCCATTGATTACCCACTGTCTTACTTGGGTCACTGGCTTCAATACCATCCTTCGCTATACCCATGTCTGTAATTTTCATGTTCACTTTACATACACTATCCCATGAATCTACACTAGTCACCATAAAGTGAGTTAACATTGGTCCATCATAATCTGGTTGCATTTGTTTAACACTTTGCTCTACAGCATACTGCCCCCAATCCATTACACGTTGATGAGTTGCAGGATAATCATACGCTGTCCTGTCATCTGTTTGCATTACATAGGGGTCAATACATCTAATGTGAGGGGTGTTATTCCAATGGGCACTACGACAAGCAGCCGCACCCCCATCAAAATCCAAGACCCACATCATACTTTTCGGTTCATTGTTTAGATGATGCATAAAAGCATCCACTACTGTCCCTGTTTTTGTGGTGTTTTCATGTCCTACTACACCTGCAAATATAGGACGGGATGGTTTATAATCTGCCAACCTATTCATTTCTTCTTCTAAAGATGCGAACTTACCTGTGCTAACTACAGGTATTGCCTCTGCTATGACAGCCTTGTCTTTTACTTCGGCCTTTTTCTCCGCTACCTTTACTTCTTGTTTTTCTTTTTTTACCTTTCCAAATCCGCTCATTTATATCTCCTCATTTATTTATTTCTCCTTTAGGATTACTCATACCACATTGAGGACAACTAGGTATTTTCATACCCTTGTGTAAATCCTCACCTTCGTCATATCCATAATCACAACATGTCAATTTGTATTTTTTCATTCATATCTCCTCAATCAAATTGTCCTAGTCCTGTGTCCCCGCCGCTTTGTCTCCTACGTGCTCTGTTAGGGATAGCATGTATACCAAGCACATTCAGTTTAGGCACATACTTATCTCCTCTAACTTGTAGACCAATACGACCACACAATAACACAGTGCTACGTTCTGCATACTCTGCCCAACCAGAACCATCATTGAATTCAAATGGATGTCCTAGTTCACCTAATGCACCAGAAATCCAACATCTAACTTCTGCTCTTTCATCTCCAAAGGCTTGCTGTAGAGACATGCTAGATATATCCATGCTGTAATTCTTACCTGTTTGGTCCCAGTCTGCTGTTTGTGGTTCAGTGCTCATACGAGCCACGAAACCTTTTGTAATTACTATAGGACCAAAGTGCCCTTCACCATTTGACAATGATTGTTTACCTGCTTCATAGGCTTCTGCTAATTCATCCAATCCTACATAGTGTTCATGGAAGTCATCATTAGTCCAAAACTTATCTGCTCTCAAGTCACGTCTTAGGTCTGGGTCTACAAACTCATCTGTATATGATATGCTGCTTGCCCAATCATCCCATACTTCTACGACATCATCCCAACCTTCTTTTGCATCATCACGTATAGGCTTACCATTAAACTTACATGGCACACCTAGTGTTACAACATCTTCTGGTTTCGCTGCTACACGTAGCATTCTAATCTCATCTTCAAAGTGTCCTTTCTGATTCCCAAGGAAATACAAGTATCTCACTTGGTCATATGCTGGATATGCTTTACCATAATTAGAAGACTCTGCGTTTTGCACAAGCAAACCTAACACACTATCTCCAAAACGGAATGCATTTTGTGGGAGTGTTCCTTCCACTACAGCCTCTCCTGTTTCTACTACACCATTCTTACCTTCCATGACCCATTGTCCTTCTTTAACACGGAACACACCAACAGCACCACTTTCTATCAAAGCGTCTGGATTTTGTGCATAAGCCTTAGCAACTTTAGTTCTGTTAGATTCTCTACGGTCATTCCACTTGGCGGCAATGCCTATGAAATGTCCTACATATTCTACAGTGCTGCTACTGCCTGCTCCTTTGCGTCTAGTTTCCATAAAGAAACCTTCAGACAGGTCAATCAATACATCATCTTCTTCTACAGTCCAGTCATCCATACCGAAATCTTTCACTAGATATGCACTAAATTCTTTTAGCGCTTCATCTAAATCAATACCTACACGGTCTGCATAGGCTTGAAGTCTTTCAGTTACTTCGTCTGGCCACTCTCTATCTTCGTTTTCATACATTTTTATTTTCACCTCATTTGGTTTTTGTTTCCTCAATTACTTTATTTTTGTTGGTTCTTAAAGGAATTTGATTTTTGGGCTAATTTCGCCACAAAATATTCAAAGAAAGAACGGTCATCAGCAGGCCACTCATTGGCCATGCTCATGAACTCGCCCCATGTTAACATGAAGTTGAAGTAATCTTCATCCTCAAGTAAATCTCGGATGCGCCTACGGAGACCATGCAAGATAGAAAATCTATCGTCACCTCTCTCCAACGCTCCATTTAATCTAACAGATACTAATGATAAGTCACCCGCCATCAGCGCCATGCTTGCATCACTTAACTCACTAGACTCACTACGCACCGCACCTTCGATAGATGCCTCTGTGTATTCGGGTAGGCTTTCAAGAATAGATATAGCCTTACGTAGGTCTCCATTACATACTGCTACCAATTGCTCAAGTTTTTCTTTCTTATCACATACTTTCATCCATTCCATTGGTGCTTCTTCTTTCAATATTTCATGGAGGAATAACACACCATCCTCTGGAGTCACTGGCCCAAACTTATAATGTCTACATCTTGATTTGATAGCAGGTTTTAATTTCTCTGGGTGATTTGCAGTGAGTATGAATAATGTGCTCTTGTTAGTGTTCTCAATGATTTGCCTCAAAGCATCTTGTGCGGCAGGGGTAAGTCCATCTGCCTCATCTAATAGTATAACTTTACGACCACCTGTAATAGAGCGAGTGCGTGCTACTTGTTTTAATTCATCACGAATGAAACCAATACCTCTGTCATCACTAGCGTTAGTGACAATAAGATTACCACTTAGGTGTTCACCATGCATCATCTTAGCGATGGCTATAGCGGCTGTTGTTTTACCTGTGCCCGGCCCGCCAGAAAATAATAATGCAGGGGGGTAGCCTTTTTCTTCCCATCCCTTAGCGTCACGTTTCAAATCTGAAACTCCTGCCATGTCTGCTATGGTTTCTGGTCTATACTTCTCTGTCCAATTCATTCTATCACCTCAACATAGTCACGACTTTTAAGACTATAACCACACACTTCACATTCAATATATACTCTAAACACTATATCTCCATTAACCACTATTGGGTCAACTTCGGAAGACCATACATGTCCTCCATGATAACATTCATGTTCTTCATTTTTCATTCCTTCCATGTCATCATACTTCATGCTGTCACCTCATCTAATATAGTTCCACACTTAGGACAATTAATTTCATACACTTTTATTACTTCATATAACCCATTAGAGTTAATGTAATCTTCACAACATTTGTAACTCATGCTGTCACCTCACCTTGTTGACCCTCTGGCATCTTTCCCATAGGTAATCCATAGCCCATTCAATATCTTCTACTGTGCAAATGAGAGGCGCACCGAATGTATCTGTGCCCCCATTGACTTCTTTAAAGTAGTCGTAACCGTTACCTTCAAGTTGAGTGTATTGCATAATACAGATATTCAATGCCTGTATCTTTCCTTTCGATTTAGGGAATCGTTTCATGCTCTCACCTTTAAGGGGTTTTCGCTAAGTAGGGGGGGAGGGGGGGTAGAAAAATTTCCCGTGCGAGGCATATTTATTATTGTGTTCAATTTCGTTTTCATCAATAGTTTTATTGTTGTCGGTTCTTAAAGGATTGAATCAACATAGGTGACATATTCACGGAATGCGGGTATATCATCGTGAGGTGGAGGGTTCATCAAAATATACTCGGCTGCCTTTATTGGTTGTGTAGATGGGAAATAATCAGACCAAGGTTTGAGCATGTCCAGTAATTTAAGCAGGCTCTCCTCATCAGTCACTTGGTTACCCTCGGTTGTCTGTATATCTCGCCTTAGCAGGAAATCTCGTAGGAGGGATTTTGTGGCTGTAGATTTACGTAAACCTATATCAGCACTCACAAATAACCTATGCCCACAAACGTTCCTTACACTGTTTTTCATACTTACTTTCAAATTAAAACATTGAATGAGCATACCTAAAGCAACACGGTCAGATTTGCTTAATTCATTCAAGAGCATGCCTCCACTATATCTGTAAATTGACTAGTATCTCCTCTACCTAATTCTCCATTAATACCTGTAAATTCAAAGTTCAAAAACTTGTATGTTTCGGCCTCTATATTTGTGCAAGTGCCCTCTACTATAATGCCTAATTTCTCTATATCTTCCCAATCTTCTTCTGGGCTCACTCCTCTACGATTGAGTATCAAAATAACATTTGTGCTCGCCTCTGCGTCAAGGGTAAGAGTGTGAATCGGGAAAGAGTCAAACCCGTCTAAAACAGCCAATCTTAAACAAATGAATCCTTCTTTGTCTTTTTTCATTTCTGTAATTAATAGGCGGAATTGGAATGCGTGGTGCACAAGAATCCACCCGTTATTATCTCCGGGTTTGTATGGGCCTCCATCGACAATACGGGCTAGTTCATTATCGTCTAACAAAGACATAATTTGTGTAGCAGATTCATTACCTGTTAATTCCATTGGCTCTATCACTTTCATTCTTTTACCACTACTAGCCCAAAAACGTAGTATGTGAATCCTGTCTTTGTAAGGGAGGTGTATTTTAGATTCATTGTAATATAAGCAATCAGTCACACACCATAATTTATTATTCATAGATTCTACTTCTACAATCCAATCTCCTCTAGGTTTGTAACCATCCCACATTGTTTTGAGACCAATTACCTTAGACCCGTCTCTATTTCTTAAGGTGGCTTTTCTGTTATGGATATATAAAAATCTACGTGGTCCTCTCACTATATCTACAAATGAGTCTTCGGGCATCGTAGTTTTTCCCCACTGTTGATAATGCCCCCCTTTCATAGCACAATCTGGTCTAGGTGTTAGCATGGGTAATGTTTCTGGTGATTTTAATAGTCTGATAACTACCTCAAGAAAAGGGATAGTAGAATAAGCGGCATGTATATCATTTGGTTTAAATTTCATATGAGGCACATGTGACCATGCTAGAGCATATAAAAACGAACCTTGGCTCATAGAAATGGGCCTACTTGTTAGAATAGTAGACCAAAATAATAGTGCTTCTAGTTCATCCATTTGATTGCATAATGTAAGAATATCATGATTGTATAAATCCTTAGCGATAGCCAAGCATTGAGTAATGGTTATGCCAGTAGATGTTATTCCTTCAGATTCGGATGCTAATATTTCTGGTAAAGTTTCATGTCCTAAAGATTGTGAAATAGTATGAGGGTAAACATTTAGTTCCTCAGATAATTTAAGCCGTAAATTTTTGCTACTAATATAAGGGCCACAGAAAAGGAAATCACATAATTCTATAATTTCTTCGTGGTTTTTAGATTCCTCTATCACACCTTTGACAAAATCTTTACGATTCTCAAAATGGGGTTTTTTTATCCATAATTCAGCCGCTAGTTCAGCCACTTTTCTTAATCGCATTTCAACCATCTCGGCTTAGGTTGTGTGCTTACTCCATAATTGTCTTTCAATTTTTTAGCGAATTGTCTAATTGTGACTTTCGCCCCATACTTATTTGCTGTAAAATAAAGACAATCTACCATTGTCCCTTGTAAAGTGCGTGGAGCCTTGCCTGCATATTTATCATACAGAGACAAGGCGTGCTCTATAATATCGGGAGACAAACCTAACGCTTGTCCCATTTTTATTCCTATATGATGTGCATTATCTTTAAAGCCACGGTAAGCATTGGCTTTAACTCTCATTCTTTCGGAATGTCCTTTAACTCTCATTCTTCCTCATCGCCTTCATTTGTAGGTGAATAAAGACAGTATGTTCCTCTCATGTGAGGAGGCACTGGTTCATCGTTTAATGTTGAACCCAACGGAACACAAACAGTAGGGGCTAGATTGCTATCTACCATGTCTACAACTTGTTCACGAGTTAACACTGTATAGATTCCTTCCTCAGTAACCCAACGGAAAAACAAATTATCTCCACCTAGTAAACCGTAGTCTTTCGGGTCAATTCTAATTACAGTATCACATTCACCACAGGGGAACTCCACAAACCATCTTTCCATTTCTATACCTTGTGCATTTTCATCAAGGGCCGCCTGCATTCCTACAGTAACCCACCTAGAATCTTCTAATGGCATGTCGACTAATTTACAATCACAACCTTCTGCGAGACATTCCCATTGTGCTGCTATTGCTTGTTGTCGTAAAAGTTGTTGATATTGTTCTTCTTGTGGATTAAGAGAAGGTAAAACCATCTCTGCGTCTTCTTCTGTAATAACCCAATCTGTCCCATCTAAAGTTAGTAAAACCCTTCTATGCATTTCTCCAGAATCTGGATGCTGTGTAATTTTACGAAGGGCTAAGGAAGTCTCTCCTGTCCTTTCATATTCTAACCCAGAACCACCCGGGGCCCAGATACCCCCTACATTAATACTAGTCAAATGACTAATAGTCCATTCTATATCCTGTTCTGTAGGAACCCATATTTCTTCTTCGCTCATTTTCTCACCTCATATTCTCGGTCACTAGTTCCACCCCATCCACGTTGATGTGCTTTAACCCAAACCACTTTGCCCTGTTCTTTATATCTCTCGGATTTTAGCACTCTGAAATGTCTTCTTACTAAGTGGAACTTCCTCCCGTTGCCCTCTCCCAAGGCAATAGAGTTTACATATCTTTTGACTTCGCCCGTCAATCTAACGACTTGTGTTTTACCCCAAATAGGCTTGCCTTTAAGTTTCCTATTTCGTTTTAATTTATCATGGAACTTTGATTTTGGTTTATCTACAAAACTAACATTGGGTAATTGGATAAAATATAACAAACCTATAATAAAATCTACTATCTCTCTCAAATATTTAGTAGGCCCAGATTTTCTCGGTCTAGGAGGTAACATATTATCCCATGTAGATACTCCTATTTTGTTTGTTGTGACATATCGATATTTGCCATTTGTAATAACTGCTGATATTATCCAATGCCTTTTATTCGGTTGAGGGGGGTCTACCTTATCGTGACCTTCTAAAACATCTGTTTTCACATGAACTGCTTTTGACCCATCGTCTTCTATATCTATTATCACACCTGCGTTTTGGTCTGCTAATCTTTTCATTCCTGTGTAATTATCGACACCAGTGTAAGAGCCTTCTTTAGCATTATATTCACCAGCAAAAAGGACTTTTTTAGACCATTGTTCGTTAGTATACTCATCGAATTCTTGCCCTATACAGGCTGTGACCAATTTGTCACCTATACTTTCTGTGTTTAGATTTGTTAAAAGCCCTTCTTCACCTGTTAGTAAATTACAATATATTTGGTCTCCATGTCCCTTTTCTACATATTCAGCATATTGTTCGTCATCTAATTCATGAATTAAAATACCTTCACATAACTCACCAGAAGATAATGGTAAATTGACATCTAAAAACATAGATTGATATGGTAAATACAAAAATTCAGCATTAATTTTACTAGGTAAACCTGTGTTCAAAATAAGTTGTTTAGTGTCTGGGTCTATTACAAAATTCATAGCCTCTTTGGTGCGTTTGAAATAAGGACAATTAACCCTTCCTTGTAAACGATTTACAAAAGAGGCAGAGGCATGTGTGAATCTTTGTGTAGTTTCAAAAGAAATAGGGCTTTCTAATTGTATGAAATCCTGCCTAAAAGGACCAAACTTACTAGTCATATAGTCTACTGACGCATATTGGTCAAATATACGATATAACAATGAATCGAATAAGAAATCTCTTGGTGGTGTATTAGTTTCTTTATGTAATACTTTGTCCTCATTCATGTCAAATGTAGGCACTGAATCATCTGTTAATTGTATTCTATAATTACTTGCGCTCATGTCCGATTCTATTTCCCATTTCTTAGCATAATTTATCAAATCTGTGATATAAGGAAGATATAAAGATATAGGAAGCATCCATAGTTTCCCACACAACCAAAGTAAATTATGACTCATTTCACGATTGATGTGTTGTTTATATATGTCTTCGTGGTTTCCCATTGTGTCTATAATGGTCCTTAAACCCCCAGTAAACTTATCCCTTGTAAAACAACGGAAAGCATAATTGAAATCATTATCTTCCATGAAGCCTACTTTTTCAAAAGGATTAAGAGTTTCCCACCATTCTCCAAATATACTCCTAAGAAAACTAGGATGAAAACAATCTGGTGAATTAAATTCAATATCAATAAACTTACCATTTATTGTAACGTCATCAATACTCACACGACTAAATTCATTAGAAAGGTAGAAATAAACAACAAATAAATGAAGATAGTCTATGTTATTAAATAAGTTAGTATCTATTAAAGCGTGCGCAATATTATATGGTTTGGGTTTACTTCCAAATTTTAAACCTAGTGAATCCAATATTTTCTTATTGAGTCGTTTACCTCCGTGTATGAGGTTACTATATTCTGTTTGACCCAACATCAATATGTTTAATATCTCACTAGTTGTAAATATAGCCAAACCCTTAGTCGCAAATTTTGTCTGTTGGTGTTTATTTGAGTTAACTAAACAACACAAATCATGATACAATTCTATATTAGGTGGCACATTTTTATTAAACCTTTTTAGTGCCATTCTCATTGTATCTATACTATCGCCTGTAGGTATTTTACCAAAACTAATCATGAATGCTGTGTATAATAACGCACATTCCGCCCTATTTATTTCATTTATCATGAAATTACGTAATTTTGTTTTTTTACCACTTATATTATCCAGAAAGTTATCAAATTCTTGTGGGCTTACAGAAATATCAAACTCCATTTCTATATCATCATAGTTATCTTTTGTTTGGAGTTCTATCATAGTTTGGAATAATTTATCTACAGCAAAGCGTTCTCTTTGCCTGTAAACTTTCTTCTTCTTCTGTTTTTTCTTATACTGATGTGCAATCGCCTTGCGTCTAGCCAATTCCCTTTTGGGGAGTTTGTTAGGTTTACCCATAATATCACACTCACGCTAAGTCGTTTAAGAAATTGTTATAGCCACCATTACGAATCCAAATCATATTACTACAACATAAAGCAGGGTAAATATGGAACTGTTCTAACATAAGAATCATACAATCGTTAGTTATTTTTTTCTTACAGTTAGGACATTGTTGATAATGGTCACATGCATTTAGCACAGCCATGACATGCTGTTCTTTATATGGCCCGCCTTTTACATGCTCTGGAACAGTAAATGATAACGATGTTATATCACAAGTAAGCCCATCTTCTCCTACCCATTTACCATCAGTTAAACTATCTGGTGTGATTTTAAGACCAGAAATGTATATGGTTTCTTCATCGTCTTCACTCATCTTATCACTCATTCAATACTTTTAGCACTTCTGATACAGTAGGAACATCTTCTCCTAACCCTGTGATTCCTGCATCTTTCACATAGGATTTGAAATCGCCCCAATCAGTAATTGCTTCGCCATTTTCTCTAGCGTAGTCTTTCATTGTATTTGTTCCTATAGTGGTCAACAGACTATCGATTTTCTGTAGCCTCTTATTGAAAGTGTTCATCTTCAATGTGTTACCTGTTAACTTACGTCTACCATCTGTCCATTCTGGTTTATGTGTTACTGCGCCTGTCATAACTTGGTATGCATGGAACAATGTTCCTTTATTCTCGGGTTGAACTGCTACCCATGGTTCATTGTAATTTGTCCAACCATGACCGAACAATTCCCACATATGACTACCAATAAGATTACCATCTTTGTTGGGTCTTGGATATGAAATTAAGCCCGCTCTTTCAGATAATGTGATTAGTCTTTCAAATTGAGCATCTTCAAGTCTTACATGTTTCAATGCTTCGACATGTCCTAGTCCTCTTTGTGCATCTACAATTACACTATCGATTGTGCCTGCAAAATCATCCCAATTAACAGGCTCCATCACTCCTCTAGTATGTCTCATAGCCGCAATAGTTCGCTGGCCACCAATAACACCTGCATTGGTGCAAGCATTACGTCTTGCTACTGCTTGTAGTTTGAGTGAACCGCTACCATCTAAAGAGTTATGAATACTGAATCCATAACGCCACATTGAATGCACTTGTTCTTGTAATCCCATCATAGTTTCTGGGGCTAACCAACCACTATCTGCTTCTGCTACAGTAGTCCATTTATCCGATATTACATCAGTGCCATACCCTCTCTTAAAGTGAACTGCTCCACTTACGTCACAATCTAACCTCATTTGTTTACCTCTATCAAAGGCTAACACACTTGCTTGCCAACCATTCAAAGCGGCTCTTTGTAGAATCGGCCTACATAATGTAGGATAAGATAAAGGATAGTATCTATCACTATATGTGCCTAATAATGCACCCGCAGGTTCTCTTGCACTTTTGAAATTAGTATTGAAACCCAAATATACTGCTGAATCCCCTTTAGTGTTATTCACTCTTTGCATACGAGGTGCTGTTTGTATTTTGAGCGGGTTGTTGTCTCCTTCTTGCACAGGCACATAAGCAGGTAAAAGGACTGGTTCAAAATCCCAATCACATATAGTTTCAAATCTACCACCTGTTATCAATGCCCCTCCCCATATATCTTGTGGGATAGGGTCACCATTAGCATCTTCTAACTTAATGATATTAGGTGTATCAAATTTATGAAACGATGGTTTAGAATCATCTAAAGACAATTCTGGTATGTCTTCATTGTTTTCAAAAGCAGACACAATCATAATATCTTTTTCATCTGTCACCAATGGTGCTGAATTTCCCATAAACTGCTTATGGGGATTATATGTTCCTGCTTCTGTTTGTATCGTTTCTAAACTAAATACACTTCTTCCGTCTGTCAAGGCTTCCTGCCTTGTTATCGCTTTTCTAGGCACCCATTGATGTTGACCTCCAGTCTGTGCTTCGTATTGAATCAAAATCCTTTGACCACTAGCATCATCAACTTTACCTATTACAATTATTTTTTCTGTCATCTTTCTCACTTCCTTTATTGTTGTTGGTTCTTAAAGGCTTCCAACTTTGCCTCTACTAATCCAGTAGCATCTAAAGTAGCCATACCAATTGGTATTGCTTCTACTTTGACTAAGGTGTCACCAGCACGAGTAGTCCAAGTCATATCCTTAATGTTCTGAACCACTATCTCGATTGCTTGTTTGTGTTTAGCATATTCATCCTTCCAATGTTTGGCTAACTCTTTATCAGTGTTAATACACTTTTCTTGAGCCTCCACCATCGCTTCCGCAATTCTATTATAAGCCGCTTCTGCTAATGGTCCTACCTTTTCTGGAGGAGCATCAGAGGGCACTATCATCTTGACAAGCATGTCGAGCAGTATGCCTACCTGCAAGCCGGGTGGAACCTTGTGGGGTATTCTTTGACGCACATCTGGGCATCTACGATACCCATGCCCATCCGTCTTACCTCCACTATGCGCTTGTGTGTTTAGCACTACTGTCGTGCCTGTGACTAAATCTTGTATCAATAACTGTGGGTCAGAATAGGTATCACCATTCCTGTCCGCACGAGCCATTTCTTGTTTGTGTATTACTTGTCCTAATTTGGTGAGAACCTTTCCTGCACCATCAGTCCATTCCATTTCTCCTGCTTGTTTCATTCTTCATTCCTCCATTCAAGATATTCTTCTGTCGTCAATACTTTTTCCATGATGGATAACAAAAATCCCGAAGGGTTTCTATCCATCTTACCTACTTCTCTAATGTAATCTATGGTGCTACGCAAATCCTTGACTTCTGCTTCCAGATTTCCATTTGCTTTATCCAGTTCAACTACTCGCTTATGCCAATAATTCATTAAATTCTTACTCATTTTTATCACTCCAATCTACTACTGCAAATGATTTGCAACCTATGATTCTACCATCGTCATCTCTTACAGTATCATTAACCATAAGTAAATCCTTACGTTCAGGGTAAGCATTTGCTACAAGTGCTGATACAATATAGTATACACCTTCTTCATAGTCGGGTAAGTTAGACTCACCATAAACTACTTGCTTTACATCCACAATAGTAGTTGGTTTATAGTCATCCATTAATGGGCTTAGACCCATAGTCATCCATAAATTTAACTTACTATAACATGGTATATTACCTACTACTTTTTGTGATGACTCTAATCTTATTGGCTCATCGCTTTTAGGGATTCTTATCAATACGTTCCCATCATCATCTACTAGGTTAATATCATGTGGTGTCCTATTCACTATCTTCATCTTTCTTCACCTCTGGTATTCCTATTTCCATTTGCTTTACATGTTCAATCATATCAATTATTTTTTGTTTCCTTAGTTTATTATCATAGGTCGCTTTGCCAACACACGCCAACTCTGTATGATGTTTGTCAGCAACGATAACTATACCAGACTGAAGACCAATATCCTTCCAGTCTTTATCTACATACCAAGGGAGGAATGCTTCTGTAGGGGATAATTGTTCTGGTTTTTTGTATTTCAAATGGTCCGTTTTTTCTGTGGATTCCCAAGCCTCTGCATCCCAAGGAGTTACATATTTTAATTCCACGTTTCTATTCTGTTTTGATACTGTGTATATAGGTGAACCACTTACCATCCACTCTATGAGATGGTTAGAATCATGGATTACCTTCTCAACATCTGCATTCAATTTCTTAGCAATATCTAATGCTTGGTTTTGGTCTATGTAATATTTGTCAAATACTTTCCTGTTTGTGAGTCCGCCGTTCTGGACTACGTTGTGTCTCTGAATATGATACACAGGCACCAAACCCGTCCATTTCCCTTTGGTTGAATTACGCCCAAGACTTTGAAATTTCCAACCATTAATTCGGTTCTCTTTACATTTATCTGCTATGAACTGTTGTCTCTCAAGTTTAGTCCTTTCTGTTTGTATTCTATTCCACCATCGTAATTGGTAATGGCCACGGACACCCATCTGTTTTTCAAGGTATACTTTCTTCGCATGGACCGTTCCATCGTATTTTGTGTATGTCTTCATCTCCCATTTCTGATTCCCATCTTCATCACGGTCTGGTTCTGTCCATGTAGATTTTAGCCAACATTTACTTTCAGTTCTGGAACGTTGAATTGCTTTACGGATTTCGTCTAACAAGAATGTTTCATCTAAACATTCTTCAAGCCATTTGTCTGGGTCTTCAAGGTCATTCAATCTCAATACTTGTGCAAGATATTGTTTACCATTATAAGTATAAGATTGAGGTTCTCGCACCTTCCATCCATACCCATACTGTTGCCAACTTACTTTCATAGGTAAAGGGTTACCTTCGTGGTCTGCATAGTAAACTAAAGCATTTTCATATGTTTGGCCATCATGATATAAACAATGATGGTCACCCTTATCGCTCCATCCGCATTCTCCTTTGTATGATTCATATCTAAACATGTAATAACTTAGAGTCTTATACCACCAATCTTCTGTATATGTTTCTGGTTTACTCAACATCCATTTAAGTTGAGCCCCTACTAATGTGGGCTTACCTTCATTTGTCACCCATTTATCATACTGGGGTAAAGAACCCCAGATAGATTCATCCATGTTCGTGCATGAAATGATTCCCTTCCATGTATCACCTGTTGGTGCTGGCCAATCCTTTGTCATATCTCTCCATGAATCTAATTGCTTCCTTACATATTTCATTAAGAAATCTTTGTCTTTCTTTTCATTACCAATCACACGAATTTGTTTAATGTTTTTACCAGTTCTCCAATGTGATTGTGCTGCTAAATTAGAATTGCTATATCTTGGGTCCATCTCTCTAATATAAAGTAATTGACCATTGAACATATCATGTCCACAAGACTTTAATCCTCTCACTGGCACATTCTTTTGACGTATAAGATGCCAGTAGGCTGCCGCTCTACGTGTATATTTGTTATACAAATCTTTAGCACGAGAGAATTTCTCTGGCCCTTTATCATAGAAGGTATCTAACACAGCCGCATCTATTGCCATTAATTCTTTCGCTTGCCTATACCAACCACGTTTTTGTCCTATGCACGTCATCATTTCTGCTATTTTTCTTTCGTCACGAGAAGGCACTATACCCATATCTCGCCATGTAGTCATCGTTTCACGAACATCAGTGCCATACCCATTATGTGATTTATAGTTTATATCTTCTATAGGTATTGCGCTCATCTTCGCTTTTTTCTTTTCTTTTGTTTTCATTTCCATTTGCATTCTTTCACCTCAATTTTCAGAATATTTTAAAGCACGACTTACTAAGTCTGCTTTCTTACCTGCAACAGGTAATCCTCTTTCCACCATCCAATCAACTAACTCTGCTTTCTTCATAGATTCTAATTGCTGTGTTAACAGATGGTTGCCTGCCTCTACTGCTGATAATACTTCACCAGTAGTAATGCGCCCATCTTGCACAGCCTTCCTTAATTGTTCTTGAACCGATACAGGTTCTTCCTCGACAAGATTGAATGTGTTGTTTATGAACTCCTCTATCCTTGTCAACCGTTCATCTGCTACTGCATCTGTTAGTTTATTGGTATCTGCTACTGCATCTGTTAGTTTATTCCATTCCTCTTTAGTAACGACTTTGTAATCACACTCATCATAGTCATCTGCATCGGTTGCTCTCACTAAGATGTTCAAAGCCATGTCATCCATGACATCACATCCGTCTTCCACTAAGTCCTTTACTTTATTTTCAACAAATCCATCTAAATCTAACACGTCATCTGGGTCTACATATTCACCTACAAGGACGGTATCTAAAAGTGAGCCTGCATCTATGTGGTCAGTCCAGTCTACATCTCTTAATGTTCTCTTTACTTCGTAGTTAATGTCTATCCCTTGGTCTTCCCAATCTATATCTTCTATCAAATCATCTACATCTATGTAATTATTTAGTATAACATCCTCCAAAATTGAGTCTGCGTCTATGTGTCTTATGTCTTCAACGACTCCTGCTATGGCTCTACCTAACTCCGCATTCTTATTTGTTAACGTAATTACACGTTCTTCTAGTTCTTTCATCTTAAGCAGCATCTTAAGCATGCTCGTCTCTGTCTGTGTATCATCCTTCATAATAGTTCCACCTTTTCTTCATTCTTTTTATTGTTGTTGGTTCTTAAAGGAATTGGCTTCCTATATAAATAACGGACACCTCTGTGCATACTCACTCACACTCCTCTAATGCTATGCGTAACATCGCAAGCGAAGAACGTCCGTCTAAGAATTGTTGCACTGCTTCTCGTAAACCTGCATGCTGTCTGTCTATTTCTTTACGTAGCATTACAATTAATTCATCAACAGTGTGTTTAGGTTTTCGTTTTTGTTGTTCACCTTTGTAATAATTATGTGTATATGGTTCCTTGGGCCGTTCTCTAAATCTAGTTGCATCAAGTATAGGATTATTATATCCACTACTTTGTAGGTCTTCCCATGTTGTTTCATTCGCAAAATCTATTGCATGGTATTGATGCGACCCTATCTTTCTTATGTGCCCGTCCCTTGTTAGTTCTTCTAAATAGTTCTGACAAGTGGCACCAGTTATACCATACTCTTTTTGCCCCCATACATAAATTTCTTTTTCAGTCATTCCTTTCCAGCCCTTTAATCGCATATGCTCTACAAGTGCTTTCATTCTTTCTTTCTTTGTTGTTCCTTTCTTCATCATTGTTCACCCTTTTTCTTTCTCATCTCCGCTTTCTTTTTTAAATAACATTTACCACAAGTATTCTTTTTATCTTTTTTAGTATACCAATAAGTGCTTGTGTTTCTTCTATTAATATATTCGCCGCATACCTCACATTTACTCATACTATCGCCCAAGGAAACTTTCGTTCTCTTGTATCTTTTTAAGTAATGCGGACACTATACCCGCACGTTGTTCTTGTTCTCCTCCGTCTAACACAGCCTTAACTACTGTTCTCTTTTCTTCTATGATTCTATCGAAGTGCTCATCTATCGTGCCTGCGCAGGATAAATATATAGCATGGACTTTATCACTTTCTTGTCCTATACGTAACACTCTATCTTCTGCCTGTTCTTCCCAAGCAGGAGTCCACTCACGCTCTATGAATACTACTGTGTCGGCTGCTGTTAATGTGATACCTTCCTTGGCCGCTACTGTGGAGCACACTAGAACATCTAAGTCTCCTCTCTGAAATTCCTCTACAATTTCAGCACGCCTAATAGAGGGAGTCTCTCCTGTTATTTTCTCATAAACAAATGGTTCTTTCTCTTGTTCCATGAGTTCACATAACTGGGTAATCACTTCCCTATGATGAGCATACACTACCAATGGTTTGTCTGTTTGGTATCTATACTCACGCATCCATTCTATAGTCGGGCCTACTTTTAATTGACCACAAGTATGTCTTAGGTCTGTAAGCATATTCAATACGAAACCTTTAGGCATACCTCCTCCTGTTTGATAACTCTCATATTTTCTTATCCAATCTAAACGTGCTTGTCTATATTGTTTCCTTGCTTTAGCATCCATAATCACAGGCACAAAGGAACGAGTCTTAGGAGGTAACTCGGAGAGCACTTCACTCTTTAATCTACGAATACAAAAGTCTCTAATCCTTTCATTTAATTCTGTGACATTAGAAGACCCAGAATAATTCCAGCCCCAACCATTATGATATGGGTTACAATATCTTTGTGCAAATTGAAACCAATTGTTGAAATTAGATGGGCGCAATAAATTGAGTGTAGTATAAAATTCAATAGGTCTGTTAGTAATAGCAGTGCCAGATAAACATAGAACTGCTTCGCATGTATTGGCTACATATAATGTGGCTTCTGTTCTTTGTGTATTAGCATCTTTAAGATAATGTGATTCATCTATGATACACGTCTTGACTCCTGCTATGACTAAGTTCTCACATTGTTTATTCATTAACGAATAACTAATCACAACAAAGTCTGTAGGCTCTATGTCTTGTTTACCATTATCTATTACAGAACAAGTAGCATTAGGAATCCATTCTTGTATTTCTTTTAGCCAATTGTATTTGACATTAGCAGGGCATACTACAACTACAGGCCATTGCTCTGGGTGTAAAGATGCATAGGCTAATGATTGTATTGTTTTACCTATACCCATATCATCACCAATTAAACATCTACCCTTTGAATACTCAGCAAAGGCGAGCCCTGCATACTGGAATGGGTAGAGTTCTTTACCTGCTGGTAATACTTTCGATAGCCTCTCTTTATATGAGTTCAACAAATCAATGTCTTCTAGTTCTGGTGCTTGGCTTAACTCTACTCTCTTAATAGCCTCTCCTAGATATTCATCTACTTCTGGAATAGATGCTATAGCATTCGCTAAAGGAGGGTAGAGTTCATCTAACTCTTTGTATAATGTGTGGCCGTGTGATAATGGTATCGACCAATGCAACTTAGTTCCATCAAATTTGAAACTAGGTATACTCTTTACTGCTAACCTAACCTTGTCTCTTAACTCTGCGTTAGGTATAAACGGCCAACGTAATATTAGTTTGTCTTTATTTAATTGAGCATACTTATGTATCTGTTTACTTTGATAACAATAAAACTCATGCTCTTTTGATTCTGAAGTGGAGGAGGGGGGAGGTGGCTTAGAGTCACCGATAAGGGAGGTTGTTTGGCTTCCATACCCCTCCTCCGTTAGAAGCCATGTTGAGAAATCATATCCATGCTTCTTGAGTATATTTACTGCTGTTCTTATTATGTGTTCGTCATCCATAATAGACCAGACTTTATCGTTTTGTTCCCACCTACTTTGTGGGAAAGGTAATGTATTCTTTAATTCGTTTTTCGCCTCTTGATTATAAGGCATGTGTAATGCTATCCTAGGACCATACTTATCTTTGAATCTCATGATACTAATCTTAGGTGCGTCAGCCACAGGCTGTCTGCTAAAATGGTCTAGTGCTTCTGCATCAAACTTAATACCTAACTCACTAGCGAGTATAGGTAATTGTTTGTCGCTATATCTTTTTAATCTCTTAGCCACAAAGATTGATTGTTGGGTAGTTAGATGTGATAGGTGTGACAACTTATTGAAGGCATCGTAATCTGATTTACTATTACAGCCACGCTCGGCCATGCCTTTCACCAGTAGGTGTATCACTTGGTTGTCCATCTACTCACCTTATTGGTTCTTTAGTTTCCATTCAGCAGGGTAACTATATTTATTAACACGCTCAAATTCACTGTTTACATTTAGAACACACGCTAGTTTTTGTATGCTCGGTGTATGTTTAACTCTAACTATGCGCCCGCAAGTTTCATATTCTCTATTCGCTATCGCTGATTGTATTTGTATAGTAGACAGGACTTTATCGCCTAAAGCATCCTTAATCCATTTCTTTAATCTAGCATGTCTTTCGGGTCTAGGCATTATTCTTCCTCTCCCCAGAACCCAATCGGTAGTTCTCGTAACTGCATAGCATAGTATCTAGTCATAGAGTTCTCGTCTACGCAAGATAGTATTATTGAGTGATACCCATCTGCTGCGGCCTCAAGAAATAAATAGTCACGGTCTTGGCAACTATGTAATTCCTGTTTCACTCTGCCTATCATTTTTAGTTCTCTATTGTGTGCTTCAATTTGTAGTTCATTCATTTTTATCTTCTCCATATATTTTATTGTTGTTGGTTCTTAAAGAAATCAATACTCCACATTGTTGTCTCTTGTCTTAAACATAGATGAGGTATCGACACGATAAGCCCCAGTGTTTGTTTCTTCTTGGTTTAGTCTCTCTCTTGACTCTTTAAACTCTTTAACTTGTTGTTGCGCATTAGCGTTCAACTCATCAATGGCTGTTGTATCAACCAATTCATCATAATCCCATTCAATCTCTGGTTCTTCATATACATCCTCTACAGTCATGTCTTTGAATGGACCAGAGTCCCACCACCATGAACCACCATCGTTTTCATCTCCATTATCCTTGATTGAAATTACAGCATTACAGCGCTTGCATTGATATGATACTCTACTCCCGCCATTAAAATCTATATCACTTTCAAGGAATTCTAAGTGGTGTCCTTTCCTTTTACATTCTCTTAGTGCTTCGACAATTACAAGTTTCTCTTGTAGTAGTCTGCCTTCTTCTGTTACCCTTTTCATTTCTTCTTCTATCTGTTTTCTATTCATAGTCATGCCTCCTCATATGTCCAGAGTTCCCACATGGGTAACCCTGTTTGTTCATCTATTGGCCCTATTGTATATGTTACGTAATCGTCTTTCATTTTTAGTCCTCCTTGAATATGATAACACAGGGTATAGGTAAACCTTTCTTTTTAGATGCATTAGATTGTAGTAATATACCCCTGTGTTTGTTTGTGCCATCTAATCCCTCATCTAATACGTGTAACATATCTTGCACTGTTTTACCATCTTCGGGAAAGAACTGAACACATTGTCTACCTTTCACTTCATGTATCTTAATAGTGCCAACATCTGTGAAGTCAATCATGCTGTCACCTCCACACCTTTCCACCAACTAGGAGCAGGTGTTCCCTTCTCCCACTTGGCGAACTGCTTGGAATGGTAGTAGGCTCGGTATGCCTTGACCACATCATCGTCACGATACTCCTCGGGCATAGCCAGTGCGAATGGTGTGAGATATCTTGAATCTGTAAATGGAATTAACCCACATATACAGTGCATATCTATGATAGGGTCGTGACAAGCATGACGCTTACCAAACCTCTTTGTATATTCTTCACACAAAGCAACTGCGTGTCGAACAAGCCATAGAAAATTGGAACGACTGTTACCTGCCCATACTGTGCAAGGGTGATGTTTATGACCACCCTTGTATGGTGTTCCCGCTTTAGTCAACGGCATCTGTTCATCAGTCGCACCGTGGTAACGCAAAGCACTAGCCATCATCTGTGCTGCTTCTACACACATCTTGGGGATGTGTTTGTCACAGTGCATACGTGCTGCTGCTACTGGGTCTAAGTCTAATACGAATATGTTCATTCTGTCACCTCATCACAAGTGCATGTAGATTCTTCATAATCCCACCAAGTATTTTCACATTCATTACAACCCAGTCTGATGTAAAGTATTTCCCAACTATTTAGTTGAAGTATGTGTTTCATGCTGTCACCCCTTTGTCTAAACAACTACCACACATGTTTAGTCTACCTGTTTCTTCTTCTATCTCTCCACCATAATCGGGGTCGAAACTACCACCACAACCATTACATCCGTATTGGTCAAGCACTGCTGAACAGCAATTGAAATCATCTACACATTCAGCGTCTCCAATTGATGTGTCACATACCCAACACACACCGTTGGATATTGCATCATCTAATTCTTCTTTCTTATATTCATATAAGTATGGTATTTCAAACACCTCCCATTTCATTTACAATCATATCTTGTTTGTTCACAAACTCATGGTAAGTCATGTGTCCTGCTATGAATCCACCTGCACCACGCTTGGTGCCAATGAACTCCTCTCCACAAGCAGGGCAATACACACGCACAATCTCTGCTTCAATACAAACTCCTTCTGCTGTCTCTATTGTTTTAATCGTTCCTATATCTTCTTCATTCATCTTCCATCTCTCCTAGTATTTCATTTTCAATATCACTCATTTGATTTAATATTTCTTGAAACAGAAAAGCGTGTGTATCTTGGCCCCAAGATATAAATTTGCGCCTCCGTTTATGCAAGTAGGAATGTAATGCATCCCAACATTCTTCATAAGGTGTCATTTTGTTTCACACTCCACACACAATCTATTTTTCTCCCAGTCTTTACTCATGACTGCTCCGTCTCCATCAACATCATTACCACATTCATCACAGTAAGCGGCTTCATACACTTCTTCTCTTGTGCAGTTAGTCCTCTTACATACGTGACATAACCATGCTTCATCTTGCATACCCTCATTGACCAAAGTAAACATAGTAAAGTCACTACGCTTTTGGTCTACTGGTATTGATTCTAAGTTATCACATCCGTTAGTGTTATCACACAGCACACATAAAAATGGGTCAATCATATCTTCACTCATTCTTCCTCGTCTCCTTTGTTTCTTTTACCTCCGCAATCTTTACTGTAACAGAATCTAAACCCTGCTCTAGTTATGTTTGCGCATCCTCTCTTGTTACATATATTAACTGTAAATCTCATTTACTCATCTCCTAATACCTTTTTCTTTGTCATCTTTCTGTCACCTAGTGTCCAGCGTAATGCATTGATTACTCCTTCCAATCCTTTGAATGCCCTTGCATGAGCCATTCTTTCTTTCTTCTTAAGAGAACTATCTCCTGTCTTGATAGAGTGAAAGTGTTGCTTACGCTCTGCGTGGTCTAGCATTTCTTCTATTTCTTCCCATGTTCTATTGTATGTATATTCTTCAGCCATTTTAATCACCAACTGTTCTGTGTATCATAGTCCATTCTACTTCACATCCCTCGTCACATAATCCACTCTCAACATTCTCATCGCAAGTGGGACATCGCTCAACCATGCTCTCGCAATACAAGTCTAAACATGAATGTTCTACATCATTAAAACCACAACGGTTTATAGCATCTTTTAATTTCTTATTTTCTTCTTGTAACCGCTTGACTTCTGCTAGGAGAAGTGGTGCGTTTCTTGCTAAGTCTTGGTTCGCCTCTGCTACAAGATATAAATCAGGGTCACACGCTTGCATCTGTGCTAAATCATACACCTCTACATTCAAACCAAGCATCTGCTTGTCTTTACACCAAGTAGTGAAAACCATACGCCATTCATCAGCAGGTGTATGTCCTTTGTATTTATCTG